TATAACGGAGGGCTAGTGGTATTAAATAAAAAATATAGAAATCCAAAAACTTATAACGATCTCAAAAATCAACCCGTAAGCAGACTACACGACCAAGATATAATTAACAATTTTTTTAAAGGTAAAATTACAAAACTTCCGACAGCATTTAATTTTTCAAAAAGAATGATAGACTGCGAAGAGCTGAACATAAAAGATGCAAAAATAATACATTTTGTAGGAGAAAACCCTTGGGAAGATTACCCAGAAAAAGAAAAATTTAAACAACTAGAAAAAAGATGGCTTAGTTATGTATAAAAAAGTTTACCTTATAACAACCACAACAGATAAAACAGGAGAGATGTGGAGAAAAGGCTTTCTATTAAATATTGGAATACAAGAAGATCTCCAAGACAAAAACAGCTTATTTCTATTTTGTCATACAGTAGATAGCAAAAGCAAAGAAGGCATTAAAGAATCAGAGTTTGAAGATACTATATTTAATCACTACAAAAACATAAAAAACCTAAACATTCACTGCAGAGACGGATACATATATCTTGCAGAAAAAACTTTTCGAGCGATTTCTTGGATAAGTAAAAATCTTAAATTCGAATATTTACTAAAATGTGATGACAATAAACCTCCGCTTGTTGGGCTAACAACTCCAACAGGCAAAGATTTTTCAGGCGTAGCTATAAGCAGAAAACGAGAAATAGATGAAAAAGGAAGAGGTTGGTGGAATAAACACCACCAAGAGCAGGGACTTACTCCATGCAGGATTTCAAAATTTGAAAAATGGGCAAGACAAAGAAATATAAAAGTAGATGTTGATTACTATGACTCATCGGTGTACTATTCAATATGGAAACCGTATATATTATCCTCGAGTTTTTGCAAGATTATAGCAAAGCATGGCAAAAACTATTCAGACCTTTACTGTAAACACCTAGGGGGATGCGAAGACCATATGATAGGAAAGATCTGGAGAGACTTACAAATAACATATAACTTAACAATTCAATAATGAAAATCAATATCATAGGATGCGGACTCTCAGGAGTAACGGCAGCAATCAAGCTCAAAGAAAAAGGGCACGATGTAGAAATATTTGAAACGCGAAATCACATTGCAGGAAACTGCTATGATCATAAAATAGACGGAGTAACAGTCCATGAGTACGGCTCTCACATCTTCCACACCAGCAACGAAAAGGTATGGGAGTTCCTTAACAGGTATACAAAGTTTAACAACTATAGCCATAAAGTTAGAGCAAACACAAAAGAAGGAAGATTATCAATTCCTTTTAGCAAAAAAACAGCAGAGGAACTGGGCAGAGACTTAAACCCAGAAGAAATCAAAGATTTACTCTTTAAAGAATATTCAGAACGTCACTGGGGAATACCTTGGGAGGAGCTACCAAAATCAATTTCTGGACGAGTTCCAAACAAGAGAGATAACTATGATGATAGATATTTTACTGACAAATATCAAGGGATCCCAGAACAAGGTTATACAAAAATGTTTGAAGCAATGCTTGAAGGAATTAAGGTAAACTTGGGGGTAGATCCAGATGCATGGAAAAATTTAAAAGGCGACCTGATGATATGGACAGGCCGAATATCTCAATATTTTGATATGTGCTACGGACACCTTCCTTACAGATCATTAAGGTTTGAACATACAAAAACAAAAAGAGACCCAAATGAATTCTCCTACGAGCTGGGAGCAGTAATCAATGAATGCAACACCCAACCTTTTAACAGAACAATGGACAGCGCAGTCTATCTAGATGAACGCCCAGAATACACAATACTAACAAGGGACCACCCAGAAGAATATGTCCAAGGTAAAAACGAGCCAATTTACCCTAAGACATTTGGAGAGGGGCCAGAGCTTTACAAAAAATATAAGGAACTATCAAAAACAAAAAAAGATGTCATATTTCTTGGTAGGTTAGCGACTTATAAATACCTAGACATGCACCAAGCAGTCGGAGCAGCCCTCCAAGTTATTAACAAAATAAATTAAGCCTTGCAGTACACCCAAATTGATGCTATAATAACAAAATTATAGCAATTAACAAATTTTTTAAAACCGTAAAAACAGCAGTGTACCATTAAAGCATGGAAGATATAAAAGTCAAAAAAAGAAACGGCAGACTAGAAGACTTTAACGTACAAAAAATTAACGCCAGCGCAGAAAGAGCGTGCGAAGGAATAGAAGAAGTTTCGGCTAGTGAAATAGTGCTAGACGCTCAACTACAACTATTCAATAAAATCACCTCGCAGGAAATAGACGGCGCCTTAATTTTTTCAGCAAGACAGAAGATAGAAAAAGAACCAAACTATTCGTACGCTGCAGCAAGATTACTCTTAAACAATTTATACAAAGAGGTATTCAGGGAGGGCGTTGATTCAGACCTATTCAGCCTTCAATACAAGAAAGCTTTTGTGCAAAACATTAAGAAGATGGTTAAGTCAGAAAAAATTAACCCTGAACTTTTAAAGTTTGACCTTGTACATTTAGCAGAAAATCTCAATTTAGAAAGAGACAAAAAATTTAAATACCTAGGAGCTCAAATTCTTTATGATAGATACCTGATCAGGGAAGATGGCAAAGCCATGGAGTCCCCACAAGCGTTTTGGATGAGGGTAGCAATGGGTTTATCAATTAACGAAAAAGATAAAAACAAAAAAGCAATAGAGTTTTATAATCTAATTAGCGAAATGAGGTATACCCCCTCAACACCAACGCTTTTCAATAGCGGTACAACTCACTCACAATTAAGCTCTTGCTACCTAAATACTTTTGATGACAGTATAGACGGAATTTTCGACGGGGCATGGCAAGAAGCAAGAAAGTCAAAATATGCTGGAGGCCTAGGTCTTGACGTAACTCCGTTTAGATCAACAGGTTCCTATATCAAAGGAACGAACGGAATTTCTAGCGGACTAGTTCCTTGGCTTAAGATTTACAACGACCTTCTTGTGGCAGTTAATCAGGGAGGCAAACGCCCAGGAGCAGGATGTGCATACCTTGAGCCTTGGCACCTAGATTATGAAGAATTCTTAAATCTAAGGAAGAATACGGGAGACGATAGACTGAGGTGTCACGACATGAATACAGCATCGTGGATTCCAGATGAATTCATGAGAAGAGTTCAAAATAATGATGACTGGTACTTCTTTGATCCAAGAGAAGCTGATCTTCACAATTGCTTTGGGGTAGAATTTGATAAAAAATATAACAAGCTAATAAAAATGGCAGAAAGCGGGCAAATCTCAAATTGGAGAAAAACTTCCGCTAAAGATCTTTGGAAAAAAATGCTTAAAGTTCTTTTTGAAACATCTCACCCTTGGAATACATTCAAAGACCCGTGCAATATTCGGTACACCAATCAGCACGAGGGTGTAGTTCATAGCAGCAACCTATGCACAGAGATTACTCTACATACAAAGGCGTCAAAATACAACAAAGGCGAAAAAACAGATGTAGGAGAAACGGCGGTTTGCAACCTTGGATCAGTGAATTTATTAAACCATTTTGACGAAGAATCAAATTCAATCAATTTTACTAAACTAGAAGAAACAATACACACTGCCCTCAGAATTCTTGACAACGTCATAGATCTAAACTTTTACCCAACCAAAGAAGCAGAAAACTCAAACCTAAAAAATAGACCTGTTGGCCTAGGAATGATGGCTCTTCATGACGTTTTACATAAAATGAACATTAAAATTGACAGCAGTGAAGCTGTTGAATTTAGTGACAAACTTTTTGAGTTTTATTCGATGCATGCAATCTATGCAAGCTCTATTTTAGCTACAGAAAGAGGTCAATACGAAACATACAAAGGCTCACTGTGGGATAGAAATTTATTCCCAATCGATTCTTACAATAACCTAATGACTTACAGAGGCAAGAAGGCTGACTCAAAAACAGGCGAGGGTCAAACCCTAGAAGAGTGGGACAGAGTTCGCCAGCATGTTACTGAATTTGGCATGCGTAATTCCAATGTAATGGCTATTGCCCCTACAGCTACAATAGGATATATAAACGGCGTAGAGCAGAGCATTGAGCCTAATTTTTCCGTGCTTTTCGTGTACGAAAATAAAAGCGGAAACTTTTTTATCACAAACGAACACTTTGTTAACGACATGAAAGAAAGGGGATTATGGAATACCGAAATAGCAAATCTAGTAAAGCAGGCAGATGGAGATTTATCACTACTTAACGGTTCAATCCCAGACGACCTAAAAGAAAAGTATAAAACTGCGTTTGATAGAGACATGTTTACACTTATCGAATCAAATGCAGCTAGACAAAAATGGATGGACCAATCTTTAAGTTTTAACCTTTACAATAAATCAACCTCCCTCAAGTATCTTAATGATATTTATATGGATTGCTGGGAAAAAGGCTTAAAAACAACTTATTATTTAAGAAATAGGGCTGCGACTAAAGTTGAAAAATCAACAACAGAAGAATCCACGAACGAACCCTCAGCTTGTAGCATTGAGGCTATGAAAAACGGAGAAGTTTGTGAGAGCTGCCAGTGATATCCTACTGAATAGGTTTAAAGAGGGAATAACAAGATCGTCTCTCATAAGAAAAGATATGATCTTAATAAGATTTGACCCAGAAGAACATTCGGATATCAAAAAAATTAATAAACTAAAAGAGTTTTATAAAAAAACAATAGAAGACTTAATTTACAACGGCAAAGAATATATAAGCATTTCTAGCGATGCCGAAGAGATGATTAGAGTCGCAATAGACCTAGATAAATACGAATCTATACTAAGAAGGATAAATTAGTGTATAATATATTGCAATGAATCTCCACGAATTAAATAGCTTAATACACTCTGCGACCAAAACAGAACTACTGACAAACCTCTCGGCATGGAAAGCAAGCATCAAGAACCTATTAATTACAGGGACAAACGCAGATGAGCATTACTATGAAAATCACATAGGAAGAGAGCTATTTAGGAAGCTATACAATTTCGATCTAGAGTCAGAAATTAAAGATGATTATGATTCTGGATTTAGGCCAATTTCAGTAAAAAAGTGGAACCCGCTTTCAACGATACCTATCGTTGCTTGGTATGATGCAAGTGACTCTTCGACGATCACAAATAACGAATCAAATAAGGTGACCGCATGGGCTGACAAGTCAGGAAACTCCAATGATCTTACGGGGCAAGATAATCCGATTACAGGAGTAAACACTCAAAATTCTTTAAATGTTATCGATCTCGATGGAGATGACTATTTTGAGAGAGATAATTTTTCGACACCTGCAAGCGCAGACCTTCAAGCTTTTATTGTCTGCAAGGTCACGACCGTAGATAACAATGCAGATTCAATTATGTCCATGGATGCGTCTTCAAACGATTGGCAGATAGGTGCGGGCAATCATACTCAATTTAGAGGAATTTTAACTTTTAATGATCAAACTCCTCATGGGTCTACTACCGTTGGGAGTAATGCAGGAATATCGGGATTTCACATATTTTGTGCCGATCTTGATTTTACTGATGATGGGGAATACCAATTGTTCGTTGACGGCGAGACGCTTCCAGGAACTTATGTGCGGAACTACACTAGCGAATTGGCATCAAATGTAGAGTTCTATCTTTTTGCAAATCGGCAGAGAAACAGGTTTCCCGAAGGTGCGGTTGCCGAAGTCATTCTTTTGGACTCAACAAGCGACACTGATCGACAAAAGGTCGAAGGCTACCTCGCACACAAATGGGGCCTTGTATCAGAACTGCCCGTATTGCACCCCTACAAGGATCTTGAGCACAAAACCTTGAATCCTTAATTTTTTTTCTTGCAAATGGTCCCGATATGTGTTAATATCGTTATATAAATATGAGCGATAAAACAGGAGAACTATTAACAAAAAATATAGCTGGAGTAAATAGAATTTTACCCCATAAACACAAATATGCTTGGGATTTATTCATAAAGAGCTGCGCAAACAACTGGATGCCAACAGAAATCTCAATGCAAAACGACATCAAGCAATGGAAGAATAATGAAATCACAGAAGATGAAAAACTCCTCGTCAAAAGATGCCTCGGATTCTTTGCTGGAAGCGAGTCTTTGGTGGGCAATAACCTTTTGCTTTCTGCTTTCAGATATATTACGGATGCTGAATGCCGCCAATACATTTTGCGTCAGGCTTTTGAAGAAAGTCTTCACAACCTTACGGTAGTATATATATGTGACAGCTTAGACCTTGATATAGATGAAGTATTTAATGCCTACGAAACAATTCCAAGTATTAAAGCCAAAGACGATTTCCTCATGGAGATCACTAATGATATTAGCAGGCAAGACTTTAACCCTCACAACAAAGAAGGCAAGCAAGAAATACTTAGAAACTTTTTAACTTATTGGATTGTTTGCGAAGGAACCTTTTTCTTTAGTGGTTTTGCTATGCTTCTAGCTCTAGGGAGGCAAAATAAACTTCAAGGAATTTCTGATCAAATCAAATATACATTACGAGATGAAAGTTCGCATATTGCATTCGGAACATATTTAATCAATACTTTAATTGAACAAAACCCATCTATTTGGACGAAAAAAATACAAGAAGAATTTGTAGAACATATTAAAAAGGCTGTAGACCTAGAGATCGCATATGCAAAAGACGTACTTCCAACTGGAATCTTAGGGCTTAATGCAGATATGTTTATTGATTATATGCATTATATAGGAAACAGAAGACTAGAAGCAATTGGTTTAGATTACCGCTTTCCTAGTGACACAAATCCTTTCCCTTGGTTAGGAGAAGTGGTAGACGTGCAAGCAATGGGCAACTTTTTTGAGAGAAGAGTTAGAGAATATCAGCAGAGTGGAACACTTGAAGACGACTTTTAAAAAAGCAGCGGGCGTTTTAATAACCTGCAATAACTGCGTAGTTTTAACAAAAAGAATTAAAAACTACAAAGGTCAAAAAGTTCCCTATGGGGGTTATTGGTCTCCTTTTGCAGGCATAATCGAAGAAGGAGAAGATCCAAGAGATACGGCAATAAGAGAGCTTAAAGAAGAATCGGGAGTAAAAGCAGAAAAAAAAGATTTAGTTTTCTTAGATGACTTCAGTTCTCCTGAAAGATTTTTTACATTATACGCTTTAGAAGTTAAAGAATTTCCCAAAATTACTCTTTGCGAGGAACATACAGACTTAGGTTATTTTGTTATAGATTCCCTGCAAGAACTGCCACTAGAGTACAAAATAGATCCAGAGATAGCTAAATCTATACAGCGGTATAAAAAAATATTCCCAAAAAAGATTTGAATTTGTATCTTTAAAGGTTAAAATCCCCTTTTATATTATGAAAACTAAACTAGTATCATTAATTGTAGCCCTATTGGGACTAAATATTAACGTCGCTTCAGCCATTAATGGCAACGCAGGAGGAGAGTTTTCCTCTGAGTATCACAGAAGAGGAGCTGTAGTCTCTCAGGACGCTATTCAGGCCCGTATTGGGGCAAATACCGACCTAGGAGGACTGGATGTATCTCTAGACTTCTTTTCCAACCAAGGAACAGAAAGCGGAGCAACAAACTCTAACGAGCTCACCCTGTCAGCAGGAGGCTCCCTGTTTGGAGATAAGATGTCGGCTTATATTGGGGTTTATAATACCGATATGAGCAACGCCGATGCAGTGCTAGAAGGATTCCTTCAGCTTGGGGTAGATGCCCCCTTGAACCCTACTGTTAGGGTCTTTAGAGGAGCTTCCAATAACCTTAATACCTTCGAAGGTCAGCTAAGTCATAGTCTTGACCTAAAGGTTGTTAACCTAGGCTTAACAGGAGTTCTGGGTAATACGGAAACCTCGCAAACGGCAGATTCAACCTATACCTTGGTAACGGGAACAGTATCTAAGGATGTTTCAGAAAATTTCAGTATTTACGCAGACCTCTCGCTGTCTGACACAAATTCCAGAGATTCGGAATTGTTTTGGGGAGCTGGAGTAAGCGTGAAGTTCTAAAAAACTAAATTAATTATTATGAATAAAGTAGTAACAACAATTAAGGCCTCCATCGGCGGTCTATTCGCAGTGTTAACGTCAGTCGTCGGACTCCTTGTGCTTTCGCAAGTTGTGTTTGGCGAAGCAGCAGGAATGAATGTCATCGGAAACCTGCAAAACATCGTAAACGGATTCGTTGGTGAAGGCGCAAGCCTTGCAGGACTGATCACCCTTTTATTGATCGTAGGCCTACTCCAAAAGCAATCTTGTTGCGCCTCGGACGAGGACAAGAAGTAATAACATCTAACCCTCAATAAATTAAGCCGTGTCAGTTATCTGGCGCGGCTTTTTTGTCTAAAAATAGTGTATATACTATATAATATATAATGAAAAAGATTCTCATATTTCTATTCAGTACAGTAAGCTGCATAGCTTCTGATAAACTTTTTTTTAACGATGGAAACAGCTTAGAGGCAGAGATAGTAGAGGCAAACGAAACCCACGTAACAATCAAAAGAGCGGAAGATTTACAACTTTTCAGATTTGAAATATCTTTACTAACAAAAGACACTCAAAAACAAATAGAGCTTTACCACTCAAAAGATAGATATAGCTCGATTCCATCTGTAAAAACTCCATTAGACGACAGAACCTTAAATTCTTATGTAAATTTTATAGACACACTAATAGACAACAACCTAAGAAACAAAAGACTGCAAAAGACAAGGGAAGCTAATGATAATGTATACGTCAGAAGATTATACCTAACAACAATAGGAAGAATCCCAACACAATCAGAACTATTAGAATTTACAAACGACAGAAGTAGAAATAAAAAAGATAAATTAATACAAAAATTATTAAATTCTCAAGGTTACATCAATCACCAAATGAATTGGTGGAGTGATATGCTTAGGATAAAAGATAGAGTCAACGGAACAAATATTAACGTTGGGGCAGTTTACAGAAAATGGCTAAGAGAATCCTTGCAGTCAAAAAAACCTTACGACCAAATAGTTAGAGAGCTTGTGGGTAGTACTGGCAGGCTTTTTGAAACTAACGAAGGAGCGGCGGTAAGCTATTACCTAAGAGATAGAGGGATGCAAGCAGACAATCTATCTCACACCGTAAGGATATTTCTAGGTACGCAACTGCAATGCGCAATGTGCCACAATCATCCTTTTGACAGATGGACACAGAAAGAATTTTACCAAATGACTGCCTTTACAGAAGGAATAGGAAACGTTAGAATTAACGAGCAGAATAAAAAAATAGGACAGTTAAGCAGAGAGATAAGTAAAGACGGAGACGAGAGATCAGGAACCTTTAACAACTGGAGAAATCAAGTTAGGGACTCTTTAATTTTTGGACTAGACAATGAAGGAGAAGGCAAGATGAAATTGCCAAAAGAATACGAAGAGCCCGACGCAAAACCAGGAGACACAGTAATGGCCAAGGCAATCTTTACTCCAAAACCAATACTTAATCATGAGAGCGGAGACACAAAAAGCCGCACGGTCTTTGCAGAATGGATAACAAGCAAAGATAACCCTCGTTTTACAACAATGATTGCCAACAGAGCTTGGAAGCATGTTTTTGGAGCAGGACTTATAGAACCTATTGACACAATGATGGATGACACGCTAGCAAGCAACCAAGAACTAATGAAATACCTAGAGAGGTTAATGGTTAGCGTTAATTACGACCTAAGAGAGTATAAAAGAATCTTACTGAACACAAAACTTTTTCAAAGACAAAGCAAGAAAGAAGACTACAAAAGTTTAGAAGAATATGCTTTTGAAGGGCCGATACTCAGAAGAATGACTGGAGAGCAGCTTTGGGACTCTCTAGTAACACTAGTATATAATGACATAGACGAACCAAATAGGCTTTACCTCCACAACCAACCAGACTACTCAGTTATATTTAATAGATATAACGAAAAAAATGCCACAGACATTTATCAAGACTTTAAAACTCTTGCAGATAAATACCCAAAAGAAAGAAACTTCTTAAAAATAGTCATGCAAGAAGAAGAATCAACCCAAGAAGTTAAAAAAGTAAAAGATAATCGTCTAGTTAGAAGCAGCTACCTTCAATATCCTGCGCCAGGAGGACATTTAATTAGGCAATTCGGAGGGAGTGATAAAGAACAAATAGATAATAGTAACTCTGAAGCCAATACCCCTCAAGTATTAAATCTTCTCAATGGCTTCGTAGAAACAAATATTCTGAATAAGAAAGATGCGGATTTTATTAAACAAATCACGGAAGAAAAAGTAAAAACAAAAAGAATCGAAAGCGTTTTCTTATCAATTCTAGGCAGAAAACCCACAGGAATTGAAGTTCAACAATTAAAAAACATTATTGACAAAAAAGATGGCTTTAAGCATGTCTCATGGATCTTATTAAACAGTCATGAATTTATATTTATACAATAACTTTTACAAGAAAAACAGAACCTTACCGTGTACTATATAAAAGCGGATATAAAAAGAAAAAGAAAGGATACTAATATATGAACGAGCTGAGCAGAAGAAATTTTATGGCAGGAGTCGCCAAGAGTTGCCTAGGGGTAACTGCAATTGTTCACGGTTCAGAGCTATTTGGAATCAGCCCGACCAAGAGGCCACCAACAGCGAAGAGCGTGATCTTTTTGTACATGAATGGAGGAATGACTCATCTAGATACCTTTGACCCTAAACCAGAAAACAAAGATGTTATGGGGGAAACTACGGCTATTAATACATCCGCAGATGGCATTCAGCTAGGTCACTGGCTACCAAAAACAGCCCAACAAATGCACAGCGCTTCATTAGTTCGCTCGCTTAATACCAACCAAGGGGCCCACGAACAGGCTAGATACCTTTTACACACAAGCTATCAAAAAAGAGGAACAATTATCCACCCAACGTTAGGAAGCTGGATCACAAAATTAAGAGGCCCAATGAATAAAAGCCTCCCAGCTAACGTAAAAATTAACGGCGGTAGCGATGTACTAGGAGCAGGATATTTTGAAAGCAAGTATGGCCCGTTGCCACTCGGCAACCCCAATGCAGGAATTCAAAATGTCAAAAAGGCTGGCTATGTAGATCAAGACTTTTACAATGAAAGACTTTCAATTTCTCAAAAATTTAACTCAAGCTTCATGAATAGCTTTCCCCAAAAACAGGTTAGAGCATATACAGACCTGTATGATGACGCAGTTAAATTAATGAAGAGTAAAGACCTTGAGTCCTTCGATTTATCAAAAGAACCCCAAGATCTTAGAGATCAATATGGCGATAACAATTTCGGACAAGGCTGCCTATTAGCAAGAAGGCTTGTAGAAAATAACGTGAGATTCGTAGAAGTCGTTTACGGAGGCTGGGACATGCACAACGACGTGTTTGGCAACATGGAAGATAAAGGTGCTGTTTTAGATAGCGGCCTATCAACCTTACTTATAGACCTAAACAGAAGAGGCTTACTAAAAGAAACAATGGTTGTTGTAGCCAGTGAATTCGGCCGCACACCAGAAGTTAAAGCTGGCAGAGTTGGAAGAGATCACCATCCATCGTCCTTCAGTGCTCTTCTTGCTGGAGGAGGAATAAAGGAAGGTTATGTTCACGGAAAATCTGATAAGCGAGCCCATTATGTTGAAGAAAACGGGGTAGGCATGGACGACCTCAACGCAACAATAGCGTGGGCAATGGGTATAGATATTCATAAAATTACATACTCTCCCAGTGGACGACCTTTTAAGATCGCTCGAGACGGAGAACCAATTATAGATATATTATCATAAAGTAAAGGGTGGCGAGTAATGAAAATAGGATTCTGCTTCCTGCTTTATAAAGGAGTCACCCAACAAAAAGCTTGGCATAGGTTTTTTAAAAATGTAAAAGAAGAAGATTTTGGGATTTATTTCCACTCAAAGGAACCTAAAAAAGCCAATAGACAAAAACTACTTAAAGGTAAAGGCATACCATTTCAGATAAAAACTAACTGGGCAGACGTTAGCTTAGTAGAAGCTTCTATTGAATTATTTAGAGCGGCACTAAAAGACAATTGCGATTACGTGTTTTTACTTTCAGATAAGTGTGTGCCTATTCAGACCTTTAGTTTTATAAAATCTAACATATCAGATAATTGTAGCATAATACATTATGGAATGAATGAGCCCCTATCAGGAACACAAAAAGGATACTTTGACAATAATGAAACCTCAAGAAGATACGAAGAATCAAAAAGCATAAAACATTATGTTAAAAAGAAAGACTTTATAAAGGCAGATCAATGGGTCGGATTAAACAGAGAACACGCAAGCTTACTAACAGAAAACGACCACGCCCTCGAACACTTCAATGACGTTTTCGCCGCAGACGAACATTTTGTAGCGACAGTCCTTAATCAAAAAGGAAAATTAACAAACTGCAAAAACAAAAAAATTACATTCACAGATTGGAGCTCAAAAAAAGAATGGAGGCACCCTAAAACATACTTCAAAGTAAGCTTTTCGGAATTTGGTTTAGCAAAAAGCTCTGGAGCATTTTTCTTGAGGAAAATTCCTTGGATTTCAAATTTTAACATCATAAATAAATTTTATGGCAAATGTACTTTTCGCCTCCCAAGAGGCAAAAAGTATATAGCCTTTATTCATATACCAAAAAATGGTGGATGCAGTATAAAAAAATACCTTAAAAATGATGGAAGATTCCTAAAGCACCACCACCAAACAGCAAAAGAAATAAAAAAACAATTAGGAGAAAACCTATGGAGGGAGACTTTTGTCTTTGCAACAGTAAGAAACCCTTGGTCAAGAGTAGTTTCTGCTTTTACATTCCTTCAGGCAGGAGGACTCCCTCAGTTTCAGGACAAAATAAAAGCAATTGAACTTGGGATAAAAAAAGACACAGACATTAACGAATGGATAAAAGAAAACAAAGAAAACTTTCTAAAAAGCGAACCCTTTGAGGGTACAGCAGGATGGATGCATTTCAAAAAACAAACTTCTTATATAAACGAAGACATAGATAAAATAATTAAACTGGAAGACGAAGAACAAAAAAGAAAACTTTTTAAAAAAACAATTCCCGTCGAAAACAAATCAACAAAAAAAGATTCCAGACCCAAATTAAACAAAGAATCAAAAAAAATAATTAGCAAAGCCTACTCTCAAGACATAAAGGTTTTTGGCTACAGATTTCACGATTAAGACAAAATAAGTGTACAATATATTATGAGTTGCAATACCAAGAAAGTAAAAAATTTCCAGTTCTCAACTACATCCCCGCAGGACCTAGTAACCGTGCCTAGTTCTAAACAGGTAATTGTAAAACACATAAGCGTTACAGATACTAATACAAGCATGGCGACAGACAGAAATGGCAACTGTGTAGACATCATAATTAATGACTCAGACGGAATAGGCGACATCATATATCATCAAGCAGTGGAAGTTCCTTGGGGATCTTCCGTTACCCCACTAATGGGATATATTAATTTAGAAGAATCAGACAAACTCAAGATTCAACCGCATAAAAACACAAGAATAGACGTTTCAATACACTACATAGAAGAAGACGCCTAAAAAAAATGAACCTTATCATAGAAGCGCCGCTATGCGAGCCTCCAAGTGAAATTTCATGCTTCAGAGACATAACGCTTTATGGTAAAACATTTATTTTTGATGATGTTTTACTTGAATGCCCAAAGGGAACTCGATCTATATACTGGAACTGGCTGAAGCGACATGGAGCACACGATTTTATTTCTCAGTTAGTAAAAGAAACTGAAGGGGTTGGTGGATTTAAAATTGCAACAATACAAGGAAACTATATAATAGATAGAATTTGTTGTGAAAACTTACCAAAAATAATAACCACATTAACTAGGTTTCAGAAGTATTTATAGTGTATAATATATTATGTGTACCCCATGGTCATTAAAACAGATAGCGCTACTGTTGGCAATTGCCGCGCTACTACCAGTCTTAGATAAAATTATTTTTTAACCAAATTCTGGGTGAAAAATAAGAGAAATCGCAAGATATCTATCGCTAATCTTGTAGCGGGATATGTTTGCGCACTAATGTTTTTGTTTTTAGTTTTACTAAACATACAGGAAGCTAAAATCGAAGAACTTCAAGAAGTTGATGAAACTTTTGTGATTAAAGATGAAGAAAAAAACAAGGAAGATGGTGTCATTTTTGACGGAATATCTCCAAACAGTGTGTATATTAATGGCAATCGCCCAGAAATCATTTCAACACATCCAAGAGTCATACGAGAGCCAAACGTAATTGTAGATCGCGACATTTCATTACCTAACAGGGATACAGTAATATACGGACACAAACCAAACAGAGACTTGCTTATAGATGAAACGGTTATTAATAAAGAATACATTGGCGACGCTGTGGGACATAACGAAAGCCATATTGGCATTGGGGGCATACATAGGGGTAACCATTATGTTAATGAAGGCAGTAATATACATGGAAGACATAAAGTCAATCGCGACGAACCTGATAGAGATGTTGACATTGGCCTTCTAGACAGAAGACTTGCCGAGCTAGATAAAGAAACAGGCCTATTTGAGGAATTTGTCGAAAAAGACAGACTAAATCGACACGACAAGATTGGATTTCGCGAACATGACGATGATATCGACATGTCAAATATAACTTTAGCCAGAGACAATGAAGCAGAACTCGGGGAGATAGATTTAGATTTTGATAAAAACAACGGCAAAGATTATGGAGTAGGAAAAGGTGGAGAGCTCTATGCGTATAATTATCCTAGTAGGGGCGTTGGCGCAGGAATTGGTTCTTCTGCAATAGGTGCAGGGGCTGGAGGAGGAGCTGGGCTTGGAGCAGGCATAGGAGAAGGAATGCTTAATGGAGAAGCAGTGCCAACCCTAGGCGGCGTAGGAACGGGAACTGCACCTCTAGAAGGGCAGTCAGCAGATGCACCTCCTTCAGGAGGTGTTGGAGGCCTTGTAGGAGGCGCAGGAGCTGGAGGAGCAGCGGGCTTGACACAAGGCTACATTACCGAAAAGCTAGGACTAGGATTGGGCGTAGGACAAGGAGCAGGATATGGAGGAAATGGAGGAAGAGAATACAACTATGACCACCTCCCTAAAAACGGCGCACTTCATATTATGATACATGTAGATGGCAGCGGTAGTATTTTAGCAACAAGAAAGCAGCTCGACATTATGAAAGACACTTTGCTAAAAGAAGCTTTACTTCCCTATTATAACAACGACGAGAACCTATACAATAAAAGAGTTTCAATTATTGATGACTCAGGAGAAAGAAGCCTTCAGTTTTTTAAACAAGCAACAAAAAAAGATAATGTTTTAGCTATTGCATTTCAGGATGAAGCTGCCCCAGACTATCACCTTCCCAACTTTAATAAGAAGCCTCAAGATGCATACAGCTACGACCTCTCTGGACTGAAAAACGGATTAAATGGCTATAACGGCTTATATAGAGGCATAATGTTTCAAGTTGATAGAGGGAGAGTCTTTTCTAAATCTTTCAAGGAGATGGTAGAGTGTGCATGGAACGGAGAAGGCTACCTATCAAAAGAAAATCTTAAAAAATATCATAGAGATAACAATTTATCCAATATTAAAAACAAACAAGGTATAGTTTTTAGTGATGAATATCATGCTAGGTCAGAAGGTAACCCACAATACTATTTAGATTTAATCCTTAAAGCATCAAAAAGAGTTGGTTTAGACCTAGATATTTACGGAGCAGGCCTAAAAGACGGCAAGCATACGAAGAATTGAAGGTAAAAAAGTGTATCCATATATATATGGATATACCCTTAATTAAAACTGGACATTTCTTCGACACAACTGCCAATAACTACAAAGACTGGGTAGTAGGTCCGTTTGTAAAAGAAGAAGAATTTTGCACAAAAAATTTTGAACTTAAATTTCAAAGAGGCGAACAGGGAACCATAAGAAAACCAAAAAAAGTCCTTAATCAAAACGTTCACACACTGGCAATAGCAGTGTATGGATGTATAAGGATGAATTTTGCTAAAGAAGATATATATTTAAAGGAAGAAGGGGACTATATATACTGGAGCCCAGACGCTCCACACGAATTTGAATTTCTAGAAGACTCGTTAGTAATAACATTGAGGTGGAAATCATGATAAGCCACAAACACAAATTTATATTCGTTCATATTCCAAAATGCGGAGGAACAACGATTGAAAAGTTTTTTCTAGATAAAGATGGCGTTGAGTGCGACTGGAGTCGTAACTCCCCATTAGGAAGTTTATCAGAAGAATCAAAAAAGAAATACAGACTTCAGCCTGGACAACACGCGCCATTTAATAGCTTCGAAAAAGAATTCAAGGAAAAATATTTTTCTTTTACATTTACCAGAAACCCTTGGTCAAAAATGGTAAGCGAATGGGCGTACTTCTATAAACAAAAAGACCCAATAACCTTTAAAGAGTTTATACAAAGAATGATAAGCCCAGAACACAACAACAAGCACCCTTATTCAGGGTGGCACTTCAAAAGCCAGCATATTTTTTCTGAAGGTTGCAAATTTATCGGAAGGTTTGAAAGCTTACAAAATGACTTTAATCACGTCTGTGATAATTTAAAAATACCTCGGCAAGAACTTCCTCACGAAAACAAAAGCAAACATAAGCATTACACCGAATACTATGATGACGAAACTCGTTCGATTGTTGCAGAAAAATGCGCAAAAGACATTGAGTATTTTGGGTATGAATTTGGTGAACAACATAACCAGAAATGAAAACAAAATGCGACGATATAGTTTGCGTGTACAGTTCCTGCGAGCACTTAAATTACGCACTTAAATTATGTAAATCCTTTAAGTCCATAAACTATAAGACAATCATATTTCTAACAAAAGACTGTAAGAAAAAAAATCACAGTAAACAATTTGAAATAGTCTATTTAGACACTAAAGAAGGTTATACAAAACTTTCCTTAAAAACCTATGAAATGCTAAGGTATATCCATAAAAAATACGATTACAAAACGATATACAAGATAGATGCAACAGTGGAATCTGGCGAAACATGTCAACAAAAAAAAGAGACCAAGAGCCAAATTTTCAAAAGGTTTTTCAATAGCATTTGGCGAAGAAAAAACGACTACGCAGGTGCGGGCAGAAGGCGCACAGATGAAGCAAGATTGCAAAGATGGGCAAACAAAAAACAAATTAAAATTAATTCTAAATTTTTTAAAGAAGTAGTTCCGAGTGATGAATTAACTTATTATAGCGGAAAATTTTATGTAATCGGATATGATTTCGCTAATTTTATAATTAAAAAATCAAACGCAAAACAATTAGCATTAAGGCTAGAAAAACATTTAGGAGGTACTGAAGATCTCATGATTGGGATTTTGTATCAAAATTATACTAACAATACACTAAAGAGCAAACAACAATGAACCCACAAAAAATCCGCAAAAAAAATCCAGTAACTTTTTTTATTAATCAGCTAGCTGAAGAGCAATCAAACAATAACGCACCAATCATAGATGTAATTCCGCCTGACGGTAACAAAGGGGATGGCTTGATACACGAAGGATCATATCAACTTTTTAAAAAACATGAGTTAAAATACAACCGCATACCCTGGCGGAACGGAGAGCAGGCAGATAATAATTTTAAAAAAAGTTCTAACAACTTTAATACGCTTATAATTCTAGGAAGTGGCGCTTTTTCGAGAAACTATTATAGAGGAGTCGAAATGCTTCAGACTGCGTCAGCAATCTATGATTTTGTATTTGTATTTCCTAGTACATATGACACAAGCTTTTTGCCCGTTCGATCCATGGTAACCAAAATTCCCAAGAACATGGTTTTATTTTGCCGCGAGCGCAAAAGCTATTACAATTTAAAAAAACTTTCTCCGCACCCAGGCAATATATACTTAGATCATGATACTGCACTTTCACTAGATTATACGCCGTGGAAAAAAAAGGGTAAAGGAGTTTTATATGCATTTAGAAACGATGGAGAAAGCCCTAACTACAAACTCCCCAAAGAAAATATAGACGTCTCGAAGGGTAAAGCTAAAGATTGGCGAATGCTGCTAGACGATATTAGTGGATATAGCGAGGTACATACCAATCGTGCCCACGGGATGATAGCATCAGCAATGCTCGGAAAAGAAACTCACGTATACAATTCAAACTACTTTAAACAACTCGCAATATACAAACACTCGTTACAGCATCTACCTAATGTTCATTTTCACAAAAAGTATATTTGGTAAAAAAATATGAAAGCAAAAAACATGACAACACACGTACTTTGCGGAGGATTTAATAGAGAAGAATATCTTGAAGAGTTTTTCATTTACTATAAACATATACTTAAAGTAAATACCATAAAGTACTTCTTTAATAATAACGCTCTTGCTAAAAAATCAAGCAAACAAGCAACGGAAAAAATTTGCAAAAAACATGGTGTTATTTTTGAGTCTATAAGCGTAAGGCATACTCGAGGCGACTTCCAAACAAAGATATGCATGCAAAGAGTAAAAGAACTAAAAAGCTTAAAATCAAACGCCTGGCTCTTGTTTGTTGATGTAGACGAATTTTTAAACTGCAAAGGACTTACTCTTTCTAACGCCGTCAAGAAAACACTTTCACACAACCCTGATGCACAAGCAATAGGTTTTACCCAGAGAATATTTAAACCAATTAAAAGCGGCAATTTTAAAAAATTTTTAGTTACAGAATTATTAACCGATCACGTCGGTATGGGCTGGACGGCAGAACGCTTAAGTAGAGCCCTAAACTCCAACGGCTGGCCAGGCGGCCCGCGAAGAACACAAAAATGCATATGCAATGTTCAGACGGCAACTCATTTTTTGCACCATACGGGTCCAGACATGGACAAAGCAGTACTCGAATTGGATTACTTCATACATCATTATCAAATATACTCAATGAAACATATAGCCGAGCCTTGCTGGAAAACAAAAAGAAGCACAAAAGAAGATGAATTTAGAACGCTTCTTGCTCAAGATTTACTAAGTTCAGAAGGAACAAATATCTTTGAAAACGATGAGCACTGGAGGAATGCTGTAGATTTAATCAAAAAAATTATTATAAAAAAATGAACCAAGCAGAAAAAGAAGCAAAATACAGACTGGGAGATTTGTACAACAAAAAACTTAAAGCAAATAATAAATTATTATTTTGTAAAAAAAATGGGAAAACTTACTGGGTTAAAAATTCAAAATGCCCAATAAAGGGCAACCTTAAAGATGACCTATCCTACCTTGCTTCAATTAGCAACCAAGATATTGAAATCCCTATTGGAAGTGGGGACAGGGAGGAGTCTAGTAACGGTTACGTTTTTAGTTATGCGCGCTCGAACGGAGATAATTCCGTAGGACTGCTAAACGATCATTGGTCAAGCAATACCAAATTTAACAACGAAGAACAGCATATATTGCGGCACTTGCACGATGTTCCAATTCCGTACCTAAAACATTCCTTAGGTTTCAAAAAAATGCCAAAACATGCAAAGGAAGAATATATCAATTGGGCAAAAAAATACCCACTTCACCCAGAACTTCTCAACGTAGAAGGGCTAACCTTCAATACCTTAAAGTCGGCTTTTATAAAAACAAAAAAATTTAAAGACAAAGCTCCCATATTACATTGGAGGGGGGCACCAACAGGAGGATTCAACAACTTTCAGCGCGAACAAGGCCATAATCATAAAGCAGTAGAAAGAAAAGAAATAATAAAATATTTCAAAAACAACCCCTCTGGCTTTATTGATATCTCACTTAAGGGCGAACCAAAAGATGAAAGATTTAAACTTGAAAAAGGGAAGCCTTGGAACGGCGGTTTAAACATTTTTTACACAAAAGACTACGCAAGCAGGGGTCATAAATACCTCATAGAATTACAAGGTAATGATTACGCAAGCAATACCTATTGGATATATAGCAAAGACTGTATAGTTTTTCGCCCAGATTTCCTTAAATCGTATACACCTTGGGATTGTCACCTGGAACCATGGGTACACTATGTTCCATTTGATCACGCAAACTATGGAGACCTAGTAGACAAAATAAAATGGTGCGAAAAAAACACAGGCAAGTGCGAGATAATTATTAAAAACGCAAACAACCTACATTCTTTAATGAATAACAATGAGCACAAAAAGAAAGTGTATACAATAATGCTAAACAAAATAACAAAAAATCTAAAATGAAAAAAAATAAAATCAAAGCTTTTTATCTAAGAAATCAAAGGGTTGGTTCGACCAGCTTCCTAGGAACTTTCGGAGGACTCTCCCCACTAATGACTGAATCCTGCCATGCTAGCTACGAATTCGCAGAGCATCGATATAATTTAAGAAAAAAAAACGAGAAAGGCTTTACAGAGTGGGAAGATTTACACAAGATTGTTTCAGTGAGAAATCCATTTGATCAGCATGTAGCACAATATTTCAAAAGGAAAGGTATTGGTACAAAAGAATTCGGTGCCCAGACCCCAAAAGTACAAAAAAGAATTATCGAAAACTTCATGATGCATGTTGATAGCCAATATATTTTTTTCAAGGACGCTATTGAAAACAAAATTACAAACAATGAATTAACTGGAAAATTCGCACGTAGTGCATTTTTGCAATGCTATATATGTTGGCCAATATATACATTTAAAAATGAAATCATGACATCCTTATGCATCAAAGGGGATGGCCCACACTTAGAAAAAGATTTACTGGAGATGCTAAAACTTCTAGACCTCCGAGATTGCCCTGATGCCAGGAAACGCTGCAGTATTTATCTAAAAAAATCCATTGAAAGGGGTTATACAGGAGGAAAGAGGCGGGAAGTTTTCAGAGATTATAAAAATTTTTATAACCCAGAAACAAAAAAGAAAGTCAGACAAATGAGAGCTATGGAAATCAACGCACACAATTACAAATTTTAATCATGATAGTTTCACACAAACATAAATTCATATTCATAAAAACACACAAGACTGCAACGCAAACTTTCCTCAAGTTTATTAAACCGCACCTTGGGCCAGATGATGTAATGGCAGGAGACCCAGAGCTTATAAACAAAGAAGGAGAACTAATAAATGCAGATACAAAAGTTAACGTAGACAAAGTATTCGAAGCAACTGGAAAATGCGCGCAAGAATATCAAGAGATATACGGAAACCACTTGCCTTGGTTTGTAATCAAAGAGATTGTCGGAGAAGAATACTGGAACAGCTATACAAAATTTACAATAGAAAGAAGCCCGAAGGACAGATTGATGTCACTATTTTACTTTGTAAACCCAGTACTGACTACCATAACTTCTCAAATGTGCCCAGATTTCCAGAAAGAAGTTTCCGAAAAAGTCAGAGAAGCTCCAAGACTAGAAAAAGAAGGTAAACTGAAAGAGGCAAAAGAATTATACCAGTTAAAAGAAAAGTATATTAAATCAAGACAAACAATACTACAAAGATTCCCAGAAGAAACAAGAGAATATTTTGAAGAATGGTTAATAACGCAATTAGCAGCAGACCCTCAGCCCATAACCAACATCAGATCCTACGGCGTGGAGTGTCACGAGGACGAGATAAGTAGCTATATTCAAACCGCCAAAAAATTTAACTTCAATCGGTTTTTAGAACTAATGGACGCGGAAATCTTATTCAAGAAAGGTTCAAATAGCTATACTAAATTTCCTTATTTAAAAAATCAAGAGTTAAATAATTTTGGTGTCTTTGAAGAGCCTTTCAGGAGATCGAGGCACCTAACAGGGCAGTGCCGCTTTCTAAATTACGGAAACTATTACGACGGGAAAGAAATGCAGGTAGATCATATTGTTAATTTCAAAAATATAGGAAACGAACTTGGAAATTTTTTCAAAAAATTTAATATAAAAATACAATGCAACAAAAACCTCTTTGACAAGTCCACTCAAAACGCTCACTACAGAAAAAATATTAGCGAAAAAAAGCCACTAGACTGGTGGTTCAAAGGAAAGCGTAGACAACTCTTAAACAAACTAATTCAAAAAAGATTTTACAATAATTCGAATGGAGAAAAATCAATAAACCTACAACCTTTTAACATAAAATAAAAACATGACAAGCGAAAAACCATACAACTCACACCTTTGCACATTTATGGGCAGAGAAGCCAACCTAGAAATACTATTGCCCTATATAGAGGGAGCGTTATTTAATAACGCCGTAGATAACTACTGGTTTATAGATATGACCCGCAAGCGAAGCGACCACGAACTTATCAAAAAAGAAAGCTCCAGACTCAACGGTCTGTTTCCAGGCAGAGTGCATCTTTATAATAGTGAAGAGCGAGCAAAAATAATCGATGATCCCGAAAAGATAGCAGAAGTTGCATCAGACTGGAGCGTTTTTTATAAATTCTTGCTGAAATTTAAAGACAATGATATAATCGCCAAATGTGACGATGACACATATTTTATTGATATCGCAACACTAGCATCAGCCTTTGAACTCAGATGGAACAATAAGAAACCTTTTCTTATGCATGCTAACGCAATTAATAATGGTGTTTGCGCATACCATCAAAACAAAAAGGGAATATGGAAAGACAAAGAAACAAAAACTTACCCGCCAGGAGGCTTATCTGGCCCTCTTTTCGCTCACCCTGAAGTAGCTTGCAGTCATCATAAAAAGTTTACCCAAGACATGATTGCAAATCCCGCAAACATAGATAAATATAAACTTAAAGATAACATTCAATTCTGCAATCGAGTGAGTATCAATTTCATATTCATGTTAGGTAAAGATAGAAAAGCTTTATCAAAAATAACAAGACAAGATGAATACGACACAAGCGTAAAAATTCCACAACAACAAGATAGACCGAATATGCTCATAGGCGATTTCATTATGGCACACCATACATACGGAAATCAAGAGCCAACAATGGAGAAGCTTAAAACAGATCAAGGGTATCAAAAACTTAAAAACAAACTTAAGCCAGCAACGACAAAAGTAGAACCACTAGACATAAACACTAAAGTTAATGCAGTATCAACCATCAGAGGCGAGGGAGGCCTACTAGGAAGAAGCTGGGTAGAAAGCGACACTTATGTTCTTAAAAACCCAGAGAATGGAGAATTCATTTCCTTGTCAGACGAAATTCAAGAAGCAAAGTATGGCGATATGTTAAAAAGAAAATTCTCTAGAACCAATAACATAAAAGAAGCAACATTGTTTAATATAAAAGCGGGGAAAGTCGAGTCCATATGGATAGAAAATTCAGCTCACATATTAAAATGCCCAGACGAAGAATCAATTAAAAAAGGAAAAAATTGCCTATGTTTTCTAAATTTAGGAATGTCAGGAAGAGCTATGTATCTAACCAACAAAGTTTTAGTCAAAAAGTCTGGCAAATTTATGACCATACAATCAAGCTTAGACAAAAGCCTGTATCTTGCCCCTAAAACAGTTTCAGAAAAAATGTTAAAAGATAGGCCTGAAGATGCAAAAAAAATTCTATCAATGAATCACTTTACCAGAGACGCAGAATTTAAATGGGAAGCGATACCTATGAAAGATTTTGTCAACTTAGTAATTCCAATTAATATAAAAAGATGCAAGAATAAAAAACTTTCAAACGATTGCACAACAGCTTCTTCAAAAATTAAAGGTCTACCAGATTTAATTTCCTCTGTAGATTTTATATGGAACATAGGTCAATATATGTGGGAATTTATTCCAACAAAAAAAGAAAACACATATCTTATAAAACTCATAGCGGACAACAAGCCAGACCTATATCTATCTTATAATAAAAAACAAGATAAAGTCCTAACAACCAGCTTAAAAGACGAGTGGATCATTGAAAAACAATTCTTAAAACATCGAGCAAGCGGAAAATACTTAAACATTCAAAACGGCGAGGTAAAATTATTACCAAAAAAATCTAAGCTAGTAATGTGTCCGCAAAAATAAAAAAATATAGATCAAACTTCTGTACATTTTTAGGGCGCAGAGAAAACATAGAAATACTACACGCCTATATAGAAAAAGCACTAGAGCTTTCGATTCTTGACAGGTACTTCATGATAGACATGACTAGGTCATTCCCTGACCATGAATTCCTAAAGCAAGAGTATGATAGATTATCAAAAAAATTCAACAAAAGAGTTTTTCTCAGAAATAGTGAAGAGCAATCTTTAAAGTTGACAAAAAAGAGAGAGCCCAACGATGTAGACTGGGGGGTGTTTTACAAGATATTTGAAGAATTCTCGGACGAAGATGTCGTAATAAAGTGCGACGACGATATTCTATTTATTGACCTTGATCACCTAGAAGCTGCAATAGAGCTCAGGTATAAAAACAAAACCCCCTTCATTATGCATGCAAACTGCATCAACAATGGGTTATGCGCATACCATCAATACAAACAAAAAGTATGGAGATTTAATAGCGAACTACTAAATAGACACCCATCAGGAGGCCTAGCAGGCCCAATATTCATAGACAAAGGATCTCTTGCAAAGAAAATGCACAAACAATTTTCGAGAGATATAAATGAAGACTACAAGAACCTGCAGAGATATAAACTTAAGTCCAATCTATATTCAACAAACAGAATCTCAATTAATTTTATTTTCCTTTTAGGTAAAGACAGAGCGGAGCTTAAGCCAATATCGCATCAGGATGAATATTTAGTTAGCTGCAAAATTCCCCAGAAAAAAAATAGGCCCAACTTAATAATGCCAGACTTTATTGTTTCGCATTTTTCTTATGGAGCGCAAACTTCCCTTGGAAAAAGCGACAGGGAACCTTATAAAAAATTAGCACAGAAAGTTTTAAGAAAAAAAATTAGACATAAAAACATCAACACAAACATAAATCCCGCTACAGTAATAGGAGAAGACGACAACCTACTTATAGGTACATCCACCAAAGAAAGGTATTCCATAAAAAACGCAGCACACAATTGCTATATGTCAATAGACTTTTTAAAAATAGAAAAATTCACAACCAATTCTGATTCAGAAAAAACATACACTGGTGAATTTTGGCTAACAAATAAACTAAAGGGAACCGAGCAAGTAGAAACACTGTTTGACCTAAAAGAAAAAACACTCAAAAACAAATCGCTTATATTAAAAAGCTCAACCAGCAGTCAATCCCACACTCAATATTCCGCGTCTTTTTTAAATAATTTTCACGATTATAATTTCGAAAAAAATAAAGTATCCATCACGACTGCAGGAAAAGTATCTTACATCCAAGACTGCCAAGGAAGATACCTAACATGTGGACAACAAAAAAATGGAAGCAAAATCTTTTACTTTCAAAGAGTTAAAAACACCAACAGAATAAGGAAGACGCAAGAATGGATTATAAAGGATCAATATAATGACGACCTATTTTCTGGAAAGATTGTAAGATGCACGGATTTTCTAGAAAACGACGGATCCTACATATCAACAAAAGATTTTAAAATAAAAAACTCCAGAGGGTTCATCTGGTCTCTGGAAAATTACATGTGGGAAATAGTTCCATGTAAAAACTTATTAAGTTTATTTGCCAAGAGTTACTATATAAAACTAATTAACGACGAAGAGGACAGATATATTTCCATACAAAAAGGAAAATTAAAACTAACAAAAAAGCCTTATCAATGGAAAATAAAAAACAAAAACTTTTTTGACCCCAAAACCAAGCAATACATAAACACAAAAGCAGAGACACTTTTATCTAAAAATATTGAAGAATGCATGATCAAAGTGTAATATCATTAAGTATGATTTCTGATAAAATCACAGTTGTCTATGCTACTAGTCCCCATAGATTTGGCGAGGAAGACTTAATGATAAATTTCTCAATAGAAAGCGTCAAGTCTTTTGGTCTTAAGGGTTGCGATATTATTATATGCGCAGACGGAATAAACCCAAATTCAAATTACGCCCGAAAAGAAGAGACAGAAAAATATAAAACCTATATTCAGAAATTGACGGACAGATATGGAGCAGACAATCTCTGCGTCTCAGATAAACATATAGGCCTTACAAAAAACTACCTTCAGGCATGGGAACATAAAAAAATTAAAACAGAAAATGTCTTCTTCATGAATCATGATGTAGCCCTTTTGCCAACATTTCTAGATCTAGACATAGAAGAAATAATCAATGACAGGCCAGACTTCGTGAACACTACAATATTTCCCAGAGATAGCTTTGACGCAGTTCCTGGAAAAAACTGGTGGAGAGTCCAAGAGGTAAGCAAGCATCCGCTAAATAAACAATTTAAAAATGCTTGGGCAAAAGATTGCAAGATGGCCTTCGGCAACCAAGACCACGGATGCATCATAAAAACCGACTTCTTTCAAGAATTTGTAAGCAGATTTTACGAGCCCAAAAAAACTTTCTTTCTTGAGGACTCTGTTCAGGATTACCTAAGAAAAATAGATAATGATGACTTTGAAAGTTGGGCCAAAGTAGGTGGTTGCGTATGGAAAGGGTCTTACACATTTCACCTTGATGGTCATAGTAAAGCTGGAGCGGAGCACAAACAAGAAAACAACAGAAAAGGAGAAAGTGTATGGAGTCCAGGAAATATTGTAACAAAAAATTTAAAATCAATAAAGACAAACAAAAATTCCACAAAAGAACTTCTCGATACGCTACAAAAACTATTAGAGATTGAGAAAAAAGGTATTGCTATAAGAACCTACGAGAACTATAAAAAATTTGCATGGGATCTTTTTCACCTACATGCAATTAACCATACTCAAGGCGCAGGAATAGAAGAAAACTTAACACTAAATCCCACAACAAGCAAGGTCCCACTACCCCTAGAAGATGAAAACTATAAATTTAGCATCAATTACGGAATAGAAAGTTTTAAAATTTCATGGAAAAATCTGGAAAATGATAGGTTGATCCTAAACCTCAACGAGGGAAAAAGAAAAATTCGATGGGGAGGACACCAAAGAAATTGTATAAATTTATTCTACAAAGAAGAGGCTATATTTAGAAATTCGCTTATAAATCTAGAGGCGTTTAATTATTCCCAGGAAAGCAAACCCTCAATAGCTAAAGAAGACTTCGAAACAGCTCTGGTGTCCTCAGATAAAAAAGGTGGAATTTATATATCTTGGGAAAACCCTGAAGGCTTAGAGCTAAAAATGCATCTTAAGGATTCTTTTGGTAACATTCTAGAAGAACAGGCAAAAGAAGGTTTGTACAAATATAATGCAGCAAGCCTACTCCCAGCAGACTTTTTAATGGGGTGGTTTGACGTAAGTAGTAATAAAAATCAACTAGGTAAAACTTGGAATTTTATTATTGAAATAAAAGAGTACCTTTACTCTAACTTTAATCCAGTAGACCTGTGCTTATCTTGCTGCAGCGAAATAGAAAAAGCTTCTGGAGTTACCCAGCTTTTAAACCAAAAGGCCATATAAACTTTTTAAAATCGTTATCATGATACTAGATAAGTGGAAAGCAATTTTTATACATATTCCAAGAACCGCAGGAGGAAGCACAGAAGTTGCTCTACTAAAAAAGTACTTTAAGAGGAATAGGGTTCCCTACAACCTAAAGGCTAGGCTAGACTTACTTACCCTAAATGAAGAATGGACACAGCATTATACAATTCAAGAAACGATAGATGCGTTTAATATAAACCCCGAGGAATATTTTAAATTCTGCTTCACAAGAAACCCTTGGGATAAAGTTCTTAGCGAATACATGTATATTAAAAAAGAAAACGGGTGCCACTGCGCAAGAGAAGATGTCCCAAAGACTTTTAACGATTGGTGTGTAAACGGAATGCCATGCGCATACGAAAAACATCTTCAACCACAAATAGATTTTATTTTAGATGTAGATCAAAATTGCATAATGGACTTTGTTGGGAGTTATGAAAACCTAGAAAAAGATTTGCGGTTTATTTTTAATAAGTATAAAATAAAAGGCAAACCTCCCTACATGAACGAAACCAGAGATGCAGACTGCAAAAAAAAGAAGCACTACACCGAATACTACGATGACGAAACTCGTCAAATCGTTGCGGAAAAATACGCAAAAGATATCGAGTACTTCGGGTATAAATTTGGAGAATAAAAAATGATAAACCACAAAGCTAATTTTATTTTTATTCATATTCCTAAAACAGGAGGAACATCAATCGAACAAGCCCTGCTGCGAGATAACCCCCTAAAATGGCAGTGGTGGAAAGCCAAGCATGAATACATGTACCCCGACGTACTCAACAAAGTGGCAAAATGCAACGGGATTGAGAGTTACTTTTCATTTTCTTTCGTCAGAAATCCGTGGGACAAAATAGTATCGCAGTATCACTATAATCGAGACTGGTTTGGCATGGGGGATTATACATTTGACGAATATATTCGAGCGTTCAATAAAGGTAGAAAAATTTCTGCCAATAACCCCTACCTTTTACCATGGATTACTGACAATAAAGGCAATGTGCTTGTGGATTTTATTGGAAGGTTTGAAAATCTTCAAGAAGATTTCGACACAGTTTGTGACAAAATAGGGACCAAACGACAACGCCTTCCCTATAAAAACAAAACAAAACACAAACACTACACCGAATACTACAATGATGAAACACGGGCTATTGTTGCAGAGAAATACGCAAAAGACATTGAATATTTCGGATATGAATTCGGAGAATAAATTATGAACTTTATGAAAAATGATAAATCATAAATATAAGTTTGTTTTCGTATTGTTGCCAAAAACTGGCACAACAAGTATTCTTAATATGTTTAAAAATAACCACTATTTAAGTAAAGATACAATCGCGGGTACTGGAGCAGGACGACATTATGATAAGTTGAGTGACGATGAATTAAATTATTTAAAAATAGCTACTTGCCGTAATCCATTTTCAAGAGTTGTTTCGCTGTGGAAATACTGGAACATGAGACTGCGCTGGGAAAAAATCCCAACTGTAGGATTTTCGTACTTTGTAAAAAATTATACAAAGATGCAGAAAAAAATATGTCTTGCTTTTGATAAAATGACAGAAATACATTTCTATACCTGCGTTGATGGCATTACTTTATCTACGGGCGGTAGTTTATCTTGCACTGATATAGATCTTTGGATCAAAACTGAAAATCTTAAAAAAGATATTAATATTGCCTGCGACAAAATCGGAATTCCGCGAGACCAACCTCCACACAAAAACCAAACAAAACATAAACACTACACCGAATACTACGATGACGAAACTCGCCAAATCGTTGCAAAGAAATACGCAAAAGACATTGAATACTTCGGATATGAATTCGGGGGATTAACAAATGAATAATCAAATAAAAATTGAGTACAACGGAATGAATTGCATACTGACAGATGCCGACGAACAATTTAATACGATTAAAGATCTCACGCTAAAAAGAATGGAAAAATCTAGACGGCTTAATGAAATTTTTTACTTACAAGCGTTAAGGGAAGAAGGTAAAGATTTTCAAGGAGAAAAAATTCCTGAGACCATAAAGTATTCCAACAACTCAAGACTGGCACAATACCCAAAGCTAGAAAAAACAATAGACTATTCTTTTGTTGGTCAAGTGCAATGCTATTGGGACGCATCCAGAATTTTGCCAATGAGACACTGGATACTTGAATACATAGAAAAATTTTTCACAAAAGACTCTTTTCTGCAATTCACAATCAACAAGGGAAGCAGAATGAGTAAAAAAAATAAAAAAGTATTATCAAAATTTAAAAACAAAGCCTACAATAAGAGCTCCCGTCCGATATTTAAAAAAATAGATAAAAGCCCAGAGAAATTAAACACCTACTTTGGTCCAGACGAAAAATATTTAGAAGTACTGGCTTCGAGTAAGTTTAGTCTTTGTCCAGGAGGAGACGCCCCTTGGAGCATTAGGTTCTACGAATCAATCGCCCTCGGGGCAATCCCAATATTAAAAGACAAAAAAGAAGCTTTTTATTCAAACAATACATCAGGACCAAACTACAAATTCTATCTCAATACAGAAAAGCCGAAATATAAAAAGTCTTGGGCGAAGCACAATTTAGAACTATTTCAACAAGAACATTTAGTGTAACTTAAAAGGTGAACGCAAAACAAAAAACAGACCAAGCAGCCAAATCAATAGAAGATTTAGGATATGCAGTAATTAAAGATGTTTTTAGCGATAATCTTACAAGCGAATTCTTAAATAAACTAGAAGACATTCCAAAAAAGCGCATAGGTTACGGGGGAGTCAATATATGTCACACAAAATTCCTTCACACCTCTGAAAGCTTTATGAATATCTTAAGTAAAGACGAAATTTTCATGCTATCGCAAAGAATTTGTGGAGATAGATGCAGGTTGGATCATGCTTTTTACCATGATTGTAAAAAAAACGAAGGCTTAAAAAAAGGAGAGTCATTAATCAACAAAAATATAGGCGCAGGAATTCATGGAGGAGTCAATTGTTGCTGGGGGATGAATTTTTATAGAAGCGGTTATCCAATCAATATAAATTTTCCAAGAACGAATAGATTAAACTTTCATATTACCCTTACAGACACTGGACCCTTCAGAGGGGGACCTCAGCTAATACCATCAACACACATTGGAGATTATAATTACCCAATGTGCGGGGGAGATAATGTTAAGGTAAAGGCAAACGGAGAGGCTGATGTAGATTTTAATAAAATGATCATACCTCAGTCAAGAAAAGGAGATGTAATAGTTTTTTTAGACTCTCTATTGCACGGAACTTCGTTCCACAGGTTCGAAAGAAGGAACTTGTACTTGATGGTAACATCTGCTTTTACATCAATGTACCCTTATAGTATGTTAAACAAAGAAATAGCACATTTAGCAAAAAATGAGAGGCAAAAACAGATGCTTGCTGAACCATGCGCTGTACCACAAGACTCATTAAAGCGAACACTAGAATCAATAAAATGAATCAAACAAATTTATTATTAAATAACTATAAAATAAGAAACAGGATGGGGTGGACCGAAAAAGGTATGAGGTTTTTATTGAATAGTCTCGAGAAAACCTTAAAGCTTAAAATTAAGGGTGATATAGTTGAGATGGGGTGCAACAGAGGAGCGTCATCAGTTTTTATTAAAAGAATGCAAGAGATTTATGAACCCCAAAAAAACTTTCATGTTTATGATTCCTTTGAAGGCATACCTCAACTGACGGATCAAGATAAAAGCACAGGAACTAAAATACGTCAAGGGCATTGCTGCAGGACAAAAGATGATTTCAAACAGACCTTTAAAGAAGAAAAAGTGAAACTCCCGTATATTCACGAAGGATGGTTTAAGGATATTTCAGACGATGAGTACCCATCAAAAATTTGTTTTGCCTTTCTTGATGGAGATTTATATTCATCTATTACTGACAGTTTTGAGAAAATTGGCAACAAAATAACTCAGGGAGGTAGGATAGTCGTGCATGACTGGTTAAACCCAAATCTCAAAAAAGGCGTAAGAAAGGCTTGTTATGAATTTCTAGAAGCAAACGCTTCGTTTGATTTGATTCTTACGGATGAAAATATGGCGGTAATACATAGGAGTTAGTGTAATACATATTATGTTAACTCCACAACAAAAAAACGCCATCGAAAACCTTCTTATACTAGTTGATTATGTAAAAGATAATAGCGTTTACTCAGACAAAGATGCCAAATTAATTGATAAATCCATAGCGATAGCAGAAGAACTTATTGGCATTAGAAATTCTAAAGAGGGAGATAATGGGGCTGCAGATTTTGTCGTAAATGAGATAAAAAACAGGTTTAAGTCTTGACATTGTGAAGATTAATTGGTATTATGTTAGGCATACATGATACCGCTTTTTAAATCTCACTTTAGTATAGGAAAGAGCATCTTAACCCTAGGGGACGAGTCTCCAGAAGGGGGTTCAGACGGAATCTTCGAGATCGCTAAAACCAATAACCTTAGTGAAGTTGTATTAGTTGAAGATTCCCTAACAGGATTTCTTGAGGCAGCAAAAAAGAGCGAATCCTTGGGAATAAAACTAATCTTTGGCCTAAGACTAACAGCTTGCGAGGGAACTTCGACTGAAAATAATTGCCATAAAATAATCGTTTTTGCTAAGAATGATTCAGGATGCAAGCTATTAAACAAGGTATACAGTGAAGCATTCAAAGGGGAGACGCCAGCAATAGACATCAGAAAACTTAAAGAAGTCTGGAACGAAGAAAGCCTAAAGCTTGCGATACCCTTTTATGATTCTTTTATATTTAACAACACAATGTCTTTTGCAAATTGTGTGCCAAGCTTTAATTTTACAAAGCCAACGCTTTTTATAGAGAACAATCAACTACCATTTGATGGTCTGATCAAGGAAAGGGTAGAGAGGTTTGCGTCTCAAAAAAATCTTGATACAGAAAAAGTAAAGACAATTTATTATAAAAACAGAGAAGACTTTGAGGCATTCCAAACATATAAATGTATTTGCAATAGAACAGGATGGGGAGGAAGGGCCGTATCAATACAAAAGCCAAACTTAGACCATTGCGGTAGTAGAGAATTCTGCCTAGAAAGCTGGAAGGAGCAAGTATGAAAGAAAACCTATTAAGATTTAAGAAGTCACAAAAGTATGTGATATTTGACTATGAAACTTGTCACTTAAATTTGGCGAGCAGCGACAACAAACCTTGGCAACTTTCATTCATAGTTGCAGACCTTAACAAGGTTTACGAAAAACAAGATTATTATCTTAAATGGGATAATTTAAACATCTCAGACGAAGCAGCGAGAATTACTGGGTTTTCAAAAAAAACCTACGAAAAAAAGGCGGTTTGCCCCAAGAAAGCTTTAGATCATTTTGAAAAGTATCTTTATGATGACGATATTATCCCTCTGGGCCACAACGTTCTAGGCTTTGATGTTTATATTCACAATATCCACAGAAAGCTTTGCGGACAAAAACCAAACTTTTCTTACATTAAAAAAATAATTGATACGAATTGTTTGGCAAAAGCATCTGCAGAAAAAATTAAACTACCAGAACATGAAGACAGAATAGCATGGCAGTATAGCTTGAATGGGTATATAAAGAGGGGTCTTAAGACAAGCCTGCAATTTTGTGCAAAAAAATATGGTATAGATTTTGACCCTAAAAAATTACATAACGCCTTGTATGATATATCAATAAACTACGAGGTATTCAAGAAACAGCTTTGGGATATAGAAATATGAGTTTCACAAAAGAATTCGAACAATACTCAGACTACGCTCCTCCAGGAGTTAGGCTACCAAAAATTAAGATCGAGAGTAGATACTACAAGCAACTAGGAACTTCTTCAGATATATCTAACTACGAATTCCTGAGAGAGCTTTGTCTAAAAGCGGTAAAGGACAAGAAGATTTCCAAGCTTCCCAATAAAAAAGTTTACTACGAAAGAATAAAGGAAGAACTCTCTATATTGCAAGAGCTTGGATTTGTTGACTACATATTACTTAACTGGGATATTCTAAACTTTTGCCACGAAAGCAACATACCAACAGGTCCAGGCAGAGGCTCAGCAGCAGGCTCTTTAATTTTATTTTTAATTGGAGTTACTCAAGTAGACCCTATTAAATACGATTTGTTTTTCGAGAGGTTTGTGTCTAAAAGTAGAGCAAAGAAGGTTGAGAAAGATGGAGTGACCTACCTTGATGGCAGCTTGCTTGCAGATGTTGATAATGACATAGCTTATGAACATAGGCAAAAAGTAATCAAATACATTGAAGACAAGTATCCCAGCAGAACTTGTAAAATTTTAACACTTAATACTCTAACAGCAAAGCTTTGCGCTAAAGAGTGCGGTAAGATTGTTGGAGGCTTTTCAGAGCAAGAGGTTAACGAGGTGAGCGATTTAATTCCAAAAAAGTTTGGAAAAGTTGCTCCATTAAAAGATGCAGAGAAAGAGAGTGAGCCATTCGCAAAATGGGCAAAAGAAAACCCTCAAGTATTTAAAATCGCAAAAAAGATAGAGGGCTTAAATAAAAATACTGGCGTACACCCAAGTGGAATAGCAATCTCTTACCAAAAGCTAGAGGAAATATGCCCACTTCAGACTACATCAGACGGAGACATTGTAAGCGGGTACGATATGAACTGGGTAGCAGAGCTCATGGTCAAGTTTGATATTTTAGGGCTCAGGACTCTCAGTGTTATTTATAATACATGCCAAGAAATAGGCATTAACCCCAACGATATTAACCTTGAGAGCAAGGATATATATTCAAATTTGCAAAACTTAATTACGCCACACGGAATATTTCAAATTGAGGCTGACACAGATTTCAGGGTATGCAGGAAGCTTAAACCCAGAAACCTAGATGAATTGAGTGCAGTAATAGCAATTGCTAGGCCAGGAGCATTAGACTTCTTAGATAACTATTCTCGCTATAGAGAGACTTCTGAGTTTCAAAGCGTACATAGTTTATTTGACGATATATTGAGAAGCACGGCGGGAATACCATTATACCAAGAGCAGCTCATGCAAATGGCTGTAAAGGTAGGCTTTACTCTTGATGAAGCGGAGCAATTGAGAAGAATTGTAGGAAAGAAAAAGGTTGACAAAATGCCAGCGTGGAAAAAGAAAATTAAAGACAAGATAGAAGAAGGAGGCTTCGATGAAGAAGCAGGAGAAATACTATGGAGGGTTGCAGAGGATAGCGCAAACTATTCATTTAATAAATCTCACAGCATAAGCTATTCTTTTTTGGCTGCATGGACGACTTACCTAAAATTTAAATACCCTCAGGAATTTTTCTTAAGTCTACTTAAAATGACCAAATTTGAACCTTCACCCCAAGAAGAAATCAATAAAGTTTGTCAGGAGTTGCCAAGATTTAACTTTGAATTATTACCGCCCGATCTAGGGCTGTCTCGAATGGATTTCTCTAGAGAAGGGGACAATATAAGGTTTGGACTAAATAGCATCAAAGGGGTTAGCGAGAAGTCTCTAGAAGCCTTAAGGAGTTTCAGAGAGACAGAAACTCCCAACAAATACGATGTCTTTATGTCTGCAAAGCAAGCAGGACTCAACATAGGAATACTCTCAGCACTCATACAAGCGGGAGCACTTTCATCCTACAAGCAAAATAGGTCACTGCTGGTTCTAGAAGCGCAAGCATTCAACCTATTAACTGAAAGAGAAAAAAGAAACGTCTATATCTTGGGAGAAAAGTACGATTATAAACTTTTAAAATGTATTGCTGATGCAAAAAACAATGAACTAATAGGGGATGACGGCAGAAAAATTATGACCCTAAAGCGCTTCGAAACATTCAGAAAAAAGTTTGATCTTTATAAGAAAATATACGAAAAGAATAAAAAGTATGAGAGTTTTGCCAACTGGTATTTTGAAAATAAGCTATTAGGATATAGCTACACAAGCCGACTTAAAGATATATTCCAAAGCGATATAGCAAAATTTAAAGACACAATCTGTTTTGAATCCATGGAGAAAGATTCTAGAGATAGGTTCATAGGAACAATAACAGATGTTTTCAAGAAAAAGTCTCAAAACGGCAACTCTTATTTAAAACTAACGCTTTCTGATGAAGTGGGAAGCATGCAGGCTATTATAGGAGACTGGGGCAACAGACAAAAACTAACAAACTACCTTAATAAAGGAAATGCTATGCCCGAAAAAGGTAATATAGTTAGCGTACTGGGAGCAAAAGGAGACGACATTCTTTTTATGGATGACATTAATATATTAGATAAGAAAATTTATATGAAGCTCAGCGAGCTAAAGTAAGTGTAAAAATGAGTATGGAACTAAAACCTAATTTCACGCCAAGAGCGCAAGAAGCAATTATTGGATCAAGAACCATTGCGGAGAAATTCAACAAAAGAATGATTACAGAAAATCATTTATGCTTAAGCGTGGCGAGCACTCAAAGCATCAGCATAGCTGAGTTTTATGCGGCCTGCGGAATAGATCCTAAAAAAATTATAAAATTTATAAAAAGCAAACTTCAAAAAGGCCCTAAGCCACCAACAAACAAATCTTATTTTTCAAAGAAGTTTAAAGAAATACTCAACGGAGCAATCAAAGAAGCTCAAAAGTATGAACACGATTATGTTGGGGTAGAACACATCCTCCTATCTATTCTTGACATGGAAAGCTCCTTGTTCTGTTTATTTTTAAGGTCAGAGGGTCTCGACTCTGATCAAGCAAAGCTAGCAATCAGGGCAAGATTTCTTGTTAGTGAGATGGAAAAAGAGCCATCGCGAGCCAGAGCAGAAAACATAATTCAATCTGAAGCTGCAACCATGTCGAACCCAAGCCAAAATGCGAACCTGTTAAAGTATTCCGTTAACTTTAATTCCCTCGCGCAAGAGGGTAGATTTGATAATGTAATAGGAAGAGATCAAGAGATTAAAGATATGGCTGAAGTCCTATGCAGGAGATCAAAAAACAACCCAATACTGCTAGGAGAACCTGGGGTAGGCAAAACTGCAGTTGTTGAAGGTCTAGCACAGGCAATAGTTGGTGGAAATGCTACAGATTTTCTTTTAAATAAAACAATATACTCTCTTGACCTTGCAGGAATGATCGCTGGAACAAAGTATAGAGGACAATTCGAGGAAAGATTAAAAAAAGTAATGGAAGAGATTGCAAATGATTCCACTGCAATTTTATTTATTGACGAAATACACACTTTAGTTGGAGCGGGAAGCGCAGAGGGAACTATGGATGCAGCAAACATACTCAAACCCTTGCTAGCGAGAGGAGAAATAATGTGTATTGGAGCTACAACAAGGGGTGAGTACAGAAAATCTATATTAAAAGATGGCGCCCTAGACAGAAGATTTCAACCAATCTTAGTCGAAGAACCTTCGGAAGAAGAGTGCATTGAAATTCTAGAGGGTATAAAAGATAGGTATGAAAAGTTTCACGGGGTAGCTTATTCGAAAGAAGCATTAAGTAGAGCGGTTAAATTATCTAGTAGATACATTTTGGACAGACAACTTCCCGACAAAGCAATTGACCTTCTGGATCAAGCAGGATCCAAAGCGAAAATTAGAGGCTTCAAGAGGCCTCAGGAAGCAATTGCAATTGAACAAGAAATTACAGAGCTATATAAAAGTGAAGAAACTTCTAGTGAACCTCATATTGTAATCAGAAAAAGGGAAGAGTTACTAGAAAAGTATACCAAACTTATAGAAGACTGGGCAAACGAAGCGGTGAAAAAGAAAATTGACGTAGAAGAAGGTGACATATATAAAGTTTTAACCCAAAAAACAGGAATCCCAACCGACGATCTTTCACAAACAGACAAAGATAGGGTATTAAAGTTACAACCAAACCTAAAAAAATCAGTAATCGGCCAAGATGAAGCTGTCGAACAAATATGCAAATCAATTTTAAGAAATAAAGCTGGCTTAAACGATTCATCTCGACCCATTGGCTCCTTTTTATTCCTAGGGTCTAGTGGTGTAGGAAAAACTTATTTAGCAAAAAGGCTTTCAAGCCTTATGTTTGGGGGCGAAGACAACGTCATACAATTAGATATGTCTGAGTTCGGAGAAAAAGCCTCAACTTCTAAAATTTTAGGGTCTGCACCAGGCTATGTTGGCTACGAAGAAGGGGGTTCAATTATTGAAAAAATCAAAAAGAAACCTCATAGCGTTGTACTTTTTGATGAAATAGAAAAAGCTCACCCTGAAGTCACCAACTTATTACTTCAAATATTAGAAGAAGGAAAACTGACAGATAGCTCAGGAAGACAGGCAAGCTTTCGCAATTGTATAATTATTATTACAGGCAATATCGGCTCTGGATTAACAAAGAAAACGAATCAAGTTGGCTTCGGCGCAAAAGATATCTCCAGCAAAGAAATCAAACAATCAATTATTGAAGAATCAAAGAAAATTTTAAAACCTGAATTAATAAATAGAATAGAATCGCCAATTATATTTAATAATTTTACAGAAAAAGAGCTTAAATTAATTGCTAACTTAGAACTGCAGTCCCTCGCACGAAGGGCAGAGGATAAAGCTGGCAAACTAAAATTCAATCCAAGCATAATAAACTATTTGTCAAAAAAAGCTTCAGCCATGAACGATGGAGCACGACCCATAAGGAAAATTATAAAAGACGAAATAGAAAACCCTCTTGCGGAATTACTAATGAAAGGAGACCTTGTGTCGGCAAATTTAACAACAGTTTCTTATTATAAAACCAAACAAGAGGTAAAATTCTCAATTAAAGAGTAAAAAAACTTGACTTTTGTCTATTTTTCGGGTAATCTATAATAGATCTTTGAAAATTTATGGGGGTGTTCTGGATTCGACTGATGTTGGATTCCTGCACCGCAAGTCGGAGATGCACTTGGCTTCGATACAAATGTGCAAAGCTTTACATGGCGCTAAAAACCGTGTTAGAGCCCTCGGTCTTAAGAACCGTCTCGCTGCAAAGCGTTTCGGCTTCAAGAGCCGTAAGCTCGCCTTAGCAGCTTAACCTGCTAACCTCTTACCTTTTGACGCAGATAAGGAGGATAAGGGGTCATCGATCTGCAAAACAGAAAAGGTTTACCTGTTAATAAACTGTAAATAATTGTAACAGGAAGTTCGATGTTAGTATCAACAACTCAAAAAGAAACTAACTAAACTTGTAGACGTGCTTGATTGAAGGCACTCAGGACGCGGGTTCAACTCCCGCCACCTCCACCATTTTTATTTTATTTATTTATTTATTGGTAAAACAAAATGAGGCGAAGATACAATAAAAAATGGGTTCAATAAATTTTCTTTGTTATATTGCATTTTTTTTCCTAAGTTTTCTCCTTCGGCAATGTATACAGCTGCTCCACTTTCCTCAGCTATTACCTGCGGGGCACCAGTATCCCATTCCATCGTCGGACCAAACCTTGGGTAGACATCAGCAGCTCCTTCAGCAATAATACAAAACTTAAGAGAGCTTCCAATATTTAAAGTTTCTACTTGGTATTGACGCTCGACTTTTTCTATGAAATTTGCGGTAGCCTCATTCATATGAGACTTGCTGGCGACAATTTTAATTTTTTTTCCATATGGATTGATAGAATATTTTGAATAGATTCTTTCTTTATTCTTAAAAGCGCCACAACCCTTTATTGCATGGTATTGGTCTTGCTTTTTTGGGCAAGCGACATAGCCAAAGATTGGCTCGTGACCCTTACATAAAGCTATATTAACGCAGAAGTCATCCCCTCCTTTTATAAATTCCTTCGTGCCATCAATTGGATCTATTAGCCAATAATAATCCCATTTAGAACGCTCTTCAAAAGGAACTTGCTTATCTTCTTCGGATATTATATTTTTTATATCGGAATGCTTCTCCAAAAAATTTCTTATTCTTCCATTAGAATGAATGTCAGCAATAGTTAGAGGGCTTTGATCTTCCTTATATGAAACAGCACCTTTTTGACCTTGAATAGCCACAATCTCTTCAGAAAGTTCTTTTCCAAATTCATGAAGAGAGTCAATAAAAGACTCAGTTATATCCATTATTACTCTGGTCGTTTGCCTAAAGGCTTACCATCTTGCCCAATTTCGCCTGCTCGTATTTTTGTAGCAGATACGGATTGTAATTCCTTACTAAGTTCAAGTTGTTCAATATTATAACCAACTCCTCTGCCGTAAAAGACATCGGTAATGTTAGGAAGCTCTACGACTTTTATTTTATCACCGAATTCTACGCAAGCCGCATGAATTTCAGCTTTAACTTTTTCAAAATCATAAGGGTTTGAATCGTCTATCCCAGCAACATCTCTTAAGGCTATACAGCATTGACCGCTACGTTTAATAGATTCCGCTACCAAAGTTTTATGACCAACATGAAATGGCTGATACCTTCCAATTAATAAGGCTGTTGGAGCTTGATTATCCCATTTTTCTGTTTTGTATATATTTTTCAATGCTATTTCGCACCACTCATCAGGAGTACCTTCCCTTAAAATAAGGTCGTGTTCGTCCCATCTTTTATCTTTGGTTGGGTCTTCGAATAATTTATTCGTATCTTCATATCTTCCTTCTTTAATTCTGTCTACCCATATAACAAAGTCAGGATTAAAAAGTTTTCGAGCCTCTTCTGTTGGGCAACAAAAGTCAGAGATTACATAACCTCCTCCAAGTTTTGCCCAATCAGCAAGTTTCCCCATTCTTCTGGCATGCTCATTTCTGTCGTCTTCAGAGAATCCAAGATCTTTATGAATTTCTTGACGAACTGCGTCAGCATTATACCACACGGCGTTTAATCTAGGAACAAGCTTTTCAGCAAGCGTTGTCTTTCCAGAACCTGGAAGACCCATGATAAGTATTTTTCTTTTAGGTTTCATGCTACTATATACATTAAAATTTTTCAAAAAGGAACTGTAAAAAGTCGCTTGAGCAGAAAAAAAATAAAAACGAAAATCAAACAACAGTGGACGATATACAAAACAACCCTATTTGTTTTTGAAAAATAACTTGACAAATTAATACATATATGGTAAAGTATATACATAATGAATTTACTAGAGAAAACAAAAACTTACCTCGTAGGACATATGCAATATGTTAGCGGAAGAAATTGGAGGGAAGAAGTTACTGATCAATTAAAGCCTCTAAGCATTACTTGTTTTGATCCTTACAAAAAACCATTCATGAAAGATGTCGAAGAAGACGAAGCATCTAGACAAGAAATGGAGACTTGGATGAAGACAAAGCAGTACGACAGAGTGACAGAAAGAATGAAGACAGTTAGGGCATATGATCTAAACTTGGTAGATAGAAGCGACTTTATTGTTGCGCACCTTGTGCCTGATGTAGCCTCTTGGGGTAGCGCAGAGGAAATTGTCACGGCAGTGAGAATGAAGAAGCCTGTGTTTGTCAGTATGGAAGGTGGAAAATCAAAGACTCCACTATGGATGCTAGGAATGTTTCCTCATAAATATATTTATAATAGTCTTGACGAAATCATCGAAATGTTGTATGCTATAGACAGTGGAAATAAACCGATAGACTCCGATAGATGGAGGCTTCTTAGAAAAGAATTTAGATAAACAATAATATTATAGAATAAAATGCTAATTGAACTAATATCAATTTTAATCTTAAGTTACTTATTATATCAACGATGGGAGTACGGTAGTTAATTATGAAAAATCAAGGAATTCCAAAAGGACAAAAAGTTACAATGGGCGAGAGCATTCCCGCCCCTCAGCTAGGGAGCTCTTTCAAGGCTCCATCAATGCAATATATTCAAGCGATATATAATCAGTTCGCGGGGGCCAGAGAAGAAGCTCTAGCAGACCTAACTGTTTATTTACAAAACCCTGTTGGCGTGGGAGAGCATCCACATATCGGTGAAGAAATTAAAAACCTAGTGAAAAGGGTGGATGAATACGATTCTCTTGTAGAATGTATGGAAAAGCATTTTGTACAAGGAAAAGCTACAGATGCTAACCAGCAAAATAACACTGAAGACACGAACACTCCAAGCGAAGCGCCTTAATGAACGGAAAAACAGCAAAGGCATTAAGAAATTTATTCAATCCCAAAGAGGGAGATGAAGTTAGCAAAAAAGCTTACAGAGTAGCGAAGAGAAATTACCAAAAACTTAATCAGGAACAAAGACGAGAATTTATTAAAAATTTAGAAACAGTACAAAATTCAAACAAATAAAAAATATGAGCGATACAAATACATCGGATAATGAGTGGAAAGAACGTGAGCTTGGCGCCCTTTGGCGCAGAAGCGGAAAGAACCAGAAGTACCTTTCTGGTTATATTAAGCTTGGAGACGAGCTAGAAGAGAGGGAAGTTAGACTTATTGTCTTTACCAATAAGTACAAGAGTGAGAATGAAAAGGCTCCAGATTTTGTTATCTACGAGTCAACTCCAATGGAACAGCCTGCGAAGACTACTTCCTCGGCAAAATCGGAGACGACTGAAGAGGAGGACGAAGAGCTCGCAGAACTCCTCAAGTAGGATGTCACAAATTAAATTTTGTTGTGTAACTTAAATCAACAACCTTTAATTTATAAATATTATGGCAATTGACGTAAATCCAACAGGAGTATTTAACGACTACGAGTACACATTAGACGCAAGCTCTGGGCTTCCAGCATCAGAAGGAATTTTTATTCCTCTGGCGGATATTCCAGAATTTGAAACGGCTGAAGCTAACGAAGCTCTTGGAACAGCTGATTACAGAAAGCTGCTCTGGGGCATGCTTGATGCAACCTACGATCATATTGATGCGCTGGACGATGATGATCAGCCCACCAAATTGACGATCTCAAGAGGAAGTTTGTCTTTTATTGACGACAATACAGCTCAAAGAAGTTATACTCTTACTTTTAAGTACGACGTACCTGCGATTGAAGTAGACGACGAGTAATCTAGTCATGGAGGTAGAGTACGGCTTAGTGACGAGTTCCGCTCTTCCTGACAAGATTAGGGATAGCGAAAACTTTCTTGAAGTAGATGCTTCTCAGTGGTTTGACTTGGTTGAGTATTCAAAAAAGCTAGAACCTCTAAAGGAGAGTGAAAAGGTTATGGTTCTTTGCGTGGCGCACGGAACACCTGAACAAGAAGCAAGAGAAAGAGAAAGGGAGAAGGCTGAGGCAGAAAAACTTGCTCGGTTAGAAGCTAAGGAACAAGAAGAAGAAAGAGAAAGGTTGATTAGCGAAGAGATGAAAGAAAAAGAAAATAGGGAAAAGGCTCGATTAAGAGCGAGATCTAGGGAAATAATGAACGCTTTATATGGTAGATAGAAAATGAACAAAGACATAGAGGTAAGGGCCGATTTTATTAGGGAAGAATGCGGCAAAAGAGGGGTAAAACTCATGATGGATGAATGGCATGATCCTGTATCATTTATTTCATTAACGAATGAACGCGGAGACATGGCATCGGTTTCGACCAAAGGTGCTGTTTTTGAGAAAGTTTCCTACGTTCCACAGTGGACTCCTGAAATTGAAAACTGGGCAAGACAAGAAGGCTTTTCTGAGGAAAGAATTAAAGCCCAGAATTTAATCCAGAACGTATCCCTCAAAGAGGCTGTAGAGTTACTATCATGATCTCAAAAGATAAAACAGTTACGTTTTATAAGTGGAGTAGGAATAATTCCGAGACTTACAATGTACTAGGAGAAAGAGCGGGAGAGAAAGGAGCTTTAATTTTTTCAGTATACAAGGGTAAAGAAAAGATTGAAGATCAAAATGGTGAACTGGCAATGGAATTTGTTAAAGAGTTAGCAAAGTCCATTAAGCAATTTAATTAGGAAAAAAAATGGGAAAACTATTGACTTACGATGACGTGTGCCTAGTGCCTAGGTTTTCGGAGTGTGCTTCAAGAAGCGAGTGCGATGCTTCTACAGAATTTCTTGGCTTCAGGTTTAAACTTCCAGTCATGGCTGCAAACATGAAAGCGGTCATCGACGAAGATTGGGCAAGGTTCTTTTCTGAAAATGGATATATGTACTCAATGCATAGGTTTGACATTGATATACAAAAATTCATAGAAAATTGCAACCGAGATAATTTTAAACTAATATCAGCGTCTTTCGGAGTAAAAGACAACGACAAGAGAATCATAGACAACCTTAGGTCTTCTGGCGCGAGGCTTGATATAGCTACCCTAGATATCGCCCATGGTCACTCACAATCAATGAAGGAAATGCTTAAGTATTTTAAGAAACACTTGCCGAATACAAAGCTAATTGCTGGCAATGTAGCGACGACTGAAGCAGTAAGAGACCTATACAAATGGGGAGCAGATGCAGTTAAGGTTGGAATCGGTCAAGGAAGCCCATGTACCACAAAAAATAAAACTGGATTTACTATGCCAATGTTTTCTTGTGTCAGAAAATGTTCAGGTATGAGTGGTGGAGATACAATTTTTGATGACTGCGGAAGCAATATAGAAGACCACGAAGACATTCCAATCGTAGCAGATGGAGGGGTCAGATATAATGGAGACATTGCTAAAGCTCTTGTTGCTGGGGCAGATTTCGTAATGGCAGGAGGAATTTTTGCAGCTTGCGCAGATAGCCCAGCAAAGGAAGTTGAAGTGGATGGAGTTTGGCATAAAGCTTATTTTGGTTCAGCTTCTTTTGAAAACAAAAAAATCAAAAGAAACATTGAAGGAAGACTTAGAAAGCTTTCTCAAAATGGTATGTCCCTCAAAGAAAAGCTTGAGGAGATTAAGCAAGATTTACAAAGTGCAGTATCCTATGGGGGAGGAAAAACCCTTCAAGCATTAAACAGTGTTGACTACGAGATTGTTTAACCTTTTATAATTTATGAAAAAAGCTGTAGTAACAGGTGGTGCAGGATTCATAGGAAGCAATTTAAGTAAAGAATTGTTAGACCAAGATTGGCAGGTAAACATTATAGACAATTTTGAGGCAGGAAAAATGTCCAATGTTCCGCTTGGAGCAAAAATTTACCAAACAGATTTAAGATACGAAGAAAACGAAGAAACAATTCTATCTTGTCTCAAAGGTGCGGATTGCGTTTTCCATCTTGCAGCCCTACCAAGGGTACAACCATCTATTGACCACCCAATTGAATACCATGACGCAAATGTTAATGCAACATTAAATATTTTAAACCTATCCAAAGAATCAGGTGTTAAAAAGTTTGTTTTTAGTTCAACTTCTGCTGTATATGGAGACACAAATCAATTCCCAACTTCAGAGAGTGCGAATATAGAACCTTTAAGTCCTTATGGTTTACATAAATTGGTGGGAGAAGAGTATTGTTCTTTATTCTCAAAGCTTTATGACATAAAAACAGTATGCCTAAGATACTTTAATGTGTTTGGCAATAATATGCCCCTAGAAGGCGCGTACACGCTTGTTATGGGCGTTTTCGCAGAACAAATGAGACAAGGTAAACCAATGACAATTAGAGGTGATGGAGAACAAAGGAGAGACTTTGTTCACGTCAAAGATGTTGCTAGAGCAAACATTCTCGCAGCAACTTCTAAAAAGGTCGGAAAGGGAGAGTGTATAAATATAGGTAGCGGGACAAATCGAAGCGTTAATGAGATTGCAGACTTAATGGGAAGTAATAAAGTTTTTGTTGATCCAGTTGTTGAACCCAGAATTACATTATGTGATAATTCCTTAGCTCAAAAGCTCTTAGACTGGAGCCCAGAGTTTTCCGTAGAGGATTTTATGCCTTGGTGGCTCAAGGAATTAGGTTTGGCATAATGGCAAATCTTAAAGATTTAGATTTAGCTTATTTAGACATGGCTTCTAGGTGGGCAGAACTATCAAAAGCTGTAAGAAAAAAGGTTGGATGCCTTATAGTTAAGGATGGAATGATTATTTCTGATGGTTACAATGGAACCCCTAGCGGCTTTGATAATGTTTGTGAAACTAGCATTATGCCAGATTCTATAGCTCCAAAAGATTTAAACGATCACCCTGCAAACGCCTTAATAACAAGGCCAGAAGTTCTTCATGCAGAAAGCAATGCAATCACAAAACTTGCAAAATCAACTCAGTCCAGTAACGGAGCAACAATGTATATAACAATATCTCCTTGTATGGATTGTGCAAAGCTAATAATACAATCGGGAATATCAAGGGTTGTTTACGGTAAATTTTACAAAAATGACAGTGGAATTAAATTATTAAAACAAGCCAACATAGAAATAATTAATTATGAAAATTAAATTCAAAAAACTTCACCCTAAGGCGAGAACCCCAGAGCAAGCGCATGAGCATGATGCAGGCTTTGACCTTTATGCTTGTAGCATGGACTGGTCAGTTAACGAGGCTAGCGGTCTTTATACTGAGTACGGAACAGGTTTAGCTTTTGAGATTCCAAAAGGTTATGCAGGCTTTTTATTACCTAGGTCAAGCATATCAAAAACACATCACATGCTAAAGAACTCTGTTGGCTTAATAGACTCTGGGTACAGGGGAGAGGTAAAATTTAGATTCTCTCCAGATTCAACTAGAAACGCATATGTTGCAGGAGATAAGATTGGCCAAATAGTTTTCTTGAAGCTGCCAGCAGTTCAACTAGAAGAGTCAGAAGAACTTTCTAATTCTCTTAGGGGAGATGGTGGCTTTGGTTCAACAGGCAAATAATTTTTAAAATTTTTCCTTGACCATTTATATAATATATGGTATTATTATTCCATAATGAAAAACCAAACTTTAAACAAAGATGGATCTGTCAGGAAACAAGGAAGCGGCAGAACAAAAGGTTCCACTTCTTTTACGACAGTAACTCTTGGAGAACTCAAACCATTCATCGGAGACAGAACACCTATTGTCGTTAGTAGAGTTTGGCTCCAAAAAATTGGATTTATTAAAAATGTATAGAAACAAATTCGACAAGGACGGAAAGTGTTCGAGGGAAGGTCATTCAGCAGAAGATCTTTTTGAAGAACTGGCAAAAACAAAAGGTTATCTCACAAGAAGGGCAACGAGAGAAGAAAACATGCACAAACATATTGACATGTTCCTCGAAGGCAGAGACTCCAAAAGCAAAAAGTCCACAGAGGTTTCTGTGGACATAAAAGCCAGAAAAAGAACATCTCGCAGGGATAAAAAGTTTAATGATGAATGGATTTGGGTAGAACTCAAAAATGTCCAAGGAAGAAAGGGTTGGATTTACGGAGATGCCAACTTCATAGTCTTCGAAAGAGAAAAAGATTTTGTAGTAGCCTCAAGGCGAAGCATTATTGAATTAATCGAATCAAAAGTTAGGTTTGATTTAGGCTTTGTTGATAGGGCTTATCAAGCAAAATATCAAGTCTACCAAAGAAGGGGGCGTAGAGACCAGATTACACAAGTAAAAATGTCAGATATATTAAAACTAAAAAATGTTTCAAAATGGAACAAAAACTAAAATGAGTCTAAATAATAAAATGATGTATGTAGTAACAAGAGGAGGCAGAAGAGTAGAGCCCAATAATTACGACAACGAAGAAGATGCTCAAGTCAGAGCTTCCAAATTGGTTGAAATGCTCAAGAAGTGTTCGCCACGCTGTGCTGGAAAGGTTGGAATCGTTAAAACAAAAAACCCTAATACAATTACATGAAAACAGGAATGATAGACTATATACTTAACAAGTTCTGCCCACTTCTTATTGTTGCAGTGCTATGTTTTTTAAAAATGGGCGCAAATACCTTTGAGCCATATATTATACTAGGTTTAATGCTTTATGCTTCTTACTTTAATTATAAAGTCGGATACGCAATGGGCATTTGCGAGAGCAGAGGATTGATTTGAAATGAAAGGTAAATACTATTCCCCAGACCCTTCTAAAGAAGTAAAACTTCTCTCAGATAAGGTAGAGTACCTTGAGAAAAAAATAAGGTCAAAACTAGATTATCTACTCAAAGAAATTCAAAAACTCAGGGATAAAAAATAAGCCCAACAACAATATCTTTAATTATTGCAGTCATTGTTTTAGTTGCATTGGCGATAAACCTTAATGTCAGACTAAAAAAACTTACAGAAAAACAAAAGAAAGATCTGTCTCAAAGAAAAAGCAGAGAAGTTTTATTTGGACAGTCTGCAGAAAAAATTGCCCCTTTTCTAGATGAGTTTGGATTTGACCCAAGAGACTCTCAGTTCTTAGGCCAACCAATTGATTATGTAGTTTTCGACGAAGAAGAAGTTTGTTTTGTTGAAATAAAAACTGGCCAAGCTCGACTAACTACAAAACAAAGAAGAATAAAAAAACTCATAGAAAACAAGAAAGTTTCTTGGAAAGAATTAAGGATATGATTAGTCATGAGCGCAAGTGCATATTTATACATATCCCCAGATGCGGAGGAAGCTCCATGGAACTTGCTCTCGAGGGAAAATCTGCATTTAATCGCAAAGAAAAGCATCTTATAGCAACAACAGCAAAAAGAATATACAAAGATTATTGGGATGATTATTTTAAATTCTCTTTTATAAGAGACCCTTGGGATAGGACAGTTTCATTGTCAAGATGGCCATGGTTTTATGGGTGCAGAGTTAGAAAAGGAAAACTATTAATAAAAGGTTTAAAAAACCTAATAATAGACCCAAGATCCAAGAGCAGATTTGACAGAAAAAAACTAAAATTTAAAAAAAACGCAGTCTATTTAAATATCCTTAACGAAGAAATTGACTTTATAGGTAGGTTTGAAAATCTACAAGAAGACTGGTTGTACGTCTGCAAGCAAATAGGCTTAGAGCAAAAACCTTTAGGTAATATAAAAAAGTACAAAACCAAATTGAAATATCCACACAGGAGCTACTATACTACAGAAACAAAAAATATTGTACAACAAATACACCAAGAAGATATAAATTATTTTAATTATAAATTTGAATATTAACTTTGCGCAGTGTACATAACATAGATATGGCTAAGAAAAAACGTCCAGCGTTTAATATACCACAGCTCAAACAGAATATTGTCGTAAATTCACTAAAGCTCGACGACAAGCAATTACATTTTCTAGAAAAGTCTTTATCAAAAAAGACTAAGATAATGTTTGTAAATGGGCCAGCAGGAACGAGCAAGACATACATGGCGGTTTACTCTGCTTTAAGGTTACTTTCATCTGAAGATGATTTAGATCTTGTTTATGTAAGAACCGTTATAGAAAGTGCCGATAAAGGACTAGGAGCATTGCCAGGAGACCTTGCAGAGAAATTTAATCCGTACATGATGCCCTTGATGGATAAGTTAGATGAAATGCTACCTCAAAATACATCACTAAAGCATGACTTGTTGGAAAAGGGTAGAATATCAGCTATGCCAATAAATTTTCTGAGAGGCGCGAGCTGGATTAACAAAGTTATTGTTGCAGATGAAGCGCAAAACTTCACCTTTAAAGAGCTAGTAACTTTAGTTACAAGAATAGGGGAAAACACAACCCTATTTATATGTGGAGACACAATGCAGAGTGACATAAATGGAAAGAGTGGCTTTGACACGATGTGTAATATATTCAACAATTACAAGAGCAGACAAAAGGGAATAGAGCATTTCCAATTTACAGAAGATGACATAAAGAGAAGCTCTATATTAAAATATATCATATCTACAATTAACGAACACAATGAAAAGAACAGGTAGATATTCATCCATGCCAGATGGATACAGAAGCTCGGATTGGGGCAATAATCACTCGTGTATACCTGTAAATATGTCAAGATACGCTATAGAAAAATACATTTCGAACAACAAAAAAGGTTTTCTTGGCAAAATTAGCAATTCCTATTGGGACCACTGGGATGCAGCAGTTTGTGTTAAATTAAAATTTAAAGAATGCGAAGCATTAGCTTTTGCAAATTTAGAACCCTATAGATTTCAAAAATTAACCGATAAAGAAATGAGGAGCAAAAGTGTAGTCTCGGCAAAATATGCCTTTGCTGAAGCAGCCACTATTGCGATAGAAAGATTATGCTTAAAGGCATTAATCAAGCTTGAGGATGCAGATAATATAGACATAACATGCTTCCACTTTAGAAGAATTGACTCAAAAGCAGATGGCTTGATTTTTTTTGGAAGCAATGAGGACGCTTCGATTATAATAAATCCAACGGCAGAAGAATTAGAAAGAGCGGAAGGATTTGAGAGTTACAATATAGAGTTTAACAAATATAAAGGTCAATCACGCAACGGAAAATATATTTATTCCTAAAAAAAAGACTTGACTAAATCACATTTATCAGCTATAATATAACTCATATTTCAAACTGTTCTTTTTAAATTTTATTGACTTTGGAAGTTCTCGACGGAGGCTTCCTGTGGGTGACCGAACAAGCCTGTCGTTAGCGGGCTAAGGTATGCAGATTCCCTGTGGTGGGGTAGCAGAGTCCAATCGGATGAGCTAAAGACCATATACCGAGTCTAATCTGTGGTTCGAAGTAGGAAAACATTGAACTGATGTTAACGCCGAAAAGTTGGAGGTATTCAGTAGTCCTTCCCCACACTTATTTTAAAACCCCCTAGAAATAGGGGGTTTTTTTATTATTATATTTAATGTTTTACATCAAGAAAGATCAGGATAATAGAGACGCAATTTCCTTAATAGAAGAAGTTATAACTGCGCACAAATCCCTTAAAAAAGAAAAAGAAAAAAGGGTTCTTGATTTATACATGGAATTGCCCAACGAAAAGCTTTTCGAAGAAATTTACCTAGAGGAAGAGGAAATACGAAATATAGATATTCAAATTTCTGGAATAGAATACGCAAGAGATTACATTAAGCTAATGACAAAGATTTCAAAAAAATAGCAGAGAATACTCAAGAATAAAAATCTTCGTGTAATAAAATATATGAGCAAAGAACCTAATTACTTTATAATCTTCTTAATAGTAATTATTATAGGAATTTACTCAATATATGAAAAATGTAATGCTAAAAACAAAGAACTAATGAATATTATCGAACAACAGGATCAAGTTATCCTGCAACAAGATAGCGCGATAAAAAAACAAGGAGACCTTATATTGTTCTACAATATATTCTACGAACAAAACCGAAACAACCAATACCCTCTTTTCAACCATGACTTTAAGGCAAGCCCTAAGGAAATACAATTACAAAACCGTATTTAATATTATATTTAAAATTTTTTTGCAAAACAAATCATATTCAGAAGTATATGCCCTAGATGTAAATTTTCTTAATGCGTGGAATAATCTAGTTAATACAGAAAGTTACGACAACTATAAAAATTGCTCTATCTATTTGGTTGAGATTGAGGATGACCTAGAAGATCCTCCTGAGCAAATCGTAGATGTTTGCCTAATAGATTCCGCCGAAGATGCGCTTCAGGCTTTAGATTTTTTATCTTGGGGAGAAATAATTGACTTGGATATTAAAAATTCCACCGACCTTTCGGATAAGGAATGCTTGGCATACATTCTTTGGGAAATCACTTTCTGGGGCTTTAGCGACAGTTCGATTGCAGAACAAAAAGCTAAGTTAAAAAAGTCTCAAAAAGACTGGGAGCGGGTTGAAAAAGAGCTCAAGGATTTATATAATCCAAGAGATGAATCTTTATAAAATCCCAACTCACAAGAATTGTCCCAAAAAAGTTTACGCAGTAGTCGAGATTCCTAAAGGCACCAGCGCAAAATACGAGTATGACCCAGAAATAGGAGTCTTTTTTTATGACAGAAGCCTGCTAAGTGCAATGACATACCCTGCGAGTTATGGTTTTATCCCAATGACTAAAGCAGAAGATGGAGATGCGCTTGATATTTTAGTTTATAATGCAGTACCCATCGCAAGAGGTACGGTTGTTGAATGCTTAGTATTAGGAGTGCTAGATATGAATGACGATGGAGAAAAAGATTACAAAATACTTGGCGTCCCTACATCACACGTTCGATCATATGAAAGCCTTGATGATATTGACCCGCTTTTCTTAGAGGTATCTAAAAACTTTTTCCAACACTACAAAGACCTAAATGGTAAAGATGTCGAAATACTTAACTGGCACGACAAACATACTGCAAGAAAAATTATAAATGAAAACTTAATATAAAAATCAAATGAATAATTCAATGAAAGATGTAAGAAAATACTATAAGGAAGAGGTTGATCGGCTAACTGGCGCAGATTTCATGCTGGAGTCGCTCGCTCGGCACTGCGCTTCAAGCATTAACTTGATAGACAGCATAATGGACAAAGATAGATTTGCAAAAAATAATAGCGCCAAAGACACTAAAGATTTACTTCTCAGTGTAAGTAATAATATCAATAAGTTAAAACATCTACACAAATGAAATATTTAAATTTTTTATTATTTTTTATTTTTTCTGGCTGCACCCCAAATTGCAACGAAAATAATTGCGCATGCAATACCTGCAACGACGAGTGCAAAAACTGCGAATGCAATAAAGAAAGTGTCTAAATCCTCAGCAGGAAAGGGTGACTCCCCTAGAAATAATTTTTCCAAAAATTTTCAAACAAATTATGAAAAAATAAATTGGAAAAACCGAAGAGCCAAAAAAAAATTAAAAAAGAAAAAGGATTAACAGTGGACGATAGACAGAAGAAATACGTTGAAAGCACCAAAGGTCAAGAAGCTCTTTCTCGTGCGAGAAAGAAATACGATGAATCAGACAAAGATAGGCGCAGACAACAAAAAAGAGATTACATGAGAAGAAAGCGCGAGCAAGACCCAAACTACTGTAAATGGAAATAAATTTATGAAATACATATTAATAGCTATAGCCTTATTGGCATCAAACTGTCTAGCCGCAAGAGATAAAAATCCCTTGCCAGAAAAGCCAAAGATTGAAAAACCTTCAAAGCCAAAGCATTTTCCCAAGCATTGGGGTCGCCCTCCTCAAATCCAATTAAAGGATTACGTAACTCTTCCTAATGGATTCGGAAAGGGGAGCTCAACTCTCGCAAACTGGATTAAGGAAAATTTAAAAAAAGACGCAGAAAATAAAAAGCCTGAGACTAAGCCTAAGCCCGAAATTAAGCCCAAGCCCAAGCCTAACAGGCCTTCAAGGCCAAATCCAAGACCTGAACCCCCTAAAGAGGTAAAAGACAAGATGGAAGCCTACAAGGAGGCACAAAAAACCCTTCAAGAAGGTTTGAAAAAGAGACTCAAGGATTTAGGAGAAAAACCCTCAAGAGAAGCAGTAAGAAAGGAAGTTGAGAAATTTAAAGCAGAAAACAAATCAGCAATAGATTCTCAAAAATCTTTAGGTAAGGATATTCAAGATTGGCATAAAGACAATAGACCCGAGAGGCCAAAAAGACCCGAACCAAGCGAAGATGTAAAAAATAAAATGAATGCCCTCAAAGAGCAACAAGAAGCTTTTAAGGGTGTTAGAGACGCTTTCAGGCAAGCAATGGAGCGATCAAAAGATATGAGCAAAGAAGATAGAGATGAATTAATTAAACAATTTAAAGAAGCGAGCGCTGAAAATCATAAAGCAATCAAAGAAGCTCACAAAGCTTTACAAAAAGAAATAAGAGAAATAAAACAAGAAGGTGATCGTAGACAATAATTAAAACAAGGATAGATATGAAAAAGTTGTGGATAGTAATACTGGCTGTGTTGTGTACAAATTTGTACGCACAAAAAAATAATAACAAACCCAAGGACGAAGAACCTGATCAATTACCTACGCAAACTGAAGAACCTACTAAAGAAGAACCTTCGGTTGATGATAACACAAAACCATCATTACCACCAATTGATTTTGTAGATGAGGTTGAAAACAGTGGAGGTCCTGAAGTTATTGAAGAACTTGAGAAGGTTAAAAAAGAGAAAGATGATTTGGCAAAGATCATTGTTGATAAAGAGGAAAACGAAGGCAAGTTACTTAAGAGAATAGAAGAACTTCGTGTTTCAAAGGAATCACTTGAAAAAAACCTTGAAGCTGCAAGTGATTTGATTGACGAACTCAACAAAGAAAAAAAGCAATTGAAATCAAACATCTCGGATTTACAAACAGAACTTGATAAACCTGTTGGTTCTTTATTTGATGGTTGGGTTTACTTACCCAAGTCTGGTTGGATTTATACTTCACCTAAAATTTATCCGTATGCGTTTTCTCAAAATGACGGATGGTTAAAATACGAACTTGGTACAGACCCAAGACGAGTATTTTATTTTAAGGAAGATGCTTGGAAAGTTTTGAATAAAAAGAAAAACAAATTATAGAGACAAGACAAGACGGGGATAGAAGAAAATAATTAGCAAATGATAGATCATCAGTATAAATGCATTTTTATTCATATTAACAAATGCGGAGGAACAACCTTAGATAGATTATTTAAGGCAAACGCTCGTGGACACAAATCCATTCTATCATACCAAAAGGCTTACCCAAAAAAATTTGACTCTTATTTTAAATTTTCTTTTACGAGAAATCCATGGGACAAAATGGTGTCGTTTTACCATTACCATGTCAGAAGAGGGTGGCCTTTTAACTGGGATTGGAATAAGAATAACGCCCCTAACTTTGAAGATTTCATTAAAATAATTCACACTTATTCAGAAGAAAAAGAAAAAAAGATATGGCCGAAGAAACAGATTCGAAAGCATAAGACAACAACTATGCGCATGAGTAATCATTTAGATTGGCTGTGTAGTGATAGTGGAGAGATATTAGTTGACTTTATAGGCAAATTAGAGAATTTTCAATCAGATTTCGATCAAGTCTGCGACAAAATAGGAATGCCAAGGCGAAATCTACCGCACAAAAACAAAAGCAAACACAAGCATTATAGAACTTACTACAACGATGAAACGATTCAAATCGTTGCAGAACGATTCTCAAAAGATATTGATTATTTTGGATATCAATTTTAATTTTAAATTAAACCTATGAAAGAACCGCTGTGATTACGGCGGTTTTTTTGTGTAATACATTATATGTTAAGGTTTTTGCCTGTTTTATTGCTCCTTGGCTGCGTTTCTACGCGTGGCCCACAGCCTTCTGATACCGAATTTAAAGAAGAAGACAGAAACTGGAAACAAGTGTATGTAGAAGAAATGGAAATTGCCAACGAAAACAACGACACAGAGGCTTATTATTTTTTTCTACAAGAGATTGTCAAAGAAGAATATAAATTAAAATTCGGAAAAGATCTACCCCCCAATCCTGTTATAAAAATATTAAATTAAAGCGATGAAAACTGGAATTACCTTCTCAACTTTCGACTTGCTTCATGCGGGCCATGTAATGATGCTGCAAGAAGCTAAAAGCGTATGCGATTATTTAATTTGCGGCTTACATGTTGACCCGAAAATAGAAAGACCTCAAAAAAATTCTCCGACACAATCTCTCCCAGAAAGATATATGCAGCTTTCTTCAGTAAAATATGTTGACGAGATTATACCCTATCAATACGAACAAGACCTTTGGGATATTTTAAAAGCATACCAAATAGATATTAGAATAGCTGGAGCAGACCATAAGGGTACAGAATTTAGCGGTTTAGATATTTGCAGGAATTTAGGAATAGAAGTTTACTATAATCACAGAGACCACGATTTCTCAAGCACAGAACTAAGAAAAAGAATAGCTCAAGCAGAAAAAGAAAAAGATGTTTGACATTTAAAGGCTAAAATGATAAAATGCCTTTATGTTAAACTTAAAGTACTTAATTGTGGTAATGATAGCTTTTTTATTGGGAACGCAATCAAATTTCAATAAACCTATTGCAAAACAAAAGCAAGAACCAAAGATTCTTGAATCAAACAAGCTCAAGGTTTTAGTTACTCATACGGAAGGTTCATACCTCATGGAAATCAATAGTGTTCCCAAACCGTTTGACGTTGATGGTAGTTACCCTTATGTATTATGGGTTAACGGGAAAAGGTTTAAATTGCCAATGAAAGACCTCAAGGAAATGATTGCGAAAATTGGAGAAGAAAATATACCACCTATAGATAATAATGATATACACAAAGGCTGGATGAGATCCTTTTTTGCTGTAGATAACGCAGATTTTCTTGAATCTAAGGAAAAAATGGCAAGGCAGTGAAAGATAATGAACATTACAAAAAAATTAAAACATATTAATTTTGAATGGAGTGAGTCAGAAAAAACTTTTACAATTACAGAAGAAGATGGCAACAGAGTAATCTTAAATAAAGTTTACGCTTTTGCTTTTATGCGGTTTGTGGTTCGTATGGCTCAGAGAAACTGGCTCAGAACAGGAATGCAGAAAAATAACGATAGCGACACAAGTATAAAAGATGAACTTTTAGAAAATCCAAAGCAAATTGAGTTTAACTACGAATAATGTCTTACAAACTAACAAGGTACCATAATCGCTTGGGCAACAATATAAGGCAGGTAATTAATGCTTGCACGGCTGCACACAAAGACGGGGCTCATGGGGTAATAATACCTCGACACAGATGTTTTAAAAAAACATTCATACCAATACATAACAATAATTCCGAAAAAAGAAAAAGAAAAACATGGTTCCATACACCCAAACAAAGAAAATGCATGGACCACGAGATGACATCACCGAAGAAAATAGTCGACTTATACCTTCAAGACTTTCTCTGGACTTCTCCAGAATATAACAATACAAAAGATTTAGTTTTGCACGTAAGAAGCGGTGATATTTTTCGAGGGAAAGGCGCGAGCAGGCATTACCTTCAACCGCCTTATTCTTTTTATGTTAAATGCATAGAGTCTTCGGAAAAAAATCACATACTTTTAGTTACGGAAAAAGATAGAAGAAATCCAATTATCAATCAGCTTGAGAAAGACTTTTCAAATAACATATCAATACAAACCTCTAGCCTAAAAGAGGATGTTAAAGCAATTCTGCAGGCAGAAGAGCTTGTGCTAGCAAAATCCAGCTTTTCTAGACAGTTAAGTTTATTCTGCCCCTTCTTAAAGAAGGTTCATTCTCCATTTTGGCCGTATTCAGTAGGCGGTATAGATTCAATTAACTATAAGTTTCCTAATTATAAAACAGAACCTTGGAAAAATTCCAAGGAACAGCGCGAAAAAATAATGAGTTACAAAAAAGAGAACATAAAGTTATTCACTTAGCTAAATATTTACCCATATTTTCTGAAAAAAAGTAAACTTGTTGCATTAATTCTTCTCGCTTCTTACCTTTTTCTTTCTTTGCCTTTTCGTATAAATTCAACACAAAGTCTGCATCTATCTTATATTTAATCTTAACTTCTTTTGTTTGTTTTTTGTCTTTCATAAATAATATTACACCTTAAAATTTCTAATTTAAAGATTGTCCGTGTATAATTAATTACAAGACAAAAACCCTTAATTATAAGAATATGCCTATAAATACAAACCCAACTGGATTATTTCCTAAAGCTCAGCTCGGAAGTGATTCACCGTATACTTACCTTGCTGACGGCGATAACATTACGTCCACGGGGGGAGGAGTTTACATTCCTTTAGTCGATCTCGATGACTATATTCCCTCAGCAGATGTACTTGACGAGAATCATGGTGATGCAGACTACAGATATCTTTTATTAGCTCTAAATGAGGCTGTAATGGACCATCACGGAAGCTTGTCTGCATTAGACAAACCTAAAAATGCCACTCTTACGGAAGGAAATTTGCAAACTTCGAAAGATGGTAAAACTACGAAAGTATTCACTCAAAAATTCTTCTATGATACTTCGGACTTAAGGCTGAAGCCAGGCGACGAATAAGTAAACTTTTAATTTAACCAAAAAAAGCCCAAGATTTTCTTGGGCTTTTTTATTGACTTTTTTGCTAATCAATGCTATCATTTACCCATGAAATTAAATGCAAAACAAAAAAAAGTCTTACTTAAGTGCGCAGAAGAACTTAACGAACTATCAACAGTTTTGCTACAGGAAGTTAATAAAAGAAAATGCAAATACAATGATATTGTCTCAGAAATGCGAGATGTAGAAGCAAGAATTATGGATTTAAGAGACATGCTTATGCCTGACAAAAATTACCCTAACTACAACACCAAGAGTTTAAAGCTTGGAGATGCAAAAAAATTTCCTTTTTAACTATAATGTATAAAACCTTTTTTCCCACCAAGGCTTTTTTGTAGACTGCTTGTCTAAATATTCCAATATTTGTGTTTTTAGGACTTGACCTTCTACTGAATTTTTGATATAGTTATCCAATGATTGATTCTTTAATTTGGCCATTCCGCTCCAGTCTTCAAACTGAGCCTCAGTTAGCCTTAAATATATTTCTTTAAATTTAATTTTATCATCAGGGTCCATATCATAAATATATACACAATGAAAGACGAAAAAGACAGATTATATGAGTTCAGAGTATGCTACAATGAAGGAGCATATCACTCAGCGGTAAACAGTTATCACTATTATCAAGCCTATAACGCTTATGATGCATTACATTTTCATTGCAAAATGATGGAAAGGCGAAATATTGACTGTCAAATAATTTCAGTTGAAAGAAAATGTCCTTGGAGAAACAACTGGGTAGACGAAAGTGCAGTTATCCACAATGAGCATTAAAATTATAGAGGGTAATCTTTTAGATTTCCCGCCATATTGCAAAATTGACCCTAATAAATATTTAGGAATAAATAATATTGCTCATTCTTGTAATACTAGGAATATTATGGGAGGAGGAATTGCTTTGCAAATAAAGAACAGGTATCCCCAAGCGTATGAAGCGGATACCGAGGCTTACAATAAAGAGTACGACAAAAATGGTCAGTACATTAATTGGTTAGGTAAATATTCAAAAGTCGAGATTGAAAGCAAATTTCTTCCGAACAACAAAGGAAGAATTTACAATCTATATACTCAAGCTAGTGTGGGAAGAGATAAAAGACAGGTCAGCTACGAAGTATTTTGGAGAGCATTAAAAAATATGCAAGAAGATTTGCTCTTTATTCAGCATGAAACAGGAGAACCTCAAGTATTAGGTTTACCTTACGGAATTTCCTGTGGACTTGCAGGAGGTAGTTGGAAAATAATAAAAGCAATTATTGAAGATATTTTTATTGATTGTTTAGTAAAATGTTACATAGTTAAATTTGAATATGCATAAAGCCACCTTAGCTTAGCTGGTAGAGCAGTTGATTTGTAATCATCAGGTCGTCGGTTCGATCCCGACAGGTGGCTCCATTTTATGCGGATGTGGCGGAATCGGTAGACGCTACGGACTTAAAATCCGTTGCCCATAGGGCGTGTGGGTTCAATTCCCACCATCCGTACCATTTTTTCTCATTGAAATATACGCCTTTAGTTCGCTTCGTTCTTTCTCGCTCATTTCAGAGAAAGCCTTCTTAGCTTGCAAAAAGGCAATTTTAACCCTTCTTCCGACTGGCGCATCAAAATTTGGATCACTCATATATTTCAATGTAAGATAATCAATAATATCATTATTCATAAAATAATCCAAAACCCAACTTTTCAAGTATATAATTTTTTTGTTTTTCTCCCATGTTCCTTACTAAATAATGAACGTAATCCCTTATCCTCATTTCTCTTTTTTTAGGATCTCCATTCACAAAATACATAAACATCGAACGATTATATAGCTCATCGAAAAGATATTCTTTTATTTTGAGATTTAATGACTTTTTGTATATTTCCATTTTTTCATTTTGTGTCATGGCTTCGTAAGTCTCAGAAGCCTCTGTGGTAGCTTTCATTTGATTAACAATAACAAAGCGACCATCCATAGCATTTAATTTTCTTTGATATATATATTCAAGTATCAAAGATCTTTCTTTGTAAGTAATTTTCATAAGCAATAGTTCTTTATAATTTATACACGCCAACAAACATAAACTGACTTAAAAATCAAAAAAAACTTGACTTTGAACAGGAATTATGAGACAATATAAAAATAATGAACAAAACAAGATACACAGAATTTATTATTCTCACAGAAATGTGGCAAGACGGAAAATATATAGAGGTTTCAGAAACTATTTTTGAAGAAGATTGGCCTCATGGAAAAGTTGCCAGATTTTGCGCATATATAGCTAAGCACCTCGGGTTAAACGAGCTTAATATTTTTTCAAGAATGATATAAATATGAATTCATACATTAAAGAGTTAGCAATAAAACTAGACGTACTTAACGAAGAAATTAAGGTAATTGAGTCACGAATCCAACCTCACGATTGCGGTCATCTCAAAACAGCGGTAAGCGTAATGAAGGAGAGAGCAAAGGAAATTAGAGAAGAGCTTTATAATTTTAATGAGTAAATATGATTCAGTATGGGAAACTCATGATTTTGTAATAAAAAAGCTTACGATCAATGAGGATAAATACAATAACCTTCTAGCAAACATGAATAGCTATGTCGTAATGTTTAAGAAGGGAGCAATAAAAAGAGAAGAAATCCTAAAAATACTAAAAGAAGGCAGGAAAGTATGTAGCGCATTAGATAGCCTATACAAGAAACATTTATTAAGTATTAGGGAAATCAGAGAATTAATTAAAGATGACGATGTTCCTAGAGAGCGAGTACCCACGGCAGAAGTGGTAGATGAACTAGAATCGAGCACTAGAGAGCTTATGACAACTATGGCTCAATCTAGAGAGCTTTTTGACATTATAGAAGAGGAGATTAATTATGGATGATAACATTTGCCCAGTCACAGATAGAGAAGATGTAATAGATGATTGCTATATTACTATCGAGTTCGGCTACGGAAGCGATAAAGACATGATGACTTATAATTTTAATACTGTACATGATATCGTGGGAAAAAAGGTTCTAGAGGCGATACAATCGCTTATGCCAAAAGGTAGGTCTGTTGAAGATTTCGGCAGAAATACGATGGAAGAACTATTTAATGAAAACTGGTGGGAAGAACTTTCTAAAGAAGAAAGAGAAGACTACAGAAAAAGATGGGGGTTAAAATAATATGAGAGAAGATAATACGACAACAAGAACTTATTTATTAATTGACTATGGAAGACCCCATGCCCATGAATATACAGGCAAGAAGGTTAAAATGACAGAGCAAGAAGCTCATGACAGAAATTATGCTTTTGCGATAAACAGGGCAAATAAAAGATATATTAAAGATGTTGGGTAATTTTAACCCAAAAGCAATTCAAGAACTTGGCAACCTAAGAGCAGAGGTTGAAGTGAATGATCCTTTATTTAATTTTGCTAAAACGCATCTTAAAAAAACCTCTTTTAATACCGAACAAGAACTAATTGAATTTTTAAAAAAATTACCAGACGATGAATGTGATAGGTTCATATCCATGCTCACCTCCGTACAGTGAGTACAGGAAAAAAGTGAAATCAAAGCTAGATAAAAAAGCTCCCAAACTCCCAACAGATACCTGTATGTATATAAATTTCGTCCAAGAGGTATTACAGGATTTGTATGATGATACGGATTGCAAATTATTAGAAGGTAAAATAAAGTTAATGAATGAAACATTAGAGTATGTGAGAGGAGCCAACGAATCACTTAGGTCCAATGCTTCATTTTGGCGAAATAAGTATATAGACAAATATGAAAAAAAATCTTGACAAATATAATTTAAAGTGGTACTATTAAGGCATGTCAAACAAAAAAGGATATTCAACCATAGAAGGATGTATTAGACAGTCTTGCGATTTACCATTAGATAAATGGAGAATAGAAACCCGAAAAGGTGGAGCTGAGATTTATGTTGAATGCGCAAATCGGTCTATTTTCATTGGAGAAGGTTATAGTCATCAAGAATATGGCGAAAGCATGGTTCTTGCAAGCGTTATTGAAAAAGCATTAAATGAATACGAAGAAGAGTACGAATGCCACGACAAAGGAACAAACTCTCACTTTGATGGACATTGAGCAAAGAAGTCTTAAGTATGTTGAATTTCATATGTTTGAAACATTCAAACCTGTTTTTTTAGAACAAATGCAAGCTCACGGATTATGGCATGATTCAGAAGGTTATCCTAGATACGAGAGCATTCTCGAAAATAACATAAGCTATCTTTTCCCACCTTTTGATCCAGATAGCGATGAGTATGATACATATCAATTTGGAGAAAACGAAGATTAATACATGAAAGAAGAAATAGCAGAAAACGTTTATTTTAATAGAGGCTATGAAAAAGGATATTCAGAAGCACAGGAATATCTTTCAAAAAAGTTTGAAAAAATTTTAAGTAAAAACGCACATCAATCATACGAAAAAGGCTTTAGAGAGGGAGCAAATCAAAAAGACAATAAACCATGCGTTTGCGGTTTTTGGGGAGATAAATAAATGAAAATATCAATTACAACAAATAATAAAGTATTTACTGTTGAAGATGAACTTGGTTTTGACTGCACAGGCATAAATGAAGCAGTAGAAATGTTCAAGGGTTTACTGGTGTGTGCAGGATTTCACCCCAGCAATGTTGACGATGCTTTTAATACAGAATATCAATGGTTTACCGAAGAGGAAAGAAATGACAATATGCAAGGTCATCTAAGTCACTCAAATAAAATAGTTAAAGATTGGCATGAAGATTGTCTGAATGGAAAATGATTAATTGGATTAAAGTTGCAGATGAAATTCCCGAAGAAGGTGTAAGATTGCTTTACTTTTTTGAAGGCACAGGAGTATGGACAGGTTTTTACTATGGCAGAGACGAAGACTACCCCGATTCAAATGACCATATATTTGGTAGCAATGCAGGATTTTTGACAGGTGATGTGACTCATTATTGTTACATTAATTACCCCGAAGGTGAAGATGCAGAGTGGAGAGTTGACGCAGATAGAGAATTTTTTGAAGAAACTAAATTTCAAATCAACAAAATGAAAGAACCCATTGGCTAATCATGTTTGCAATATCGACACATTTTTAAAATATGTCGATAAAACTGAAAAATATGTACATATATGAAAACATTACATAATACTAAAAATTGCAATTACAGAAGATTCTTGCATAAAAAATTAAAGCACGGCAAAATAAGCGGTAAGTTTTATAAGTTTCTTTGCAGAAATTTTCCCTATCGAGTTACCGCAAGAGAGGTACAAATTTGTGTCACACAAGTTCTTAATGGTAAAATGACTGAAAATAAAGCTATTTCTACCCTGCAAGGAGCAAGTAATGAACTTAGACGGCAACAAGAGATGTACAAATCAAATGTAGAGTGCAGAAAGAAAACAGGATTGAAACAAATAAATAAATGAAACTGCTAAAATGGGTGTGGGAATCAATTTGCGTAATATTAATTCTTTTTTATTGCATTTGCGCGAGTTTTATGCTAATATTTAATAATGAATAAATACGAAGTAGAAATACAAGAAAACAAAGAAGGTGAACTATACTTTCAAATTCCAGAAGAGTTACTTGATAAGTTGGGGTGGAAAGAAGGCGACGAACTGAAGTTTATTGAAAAAGGAAATAGCGCATTTCAAATAAAGAAAATGCGCTATGAGTCAATTGAACTTGATTTCACAGAAGAAGAGTTATACAAATATATGCTTGCAGCTCACGAAAACAAAATGAGCTTCGATGAGTGGGTAGAGATGGCTATATCATCATTCCTAAAGGCTTATGACTCAGATGAGTCAAATAATAAGTAAGATTTTATATCACATAGGTGATTGTATTAGCCTATTACTTAAGTTAAATTTCTTTAGTTGGCTTTATCCAATTTACAATAAAATAATGTTATTAAGTTGTAGGCTTGACAAACACGGAAAAATATGGGAGAATAAATAAATGATATTAGGACTTACATGCATTAGCGAACACCTCAAAGACAAGGATAAGAAAAAATATTCTTTTCGTACTATGACCCGAAAGCGGTTTCATCAACTTGAGAGGCATGACGCAATCAATCAGTTATCAGAAAGAATTCTGCACAATGTAAGAACTACGAGATACATAATCAACCATTGTATATCTCATAACATACTTCATTACCGCTTAAGTTCTGCTCTATTTCCCTTAATCACTGACAGTCAAACAGATGTAAATCTCGACGACCTTGATCCCATTTGCTTAACTCAAATTAAAGAAGAGTTAGAATTTGCAGGCAAAATAGCATATAAACATAATTTATCTATTGGCTCTCATCCCGATCAGTTCAATGTTCTTGCCTCCACCAATGAAGATGCAGTAAACAGAACAATTAACGAACTAAATTTTCAAGCAAGCGTTCTTGATATGCTAGGTCTTCCGCAAGACCATACCACCCCAATGAACATTCATATTAATTATACTCCAAAAATGGATGAAGGCTACGGAATGGTTGCAGATAGATTTTACAAGAATCTTATGCGTTGCGATGCAGGAGTATTCAATCGACTAACTATCGAGAACGAAGATAAAGGCTTCTTCAATGTAGATAATTGCATTAATTTTAGCGAATATTTACTTGATACATATGATTTTAATTTGCCTGTATGCTACGATAACTTGCACGACTTCTGCAATCCATCAGAAGAGCGTAATCTTACATTTCAAGCAGAGCGTTGTGCATATACATGGGTAAGCACAAGACAGCCCACAGAAGCTCCTTATAATAACTTTATTTCTCCTGTCTTTCATTGGTCTGAAGGTAGACCCGATAAGCCAAGAGCTCATGCAGATTATTTTGCACTAGGCAACCTACCGCCTCATATAGCAATTGATCCCGATTATCCTGCAAAATGGGAATGTGAAGTTAAGGCTAAAGACAAAGCGATTTTCACACTAAGAGAATCTATTTTCGCAGAAATGACTTGACCGCTTACAAATAATAAGTTATAATATATGACATGACAAATTTGGAAAAAGCTATTAACGCAATGGAAGGAACAAAGCTAGAAATAGAAGACATAATTTTTAAAGTTGGAGATGCCAAACAGAGTCCCACGGAAGACGAGCTACTCAATTTACTAATTGGAGTACAGGCATTATTTTCAGTTAGACAGGAGAGAATAAAGCAAGAGTTAAATAATATTTCTGAACCGCATCATTTTAATGAGCAAGCATAATCTTTATATTGCCCCTAAACATGGTAAATATAAATTAATAATTACAGATAAAAAAACTAAAGAAGAAGTCCTCTTAGCTGAAGACGAAAACCAATCAAATTTATTACAAATAATGGATCAATTTGCTAGGTCCAAATATTCAAGACAATTAACTGGAAGCGATATATACCTATATGAAGGATAAATTAAAAGAAGAACAAATAAAAACTCCACTCAAGGTTCAAGAAGAGCAAGAAGAAATAAAAGAAGTAGAAAAAGAAATCAGAGATATTGAAGCAGAACTTGATTGGGCTGAATCTCAAGCCTCGGATGATTATAAATACATTACTCATCTTGAGCATAGACTTGATAAGCTATACGAGAAATATAACCAAATGGATAATTATGAATCCTTCTAAACCTAGCATCAAAATGCCCCATGTTGGTCTCTGCGAAGTAGAAATTCATTATTCTCCCGACTTAATTAGAAATAGAATTTCATATGGTTTTTGGAAGCCAATTGTTGAGAATATGGCATGGATGCCTTTTCACAAATTAGTTCATGCAACTAGCATTATGTGGAGCCAAATGGATTCTGCTCATAAATTCGGAACAATGAGGCAAGCAGGTTTTGAGCTAGAATCGCTTGCTCTCTGTCTTTTAGAAACAAAAAAGAATTTTAATCTTGACAAATAATCAACTAAGTAGTATACTTATGTCATGTCTAAAGAAGAAAAGTATCTTAAGCAAATAATTAGCTCCTGCGAGCTTATCCTTGACGACCTTGAGCAAGGTGCAAGTATATCTCAAAGAGACTTTAATATGCTAGGTCATGCAGATGAAATAATGTTCAGTATGCAACAGAATGTAAGCAAGGAGCTTAATCCATCTCATTATAATATCAATGCAGGATATAGTAACAATAATAAATAGCTTTTTTATTTTTATAGGATGTTTTATTGGTCTTTGGTTGGTAATGTTTTTAGCTTTTTTTTACGATGACTAGGATTGTAGATCGGATGGTAGAAGACCTCTTAAATCTCTATTATAAACAAGCCTCTGAACTTCGTAAAGGAACTATTTTTGGAGGGTGGCATGAAGATGATGTAGAAAAACTAATCTCTAGAGCCTTATGGAGACATGGAAACCAATCTATTACATTAAAAATTAATAAAGAGCTAGACGATCATCATATCAGCGTTGAAATTGTAGACATAGAAAAACCAAATAATGAAGAATAATATTTTTGAGAAGATTATGGTTATAGAAGACCACATAAATAAGTTACTACAAGATTTAGATTTAGGTTTTGAGCATTGTGAAAAAAATCACGATGAGATTACACAAGAGCTTGTTAATGCTTCAAAATCAATTTCAAAAATATATAGACTAAATAAGGAAAATTTTGATGGCTGACTTTTGTTTGGATTGCGCAGAGAATCTTTTCGGAAAAGAATTACCTTCTGACTTTGAAGGTATTCTAACAGAAGAAGAAGAAGGGTATACAATATCGGTTCTATGCGAAGGTTGTGGCTATATTGAGGTAGATCATTTAGGTAAAAAGGTAGATAAAGAATGTTAAACAAATACAAAAGAGAAAAGAATAAATCCCAAATATTCAAAGACTACCATGTGGTTGTCGATGAAGATGGAATAGAAAGAGACTATTGGTTTTCTGCTCAAAGCGAAGATCATGCTTTGGATATGTTTGCAACATTTGCAGAAGCTAAAAACCTTAGTGCAGAAATAATAAGCGTCACACAAGAATGAAAATCAAAGTAGGGTTAAGGGGTAATTCAGATGCAGTATATGGTGTCATCATAAAGTTTGATGACCTTAGCCTTGTAAGTTCTGACAATATTTTTCTTATCGGTGAAGAGAATAGAAATAAAATGGGGAAAGACCTAGTTTCATTGCTTGAGTCTTTGTCTTGTGTCGATAACCAAATAGAAATAGGTGATAAATTAATCCCAATGATTGAGAGAGAATTAAATATAGAAGAAGGAACTTTAAATAGATTTATAAATGAGTGAATCACAATATAAGATATACAAATTAATAAGGAAATTAATGAATGATCTTTCTGAAGAAGATTTGAAAGAATTAATTTTAGAAACAAATCAACATGACAGAGGATGAATCAATTCGCCCTTGGGGGTATGGTTACAATAGTGCCTTGCGAATCCTTAGAGAGTTTGACAAAAAAGTATTTGACTTGACAGATAAGGATGATATATATAATGTAGGTAAATCTAATTTATATAATATCCAAAAAGATTTAATCCATGAAATATATGGAGCAATAAAAAAAGAGAAAGAAGAATATACCGATGACCAATTTAGTTAATTTTATAAAAAGATTGTTTCGATTATTCCGCAGGGAGAAAGAGCCGAAATTATCTAAAGCACAAATAGACGAACTAATTGAATCAAATAAAGACATACTATCTAAATTAAAAGATTAATGAAATTATCATTGACATTACATGGAAAAACTTATAGCGTAGAATCTGATGAGCAATTCGATGGAACGCAAGTGTCTGAATTGGTTGAGCAATTCAAAGGTTTACTTGTTAATGCAGGGTATCATCCACATAATGTTGACGAGCTTTTTAATACAGAATATCAATGGTTTAATAATGAAGATTCAGACTTAGAAAAGCGAGTAAAAACTTTATACGGAGATGACGAAAAAATAGAGCCAAATAACAATGAGTGAAATAATGGATGATTTCGATGCAGGGAAAACGTTTGCACAAAATAAAGTGCTTGAGCTTATGGATGAAGTAATAGACGAATATAGAACTATTGCAAGAGAAGAGAAGATGGATTCGGAGTCTAGCAGAATACCCAAAGCTCAATTAAACGCAGTGCTTTTTATGAAACATTGGATTCTTAATGATGGTATTGAAGATGAAGAAGGAAACAGAGTATGCTTAGTTTGGTAAAAATAAATCTAGGGCTAGACCTCATAAATCACTTTAATAAAAAAATCAAAAAACTAAAAGCGAATGATAATGTCGCAAATAATGCACACATTTATGCAATGAAAAGTTTTATAAAAACAATCGAAAACGAGCTATCAAAATAACATGAGGCTACGAGCAATCTTTTGTTGTCTTTATTTTAGCATCCTGCCTTGGTGGGTCTACGAAAACAAAAAACATTACAGAAGAACATATTGGAAACATCTTAAATTAAACTTTGGTCAAACAAAGATTTGGCTTCTCAAAAATGAAACGCAAGAAGATGTTGACTTTGAAAGAGAGGTAAACCCAAGTTGGAAAAAGGTTTTCTCAAATATGATAAGAAAAAAGGCTTGACAAACTTTCAGTCTTATAATATAGTTTAGGGATTATGAGTGGAGAAGGACTATCAGTTAGCTTTAGAAGAACGGCAATGACCCAAAAGTCAAATCAAGAACTTCTTAGGGAGTTTCAAGATTTAGTTTATTCTAATAAAAAAATAATGTCGCACATGAAATGGTATGGTCGTGACCATAGTGTTGAAATTATGGAGCATGGGGACGAAGAGTTAGCTGAGTGGCAACGAGAAGCAGTTGCCATCAAAGATACTTTTGAATTTACTATTAGCGTCTATGACTCTTGGCATGAAGATGCAGACATATACGAATCACATAAGCGAGATGATAGCTTTGTTTCTCTTGCGAGTGAATTTGCTAGGGATAATTGGTTGCATTATTTCCCCGAAGGCTTTCCTGCTGAATGGATAGAGACGAAAACTATTGATGGAGAAAAATGTTGGAATCACTTTAATGTTAAACCCGATGATAAAAACATTGACAAGATATGCCAAATATGGCATTCTTATGGGATGGACATGATTACGGAATCTTCTGACAAGATGAAGCGTTCCTATTGGGAGAGAGCAAGAGAAGGAATCAAAGCAATAATGGAGAAATAAAATGAAAGACGAAATCTTAGTTGAAGAAAAATTTGTAAAGAATAGAGCTAAACCGCTTTATATAATTACATCCTTCCACTCAAAGGCGATTAATAATATAACTCGCAGGAAAAGCATTGACGAGGTAGACTTGCAGTCCTTACACGACTTAGGCTACGCAATAGCTCTAAATAAACTTGATGCTTATGGTCACAAGACCTACATCAAGCACAACCTAAGAACCCTCAAGCACAACCTAAGAACCCGAAAAGAAATGAAGCACAGATAATGAAATACCAAGTAGGAGTAAAGATTTACAATAGTTTTGAAGTTGAGGCAAGCTCAGAACAAGAAGCGGAACAAAAAGTTAGAGAGCTAGATGTACATAAAACTTTAATGGATTGCGATTACAATATATGCTACATTGACGAAATAAAACAAACAGAAAATTTAAGCAATAAAGAAATCAAGGAAAGAGCCGTGCAAGGCAAAGGTTGGTACTAATGAATTCCTTAGAGCTTAAAGATGCGATTCAATCTGAAATTGATAGATTGAGTTCAAACCACGAAGAAGCAAATATAAACTTAATAAATAATGTATTAAGACCAATGCTTTTATTTATTGATGACCATAATAAAATTATGGCAGAAATATCTAGGATTGGTGGTAAACATAGCCTGTAATGTTCAATGATGGCATATCTAACGAGTTTGAAGAAGCTCACCAAAAAGGCTTAACTAGAGGCTTTGATTTAGGTTGGTCTTATAAAGGAAGGTTTGATAGGCAAATAATCCGAGACGAAATAAATAAATTACAAAAAAGCAAACGACCAAATAAGAGTGCAATAGAAGCGTTGCAGAGCGTATTGGCAAAGATGGTGAAGCATCCCAATAACAGAGAGAACATCACCTTCAATAGTTGGTAGTTAATTTTATCCAAAAAAATTTACTACTCTCTCTTAAAAAATGTGTTGACATTCATCACTAGGTCTGTCAGTATTGAATCATGTCAAATAAACGAGGAAGAAAAAAAGGCTATTGTCCTTATGTGGACATTACCTATGAGTCTCTAGGGGACTATTTAGGGAAGAAGGGATTGGTAAGAGTTAGTCGCTCTTGGCTTGAAGGTCTTGGTTATGAAATATCTGAGTCCAATGAAATAATTATCCCCGAAGTAATCTTAACAGAAAAAGAATCAAGTAAAGTAGAAGAGGAGTCGAAAATTGAATACAAACTTACACACTTTGAATAGGCATAAACGCTATTTCCCCGAACTCATTGGGCAGTTAGCAGTAAAGAAAAAACTATCATTTTATCTTGATGCGTTTGAAGCAACAAAACTATCTCCATTTTTGTGTTTAGTTGGAGCTAAGGGTTTAGGCAAAACAGAGTTTGCAAAAGCCTATGCAAAAAACTTACACAATGATGATGGTAACGGCAGAGCTTTCCTAGAGCTTAATTGCTCGACTATCAAAAATAATGAGCAATTTTTTGAGCAGATATTTATGCCAATTATCCATGATAATGAGGTAACAATTTTGTTCGATGAAGCTCATGCTTTACCTAAAGATTTGACTATGGCTTTTTTGACTATCTTCAATACAGAAAAGAACCATACAAAAAACTTTGAATGGGATGGAATGAATTTTGAGTTTGACTTCAAGCGTCAAACCTTTATTTTTGCTACAACGGAAAGTGACAAGATTTTTCCACCGCTCAAGGATAGGCTTACTACCATTGACTTTGAGCCATATTCAAGAGATGAGCTTGCAGAAATTGTAAAGCTCTGTACTCCAAATATCACATTTACGGATGGTGCTTTGGAGAAGGTTGCAAAATCAGTTCGTAATAACCCAAGAAATGCAGTTATGCGTTCCAAGGAGATTGTTTTGTTTTGTGCGAGCAAAAATACAACTGAGTTCACGGAAGAATCATTCGATGAGCTTTCGGATGCAATAGGAATACTTCCATACGGAATTTCCTATACAGAAAGACAAATACTAGATGTACTCAAGGAATGTGGAAGTTGTTCGCTGACAACCCTTTCAGCAAAGATTGGTTTGAGTGCTTCCGCTCTCCGTAGAGACCATGAAATGTATTTGCTCAACAAGAACCTCATGGAGATTGACGGCAAGCGTAAGATTACCGCTCAAGGCATCAAGGTTTCCGACCTCGCAAACGCAACACTTGCCTCGGAAGGCTAGTATTCATGCGGTATTAGCACTTTTTCAAAAAAAGTGTTGACTTTTACCAAACCTCTGTCATACTTGGTTACATGATTGATTTTACAAATGAATAGGAAGAATAAATAATTATGCAAGAAATAATAGATAAAATATACGAGCGTATGGACTTCTGTGCAAATGCACATGGAGCAACGCAAGAAGATGAACACAATTACATTCTTGAGCTAAGTTGCTTGAATGAAGTTTTGGATAAAATAGAGAGATTCCCTTGGAATCATTTTGAAGATGAAGCTAACTAAATATCAAAAAGCTCGACTCCTTGAGTATAATTGGGATGTTTATACAACCGAAGATGGTTCTCAAAATTGTGCTTGGATTAGCATCTCTCCCGAAGATGGCTCAATCTTTGGAGATGTAGTGGAAACTTTGGGCTTGACAGGAGAGGGTAAAGATGTCAAGCTATTGATTGTAGCAACCGCAGAGGATACTGAAGATGAGTAATGCAGTAGATACTTCTTATAGCATATCCGTACCACTTTCAGCAGAAGAGTTGGAAGAAATTTTATATGAAGATAAATCATTTGAGTGGGTTTTCCCTACAAATGAAAACGAAAATATCAATATAACTATACATATACATCATGGAGAATAAATTAGAAGCAATGAAAAACTTAATAATAAAAACTGAGTCAGACATAAATGAGGTTACCGAGGCATTGAATGATGCAGGTATTCGTTGCATTGTCTATGAAATGGATGAATATGTTTCGGTATTTGAAAAGCTCGCTAAACTAAAAGAGCTTGCAGGAGAGGAATAAATTACTATGAGAGCATATCTGATTGAACAACTCAAAGAGCTAGTCAAGTACGAGCAAATAAAGAAGGAACACGCTAATGAGATTTTAGAATTATTCGATGAAGAATCGGATGATACTAGCGAACAAACCGCTTTCGAGAAAGCACAACAAGATATGCGAATAGCATTACAAGGAGAATGGCAGTAATGAAAATAAAAACTTATGAAGTAGAAATATCAAGCACTACCTATCGCACCTACTATATAGATGCAGAATCCCCAAAAGAAGCACAAGCGAGAGCATTTGAAGAAGTAGACGCTGATTGGGAAATAAGCAAGGCATGGAAGCAAAACGCAGAGGTTGCTTTCTGCGAACCTAAAGGTGGAACATCCGACATGAGCAACGAGGAATTCGGAAAATACATTCGTGGAGAATAAAATGCTTGACACATCTCAATAACCTGTCATTATAGAAGCATGAAGATAAAAAATAAATGGGACGAAGAGTTTGAAGTAAGTGTCGGTGATTGGGTAGGATTCAAATGCGACATTGAACAAATTGGAAGAGTGAAAGAAATTCAAAGAAGAGGAGCATTGATTATTGAAAACGAAGATGGATTCGATGGAGACTATATCGGTGGAGATACCGAAGCATTGGTTGGATTCGATGAAGTGTGGAAAGAAAGCTAATAATGAGAACAACTGAAAGACAATTAAGACAAGGAGAACCAACCATTGACGATATGCGTTGGGACATCGCAGAACACGAAGCAATGAACATGGGTACTAAATTACTCATAGAGCTTCTATATCACGGAACAGAAGGGTTAGAGAATATGAATGACTTGGAAGTTCGTGACGAATGGGAAATGTTATTTGGAGATACAGAGTAATGGGATTGGCACAAGAAATAAATGAAAGACTAGACGCAATGCTTGCATTGGGTAATGACGAAAAAAGCCTAGAAGTTAAGCAAACCTTAATAAAGGAGCTTAATAAAATAACAGGCAATGGTCAAAATGTAAGAGAAGTGTTCAATAACATTTATTATGTCAATGACATGATGCAAGATAGACTTTTAGTTCAAAAAGAAAATGAATCAAATAATTATAATAAGGCAAATAAGTGCGACAACTCGCACGAATCAATGAAAGGAAAAATGAAATGAATAATGTAACAAATATAGACTACGAGTTGCTTGCAGAGCAAAGAGAAACCCTTCTTAACGCTATTTGGGAAGATGAGCAATCTCCGCTTTGGGGAGTGGTCAATCTACTTGACGCACTTATTGATGCAGAAGATAGCATCAAGGTAAATCGTTGATGTTCAACAAGTAAAGCTCAAAAGAAAAAAAAGGCTTGACATTACCCAATGACCTGTCATAATGGATGGCATGATGAACAAAACAGAATGTAAAGAACAACTTCAACAAGATATAGTTTCTTATCTTGATGGCATGGATGACGAGATTGTTTCCCATGTTTGCAATATAGCAATAAGCAACATCAATCAAATTGAAGAGTCAAATGAAGTTGTTCGCCAAACCGAGTTGGACGAGAAATTGTCTCAACTTATATTATCAATAAACAAGGGAACAGAAACCCTTAACTTAATCGCACAAATTATTAGGAGTAAGTAAGTATGAAAGTAGAAGAAATGTTCGCAGGAAAAGAAGTAGAATTTTTTTACAAGAAAGATAATTCCATTGTACTAGAAGGAGAGCATATAGGATATGATGTAGAAGTAGGCAATGAGGTTCAGTTGGTTCTGAACGATGACATCTATTGGAATCCCGATGCGTCCGTGGAATAGTCTTAATTTTCAAGGAAAATTTGTATTGCTAATGTGCATTGTAAATTTTTTATTCGCAATCTTTTTTGCGGTAAATGGAAGCTCACTTGCAATACTATCAATTTCTTGTGCAATGCTCTGTGGCATAAGCACATATTCAGATAAATACAAACGATATTAAGTGTAATTATAAGCGAAAGGAACACACCATGTACTTCAACTATGCAAAAGTAAGATGGGATATATTCTCACCACAAGATATTTACTTCAAAAGCAGTATTCTCACAAGAGGATTGGAAGATGATATAAATATAATTTCATACAAAAATAAGACCGACTTCCATCGGAACTATACTCACGGAGTTTTTGTCAAATTCAATCATGTAAAAGAAGATTATCCAAATGTAGAGATAAATCTTATGGATAGAAGGCAAAGGAAAAATGGGAGCAGACCAATGTATCGCCATCAGTATTTCGATAACCTTGTCTACATTTATAGCTACCATAAGATGCAAGAATGGGTCAAAGACCCGACAGACCCAACAGGTTGGAAGATGGTAACTAAAGGGCAACCTTTACCTAACGAAGAAGGTTATGCAATAGACTTTCACAACTTCCAAGGATACTCTCAAGAGATTTGCCAAGAGCAAATGGACATCGTTTATTCCGTCCGTAACTTCTTGATTGAGAGAATTTTACCGATAAAGCAAAAAAAAGTGTTGACAATGGTAGCCTAGTGTGCCATACTTATGGAATAACAATCAAAAACCCGAAAGAAAAAAATTATGATTATTGCACAAGACAAAGCTAAAAGAATAGTTCAATCGCACGACTTTGATGAAGTCAAATGCACCATTGACGCAGAAGATATGCGTTATGTGGCATCGTTGTTGAGAAACAACTATTCCAAACCTATACTTGCGGTCATCCGTGAGATTACTGCAAATGCACTTGACGCTAACCTAGAAGCAGGAGCAAAGAAACGAGCAATCGTAAAAGTTCCATCTTCTTTTAGCCCTGTTTTCTCTGTAAGAGATTTCGGAGGCGGTTTATCGCAAGAAGATGTATTCGGATTGTATTCTAAGTACGGCAAGTCAACCAAGAGAGATTCAAACAACTATATCGGTGCTTTCGGTATAGGTAAGTTTGCTCCACTTTCTTATGGAAACAACTTTACTTGCGTATCCTATCATGGTGGAAAGAAAACTTCATACGATATTTATGTCAATGACGATGACGATACGAAGATTTCCAAGTTGCATGAAGAACCTAGCAACGAGCCAACAGGCTTGTGCGTAGAGGTTGCAGTTGCAGATAGTGATGTAGACAAGTTCAAGGAAGAGATTAGGTCTTTCTTCAAGGTCTTTCCAAAAGATGAGCTTCCCGAATTTAAGGGTATAGATGAAGAAGATTTCTTCCCTGTTTATGCAAATGCACTAGAAGGCAAGGATTGGTTCTTTGTTGAGCAGAAGAATGACAGGTACTACGGACATAGTTACAACTATGGTAGCCAATCGTATGCAATTATGGGTAGAGTTGCCTATCCCCTCGACCCTTCTGCTATCAATTTTGATGGCGAGGATGCAGAGGCATTGCGTGACCTAGCTCAATCGCAAGGATTTTATGTGCAATTCCCTATTGGAGACTTGAAACTCCACCATAGTCGTGAATCGCTAGAGTACAACAAACCGACTCAAAAGAAGATTCTTGAACGCTTGCGTGTGGTCAAGGCTGAAATTGAGGAAATGGCGAAAGAGCGTCTTGAAGGTGCTGAAGATTTGTGGGACGCAAAGTGCAAGTATGCACAAGTAATGAACGCAATTCCGTATTCATTACAAAATGTTTTTCGCAATAGTTTCTCATGGCAAGGCACTAAAATTACGAGCTTGACTTTCGATAGACCTTATGGTATGCACGAAAACCTTATCATCAAAGAGTATCGTAAGCGTGATGATGCTAATGCGACAGATGGGTACAAAGTGCAAACCACATCTTGCTCAAGAGTTATGTGCCAAGTTGACGCATTGCTTGTTATTCAAGATGCTCCAAAGTACGGACTCTCTCTAAGGGCTAGGACTTTATTCAACGAAAATCCTAATGTAGATGTTATCTATTCTGTTGAGGCAAAAGATTCTCAAGCAGAAGATTACATAAAGGATGATTGGGACTTTGACTTAATTTTACCTAAAAACAAGATTAGCTTTGTTAAGGTTGATAAGGCAAAACTCCAACAAGGCACTCGCTCAAGCGGAGAAAGTCGTGCAAGCGTACCTTTGTTTCAGTTTGAAAAGCAGAGTAGTTGGGGAAACAGGAACTCAGATTTTTGGCTCAATGTAGACAAGAAGCTAGATGAACTTGATTTTTCAGACGATAAGAAGAAGGTTTATGTGGCTATTACTGCTTACAAGTTGACTGACCATTCCGATTCCTTAGACCAACTGCATACAAAAGTTAAGGCAGTTAAGGAGCATGACGAAGAACTCGTATTGTATGGTGTTCGCAACAAGGATGTTAAGAAGTTGGACAAGACCGAATGGGTAGAGTTCTACGATTACATGAAGGAAGTTTCTCTTGAATACTGCAAGGAGCATATCGGAGCAATCAAGAAGGGACGCAAGACGAGAGAGATTGTGAACAATTCTCACAAGTCTGACTCTTGGAGCAAGTTGCAGAGCGTCCTCACGAATGACAATCTGTTCTCAAGCCTTGACTTAGCCTCAAAGCATCCTCTGCTTGAGCTATACGCTCAATACAAGGCTTGCAAGAACGCTTCTGCTAATGCAGAGTTCAATGCTATGCTACTCTCTGTTGCAGAGAAGCATCATGCGGAAGAAGTGTCCAAACTCGCTCCTGTCAAGTACACTTGGCAAATGCTTGAAGCTGATTGCAAAGAAATTTGCGACAAGTACCCTCTGTTGGTCAACATTTCCAATCAAGTTTCCTACTACACAAGGATGAACGAGGACAACTTCGGCAAGAATATTTCCGATTTCATCAAATTAGTTGACGAAAATCAAAAATAAGTGTTGACATATACCACAACATCTGAGATAATATATAGATAATCAAAATTGAAAAACAAAGAAAGATTGAAAAATGAGTAAAGTACCATACAACATGAGCGAGGATTCCATCACCATCTTTTGGGAAGGAAAGCCTTATACGATTAGAAAAGATAACGCAAATTTCTCTGCGGTAAAGCAAGCACTACTTGATGCTCGCTATGAGGATGTCGGTTCGCTACTAGACATTGCCAAAGCAGTAGAAGATTTCGTAGAGGGTGATGTAGAAGTCCGTGACGAAGTAGTTTACTACAAGGGCAAGCATCGTTTGCATGGAGTTGTCGTAGACAAGCTCTTGGAGATGTTGCGTAGTGGCATGAAGGACTCGACTCCTATCACCAACTACATCAGCAGACTCATGGAGAATCCTTCTTCTAACTCTGTTAGCGAGCTTTATACCTTCCTTGGGTATAAGTCGCTTCCAATCACTCCCGAAGGGAATGTGTTAGGGTACAAGGGAGTTCAATCCGATTTTTGGTCAACCACAGGCAATGCAGATACCATTGTCAAGCAAGGTCAGACCAACGAACGGCATCAGATTTTCAATGGAGTAGGAGAAACCATCGAAGTCCAACGCAGAAGCGTGGATGACAACAAGGACAATCATTGTTCTTTCGGACTCCATGTTGGTTCGTATGATTATGCGAACGGATGGGCAGGAGATGGGGGAAGATTGCTTCTTGTGGAGTTTGACCCACAGGATGCAGTTTCCGTTCCTACTGATTGCAACTTTCAGAAGTTGAGGGTCTGCAAGTACAAGGTAGTGGCAGATATTACCGACTCTCGCAAAGAGCTTGATAAGGCGGTCTACGAGGCTAATAAGCCTATCTACGGCTCAAACAATGACCTATCTGAATTGGATGAAGATTGGGATGACTATGATGACGAAGAATCCTTTGACGAGGAAGAAGTTTCCGATTGGGAAGATGAGAGCGTTCGTCTGATGGTTCGCAATTATGTTGAGAACAAGCATGAGCAAGGAGTTCTTCCAACGCTCAAGCAAATCCAAAGTCGGCTTAAGGGTGAATCCATGACTTGTCGTGAGATTGCTAGTCTTGTAGAGGATTTGGGATATGTTGTCGGTGATGACGAAGATGTTCCATTCTCACAACAAGAAGTATCGACATTCTAATAAAAATTTCTAACAACTTAGATACAAACAAAAAAAGGATATAGTAAAAAAATGGAAACACAACAAGTAAATGTAGTAGATTCTTCTCTTAGAGAAGCAAATGACGCTCAAGTTGATGCGGTATGGGCAATCCTCAAGTATCGGGAAATCGGTATTTATCGTAAGCTCGCATCCATCAGCGAAGTGTTGAATCTTGATTTTGAGGAAGTTGTTTCTCAATTTCCTAGTGATGAAGAAGGCAGAGTTCTTGACCACAAGACTCGCCACATGATTCACGATACGCTTATTTCTCTTAGCGAGGAATAATCAAATGGCAAAGCGGTTGGGTGCAAGGTTGGGGTTTCTTGCCTCATCCGTTTTTGCTTTTATGATTGGTTGGGTTGCCGTATCATGCGTTCTCTTAGGTTGCTCCATATTGGGCTATTACCGCCTTTGTGGGGTCGCTAGAAACGCTTGGTGCGGAATCCTCCCATATCAACTATGGAGCGAACATAAACCGAGTGAATACGAGTCCTATGGTCAACATCTCAAGTTGAGGCTCAAGGCATCATTAAGATTCCTATTCTTTCGAGAAACCTTGTCAGACATTTCATCACAAGATTCTTTTCAAGTCAGCTTCAAGGATTGCTTCTCAAACCAAGAACAGAATACAGACAGAAATTGCGGTAAAGATGAAAGCGAATACTCTTATTTATATCAAGGTTGGAAAGAAGGAAATGGCAACGAATGGAAAGTAAGTAAATAGAAATTTTCTTTTCATTATTCATTCATAGAAAATTATTTTATACTTTGAAAGGCGAATATAATTCAAAACAATTCAAAATATAATTCTGAATAATTTATTATTATATTATAAAACATATATTTCCTGTTCAAATCCTATAATTTCAAATGCCTACGAGCAACCCATTTCAAACAACCAAATAAGAACAAGCATACATACAATACATATATAAGTAATATACAATATATAAGTAAGAAATAAAGGAATATATAATAATCAACAAATAAGATAGAATGATGTTTACTAAGTCCACTCCTTTTCTCTTGCGATTAACCCCCACGCAAATTACATTCAAAATTATTTATTATTAGAATTTACCGCACTTCACCTTTTATTCTTATTACTTCAAATAAATAGTTGAACTTTGTAATTGATTATACTTTATACAATATATAATAGAATAGAAAGACAAACAATATGAACAAAATAAATAAATTATTCAATAATATAAAAAATTTTATAAAATTCGTGGCAAGCCTTGTCGTGGATGTCGTGAGATTTGTAATTGATAGAATCCGAAATAAGGAAAACACAAATAAACATCAAGAAGAAAATCTAGCAACTAGAAGAGAAGCACAAATAAATGCAAATAAGCCAAAACCATTTTACCAAGAAAGAAATAAACATGGGTTTCCTCAAGATTGCTCCAAAGCAGTTACCAAATAATACCCACGCGAATTGCAAACAAAATTTTATCAAATAAAGTACAAATAATAATGTTAGACGCAAGTTGGGAATTTTATCTTATCGTTTCGCTTTTGATTGTTGTTGTTCTAGAAGTTCTGACCACTTAATTTTACGCAATTTTTCGTGCGGTTTCGCCAGGATTCGCCTAAATAAAGGTGTTCCCGCATTTTTTTCTTAAATTTTTTCGATTTTGATTGACTTTCAACCCCCCATCTGTCAGTATAGTACCATGAATAATACAGAAATGCTCAAGCAAAACATCGTTGACAAGCGTTTGACGCTCGCAACACTCATGTACAACGCATCTCAAGAGATGACCGAAGAAGAAGTGGACGCTATGAAGGCAGATTGCCAAAGACTTCACCTCTTTGCACTCAACGGAGATTTGCAAGGTGCATTGGACGGAACACAACAACTCATCGACCAAATCCAAGACAGGTTCAACAATGAGCGATAACTTTTGGGAAAATATGGAAAGTGTCTCTCAAGTAATGGAAGACCTAGAGAATGAACATAAAAGATTTTTTAGTATAGATGAAGAAATTGAACTTCTTAATTATAAAGAAAATTTTGTAAAGTCATGTTTATTTTGGAATGATGCAAATAATGTATCCGATGAAGAAAAGATGTCTCGTATAAGATGGGAATATAATAATATGTTTGATAATCTTGTAAAATTGATTGATAATAATGTAGAAGAATGGGAAAAAAATTGCGATAATAATAGAAATGACGACTACGACATCGAAATCTACGACGAAGACGAAAAAGAAGAGTTCTGAGGAAGGCTCGACCTTAATAAAGGCACTTGAGTCTACTTACGCATGGCAATATATCTGCGACAACAAATTCGGAAAGGAAAACATTCAAATATTAGACTACTCACCGCCAAATAAAAAGGATGTTGAGTGGCTAAGAAAGCAGGGGTACAATGCAGATGCCTACTCCCCAAATAAAGACCCGAAGCCCAAGCAGAAGTACGACATAGTTATAAGCAAATATTTATTGAATAAAATTGATAACGATACTGAACGAAATAATGTATTATATAATATAGGCAATTTGACTACTGGTGATGGTTCTATGTTCTTAGTATCAAGTAAAAGAAAAGAAAAAAAGCTAAGTGATTATTGTATTTTTTCAAATAAACATTTTTCAATCTATTTCATTTAGGGATTGAAGATAGTTTTACCAAATAATGTGTGTGATTGCGGGAGTAGCTCAGTTGGATAGAGCATCTGCCTTCTAAGCAGAGGGTCGTGAGTTCGAGTCTCACCTCCCGTGCCAAAAATTCTCTTAAATTTTGTGAAAAAATGTGTTGACAAACGGGGTAGAATATGAGATACTATATAAACAATGGGGAAAGAAGCCGATAGAGAAAGAGCCATAATGCGAGAAGTAATCAAGCTCCACAAGAAAATTGATTATCTTACAGACCAAGTAATGGAGCGACTAGACAAAATGACAGGCGAACAAGCCCAAAAAGATTTTCCGTTTGCACCTACGCCTGACGAAGGTATAAAATCAATAAGAATAAAAGGAAGAAACAATGAGTAAATCCGCAACTTGCAGTCGCAATAGTAACATCCAACGCAATATCGAGAATGGACATTACATCCATAACTCTCGATTCCGTAACTACGGAGAACTTCCCGAAGACCGCCCAAGTTGGGACTTTCGGGTAAAGCGTCACGGACAAGCACTTGCCAAACTAGAACAAGCAGAAAGAAAGATTCGTAAACATGGATAATTCAACACAAAAATATGTGGAGTTTGATAAGCTCCAATGGGTATGTAATAAGCCTTTGCCAAGTGTCGGCACAGAGGTAAATGTCACTATCAATGGCATTGGTCGTTCGGTAGTAGAAAAGTATTTCGTGGAACACGGATTCATTGGACTTATTGTTCAGCCACAAAATCCACCGACTTGGTATCGAGAGCAAAATAAGTCTACGAAGGATTCGGCACTTTATGATTGGACTCATTGCCATGTATTTCCTGCGGAAGTCTCCGAGCTTCAAGTTCGGAATAATGATGGGAAAGCAGACGAAGAGTTCTACAAAAAGGTACTTCACCCTGCATGATTGATTCAGAAAACTTTTATCTTGTCAAGCAGATTGCTGACCTTCTTGAAAAGAAACTTGATCTCAAGGTTAAGGATCACGGAATGTGGAGAATACAATGTCTCATACATGATATGATTGAAGAGAAAGAACATATAACAAATAATAAGGAGAAAGAGAAAATTCATTTAGCGTAATATAATAACAATAAACAAAATCTTTGTAAATAAGCGGTTGGCGTAAGTCCTTCGAGCGGAGGGGTTTGCAAAAATCGCCCGCCGATTTTCTTGAGTTTGTCAAGCTAAATGATTGATAAACTTGTTTGTGAATCATATTTGCGTTTTTTGATTCACAAACGCTAAAAAACTTTTTTCAATTTCACAAAGAAAAAGGTTGACTTCACCCCAAAACCTGTCATACTAGGTACTATGAATTACGCACAAGAACAACTAGAATACCTTGAGTGGAAGGCTCAAGCCGAACAAGAAAAACGATATCACCCATGCGACATTAGCGAGGGAGTCTATGCTCTAGTGGATGATGATAGTCCTAGCGAATCGCCAATGTTTTTCCTTACATTGGAAGGAGCATCAACTTATGCAGAGGGAAGTTACCCTTATTGCAATGGCAATTGGTCGGTATATAGAATTGGTCAAAAGGTAATGTAACTTTTTCCTTGACAAAGCACCGATAATTTGAGAGAATATATACTATGACACAAAGAAATGCACACATCGACACTCCCGAACAAATTGACGCTTTCAGAGCAAGAGTATTGTTGAGGGGATTGAAACTAGAAACGCTAGGAATGACTAAACGAGGAGCATCTTGTTATTCCATTATCAAGCAAGAGTATGGGCTGAAGGGCAGTAAGCAAAAAGTTTACGAGAACTTCAAGAAAATCCTTGACATGAGATAGATAATTTGAGAGAATACACTATGCAAAAACTAGAAAAGCTATACAAGATAGACTCGCTTGGGAAACTGAGAGAGTGGACAATGGTTATTGACGGAGACTCATTTCACGCAGAGAAGGGTTTAGTTGGAGGTAAAATCGTATGCGATAAGCCAACGACTGCAATCGGCAAGAACGAAGGTAAGGTCAACGAGACTACCAACGAAGAACAAGCATTGCTTGAGGCTCAAGCAAGATGGGACAAGAAACTCAAGGAAGGTTATGCTCTCACTCCAAAGGAAGCAGAAACCATGAGTTATTACGAACCCATGCTTGCACAAAAGTTTGAAGATAGAGAGAAAGAGATTCAGTCTGTATTTGACAATGAAGGCAAAGTCTTTTCTCAAGCCAAACTAGATGGCATCCGTTGCATCATTCGCATGGAAGATGGAGAGATAGTTGCTCGTACTCGCAAGGGTAGGACTATCGACACAATCCCTCATGTGATTGAGGAACTGAGCGTGTTCTTTGACTGCAACGAAGATGCGATACTAGATGGTGAGTTGTACAATCACGACTTGAAGCACGACTTCAACAAGATTGTTTCTCTTGTACGCAAAAAGACTCCCGAAATGACCAAAGGTGATTCGGAAAAAAGTTTTGCAAGAAAAGAAGCAAAGTATGCTGACGCATTGCAAGAGTCTAAGGGTTTGATTCAGTATTGGGTTTATGATTGCCCAAAGTTGTCAGATGCTTACGATGAGTCAATCGCCTTCTCCGCTAGAAACTTTATGCTACAAGGAGAGTTCACGGATGTAGTGGATGGGAACTCTGTCAAACTCGTACAGACAGATGAGTCACAATCGTTTGATGAACTTGACGAAAAGTATTCAGAGTATATGCAAGATGGTTACGAAGGGCAAATGGTTCGCATCGACTCTCCATATGAGAGCAAGCGTTCAAAGTCTTTGCTCAAGCGTAAAGAGTTCCAAGATGCAGAATACAAGGTAATTGACATTGAAGAAGGTAATGGCAATCGTAGTGGTACTGCAAAGCATTTGGTGTGCTATTGCGAGGAAACTGACCAAACCTTCAACTCAAATGTCAAGGGCAACTTTGACTATCTTGCAGAAATCTTAGAGAACAGAGAATACTATATTGGCAAACTTGCCACAATCAAGTTCTTTGAGCTTACACCTGATGGAGTGCCTCGCTTTCCTTATGCGATAGCATTTCGAGACTACGAATAAACCACAAACATATTGCGAAAAATGATTGACCCAAAAAAAGTTACAGACTACAACAGAAACGAATGGCAACTGCAAGAGTTCCTTATCTACTGCGTATGCGTTGCAGGTAAGAAGAGTGAAATTGAATCACCAAAGGTTCGCAAGTTTTGCATGGATGCAAGATTTGGATTTGGACTAACTCCATTTGAGCTTATACGCAAACTGCTTTCAGTCTCTTCTGTAGAAGAAGATGGTTTGATGCAACATCTCAAGAAGTATAAGATTGCACCATATCAGCAACGCTATAATAGCTTCAAGGATATTGCAACCTTACTTGACGGAGATTTGCGTGAGGTTACAATTGATCAGTTGCAAGAGGTTCGTGGGATCAGCACGAAGACTAGCAGATTCTTTCTTACTCACTCAAGAGAGGATTTCGATGAACCTGTACTTGATACGCATATTTTGCGATTCCTTACTGACTTTGGATACAAAGATGTTCCGCAGTCAACCCCTCAGAACCCAAAGGTTTACGAAAAGTTTTCCAAGATATTCAGAAGTATTGCTAGATTTGAGGGTAAAAGCGTTACCGACTTTGATCTAGAGGTATGGACTAAGTATTCCTACGGAAATTGATTGACAAAGACAACAACTTCAACTACTATATTATTATGCAAACATTACAGAAAGCGAAAAAAGATAATTCACGCATTGCTCGTCATGCTGACATCATAGTAACCTCTGATAGGTACAAACGAGTAGACAACTTCTTCAGCAACCTATCGCTAGGAGTCGTCAAGAAAGAAGAGGCTTATTGGGACGAGCTTACCATCCGTGACGATGCAGAGTATTTCGCTCGTTGGGTCTTTGGTATAATGAGCGTTCATACTACATGGGAGAGCAATGTGCGAGGTTATAATCTCGCCATGCAAGACTTGTCTTGGACAACCTCTAAGGATAGACTAGAGCAGATGGTCATTGATGCAAAGGTTGGAATGTACGAAAGACGCAACAAGGGCTTATGGCAACTTGTTGACAAGTTCCGTGAAGACCCAAAGCAGTTCTACAAGAAAGAAGATGAAACTTGGCAAGAGTGCAGAAATCGTCTTATAGGTAGCATTTATGGTTTGGCTAACGCAAAGACAACTTACTCTATTGCGTTGGCATTCCCTACTGAAGCTCGTCTATGTTGCCTAGATGTCCATTTGCTACGCTTTATGGGGCATGACCTCAAAAAGGGTCACGCAAGCAATCTGAAGGTCTACGAGGAGATGGAGAACGAGTGGCTAGAGCGTTGCGACAAGTATGATGTCTCACCCAATGTTGCAAGAGAAATCTATTGGAATAAAGTCCAAAACAGAAGAAACTCTCGCTATTGGTCTTATTGCTTAGAGCGATAACAAGAAAGGATATTATCATGGGTATACATCAAAACGCTCCAAATCTTAACGCATTGATGGAAGAGGGAGAACTTCCCGATGATGCGATATATTATCCTGAATATGACAAGGCAATCCTTGGATTCACGACAAAAGGTCAAATCGTATACGATGTAGACGCTTGTGTGCAATGCTTAGTCGATGACCAAGACATGGGTTACGAGGAGGCTACCGAATATTTTTGGTTCAATACGGAAGGTGCTTACTTTGGTGACAAAACACCAATTTTCCTAAACCAAAGGGCGCAACATAATGGATAATATTGTTATGTTTTTCTTTTATGTTTTTATTGCCTATTTACTTTTCCTTCAATACCGATAGAATAAGATGTGAACAAAAGTGAAATAGAGGAATACTTCGAAGCTATCAATTGGTTTGAAAAGCTGCAAAAGGATGAAGTAGAAATAGAGCAAATAGTCCAAGAGATGTTCCGACTATTCCCCTATACAAGCACAAAGTTATTGCACCAAGGTTTCTTTATGGCGATTGTCTCAATGAACTGATTATCAGCGATTTGGGAAAATCGCCCCACGATTTTTTTAAAGCCACATAAATCCTTCATTGTCAACAGTTTTCGTAAGAAAAAAACTTTAGTTTTATGCAATTTAGGGGTTGACTTCACAAGCTTTTCTGTCATACTATATATTATGAAACGCACTAAGAATGACAAGAAGTATGATCTCGACTTTGACCGCAAAGTCTTTGTCTATAAAAACTTGCACAAGGGTTGTTGGAGCATCAAGCAAGATGGTCTTGTTAAGGCTCACGCAACGGAGTTGACCCTTTATGGATGTAATATGTATGTGAACCGCAAAGGTAGGCAAAGAGTATTGAGGGAAAAAAGAAAGAATGTTCATGCAGGAATCAAAGGCTACCTCAGGGATGCAGAGCTTGAGCGTGTTTGGGGCGACTTGCCCGAAGATCAGTTTGACGAGATAACATACAATCCTTACAAGTATTCCTCATTCGTTCACACTAAGGATGAGTCTCCTCGTTGGTTTGGGATTATCGCAAAACTTGAAGAAAAAAGAGTACTTATTGCTTGACAAAACGCATAAACCCAACTAGACTACTATAATGAAACACAAACTAAGCCGAGAAGACCTTGAGGTAATCTTTGATGTCCTCAATGTTTATGACCCAAACGACATAAGCCATGTCTACCCCGAAATGGGAGAAAGCGAATTCACTACGCAAGTTGAAAAAACTTGGAAGAAAGTCTTGAGTATGCTAGACTATGACCCAACCATTTCATGGGATTATACTCTTGGGAAGCCCGATCCGTTCTGCGAAAATGCTTGACAATCACGACCAAAACTGAGAGAATATAACCATGAAAACACTATATATCGTAAGAGGACTTCCAGGAAGTGGCAAGTCTAGCCTAGCAAAGAAAGTCACGGAGTTAGTATACTCTGCTGACGATTTCTTCACCAACAAGAAGGGTGAATACAATTTCAACGCCAAACTACTCGGCAAAGCACATGAGTGGTGTTGGGGCAAAGTAAGAGATGCAATGTTCATTGGAGCAAATGCAGTTGCCGTTGCCAATACCTTCACTCAAGCATGGGAGGCAGAAAAGTATTATCAGATTGCAGAGGAATACGGATACTCTGTCTTTGTAATTGAATGTCAAAATGACTTCGGTAATGTCCATGATGTACCACAAGAAAGTATTGATGCAATGAGAGAAAGATGGGAAAAAGACTTGACTCCTGTCGCCAATCTGTCATAATTGAACACATAACACTAACAAAAGGATATATTATGGGATTAGACCAATATGCATACGCAACCCCTAAAGGGACAGAAGAACAAGAAGAACTCGCTTATTGGAGGAAGCACAATCGACTCCAAGGATGGATGGAGCAACTTTGGGAAGACAAAGGTAGACCATTCGATGGAGAGAAAGATGAAGGAAACCCAATGGGTGATTTCAACTGCGTTCCTGTTGAACTTACTTTGTCAGACCTTGAACAACTTGAGGCTCATGTAGAAAACAAAGCATTGCCCGAAACAGGTGGGTTCTTCTTTGGTAGCGACTCCTTTGGTTGGACAACTGAAGATGGCGAAGAGTATGGAGAGAATGATTATCATTACAAAGAAGATGACCTCCAATTCATCGAAAAAGCTCGTAAAGCTATCGAAGAAGGCAAGAAGGTATTCTACAACTGCTGGTGGTAAGATGCAAGTATTGAAACAAATTATTGAACATTGGGGTTTTGTTGACTCTCAACAATTACCCGAACTAGCAAAGCATTTTCCCGATACTCCGCTTGTTATCAAATGGGGAGCAATGCCAAGAGAGCAAATCGTTGCATCAAAAGTTGCTGAACGCATCAAAGAGGTTGAGCAATGGAATCAAGACTATGTTCGTGAGGTTTTTATTTGCTCTGAACAATTTCGCAAGCTCAAAGAAGTTTTTGGGTTGACAGATGCCTCCTAATCTGAGAGAATACTATAATGCAAACAATAGATATCACACCAACTTGGGAGGCTTGCGTCAAGATATACATGGCAGTCCTTGAAAATGAAAACGCATCCTTCACAGGAAAAAGAGAAGCGAGAGCAGAACTCATTCGCCTAGCAAAGATAGTAGACAATCAGAACGATAAGGCAAAACAAAAGGAGGAAAACTTTCACCCCGATACAAAAGATAACAACCGATACAACAACGCAGATGTTGATGTAGATATGCTAAACCAAATGTACAACCAAACTATATAATCATGGGCAAAAAAGCTAGAGAAAAAGGAATACCTAACGCAGAAACGCATAAAGCTCTGCACACAATCGCAAAGAAGTCTTCTCACGGAGGCAACAAACCATTGGTAGAATCTTTGACTAATCCTAATGTGATGGTCACGCAAAAGGTTCGCAAGGCACAAGAAAGAAGGAGGGCAGTATAATGGGAGAATGGGATTCATATATTGATGCAGTTGTCGCAGTAGACGAACTTGGCACTTTACCTCCTTTGGAGTCTGAACCCGAATACGATGCGGATTCTGACACATGGGCTTTACACTTTGAATACGAAGACCCTATGATGGGCGGTAACGATATGGTGACCTTGCACTTCGATAAAGAAGAGGATGCAATCTTTACTGCAAACAAAATTGTAAGCGATAGGCATATCGCAATGTTGGAACTAGAAAGAAAGAAAGCTGAAAAAGTCCTTGACAAACAAGGCTAATTGTGGCATACTATATATTATGAAACTGAAAAAGAAAAAGACAAAACTCGAAAACACTATCACTAACCTTCTTGCGCGTGGCACAGCCATTGCAAGTTTTGACTACAACGGAGTTTCTCGTAATGTAATCATTGGGGCAAACGCATCGTCCCAAGGAGACAGGCAATGGGGGCAAATGTCCAACAAGGCTATTGTTGAACACAAGGGAAAGAAGTATCTTTCTGCTCGTGTCAATAACGACATTGGTCATGTCAAGGCATTCTCCCTCGACAAAATTTCCAATTTTCAAGTTGATGGTTCTGTAGTGTAACCGTTGGTTAGTGGTGTGTTCATACGGAGGGTCCATTCGGGCCCTCCGTTTTTTTGTATCCCTGCAAATAGGCAGTCATAAGTATTTGCTCTATCGGGGGTTACGAAAAAATCGCCCGCCGATTTCGTGCCAATTTCACAAGTATCTAATGGGTAGGCAGATAGGCTCACAAAAAAAAACACCCGATTAAGCTTTTTTTTCTTGCAATTACCTCAGATTCTGTCATACTTATAGTTATGAAAGTGAGAGAGATAAAGATAAGAAAGACCATTCTTTTCACCAAGTCTCGCCCACACAAGGTAAAGAAGAACACACTACATCGCAAACGCAAACACAAGGAGAACCTAAATCATGTATCTTAACGAAGAATATAACGAAAACGAAATCACTACCGCACTTGACGCAAACGAGCAAGCTATGGACTTGGTTTATGAGTTCGCAATCGCTCCAATGGAGAAAGAAATGACAGAAGAACAAGCCTACGCAATCGCTATTGCAGGTGCAACCTTGAAGACCATTGCCCAAAAAGCATACGCTTACGAAAAAATGCAAAAAGGTCAAAATTTGCAAAATTAGGGGTTGACAAACGCACGAATTTTTGAGATAATTATAACCATAATCAAGATAATCCAACACGAAAAAAAATTATGAATAGACTAAACCTAAACATCTGCGGTGGCGAACATACTAAAGTGGGCTTCGATGAAGTCTGTGCAGTAGAGACTCCGCAAGCTACTGAAACTTGGCGACCAATCAGCCATAGCTACCTCATCGACAGGGTTCGCACCCATCTTGATGACAATGGCTACGAGATTGTCGCTGAAAACCACAACCTCGCTCGTTTCGGGCAACGCTACTTTGGATTGTTCCAAGTAAACAACAAGGACAGAGAGCAAGGCGATAGAGGCACTATCCTCGGACTTCGCAATGCTCACGACAAGTGCTTTCCTGCAGGACTTTGTGCAGGTGACGCTCCTTTCGTTTGCGACAACCTTGTTTTTCACAATGAGATTGTCCTTGCTCGTAGGCATACCAAGAACATTATGACTGACCTTCCGCAAGTCATCGCTCGTACCATCGGCAAGTTGTCGGGTATGTGGAACACTCAAGACAAGCGGATTGAGTCCTACAAGGACTATGATGTCACCAATGCTCAAGCAAATGACCTTGTCATCCGTGCTTACCAAGCAGGAGCAATCAGCAAGGCAAAGATTGCTGATGTCGTTGAGCAATGGGAAACTCCCGAACACCCCGAATTCAAGGATAGGAACATGAACTCCTTGTACAATGGGTTTACGGCAGTTCTCCGTGGCGGTGTCATGCAGTTGCCAAAGCGTTCTGACGCTCTGCACTCTGTTCTTGACTCTGAAGTCGGACTGACTCTCGCAACCAAATCTTAATCATAAACCATAGGAATAACTGATATGAAGCATAACAACCTCTCATCTGTTCTCAATAACCTCAAAGGGCGATTCGTTTCGGTTCTTGTCAAGGATGGTGCAAATCGCACTTCCTATTCGGCAAAGCTGAAGAGTCACAACTCTGAGGTGGTAACCTTCGTTGATACTAACGAAAGCAAGGGGCGAGTCTTTCGCAAGGTTCGCAGGTCTGCGGTGCTTGGGCTGAAAAGCGGTAAGCATTCGTTCCGTAGGACGAAAGCCCTGTAAAGGGCAAATAGGCAAATAGCCGACCAAATAGTCCCAAGGGCGCAAGCCCTTGGGGCTTAGTGGTTTACGGAAATCGCCCAGCGATTTTCATGCCAAAGTTTTTTTGAGAAAAGGCTTGACTTATGGCTGACTTCTGTCATAATTGTATTCAGTTCTTTTGATAATCAAGTTGTGGGCTTGTAGCTTAGTCTGGTCTAGAGCCTTGTCCTCCTTCATCGTGAAATTCTAGATAAATTAGCGAACGGAGTAATTACCCGTGGAGCAAACAAGAGGCGGGGGTTCAAATCCCTCCAAGCCCTGCTCTTTCAGTAGATGCAAACGCATTGAACAACGAGGCGTCAGTACACGCCTACAACCCTTCGGGGAGAGAGAAAGAGGTACAACACACAACACTTTGGGCATACAACGGACAAGGCTATGGCGAATGAGTTATATCTTGCCAAGGATAGGAGGCGAAAGCCGTTTGAACTAGCAGTAAGAATAGCAACAAGTCGGTGGGATGCGAGTGGTTGACCAATGCCCAATCTTTTTCAAAAAAAACCCTTGACAAAAACACATAATCTGTCATACTTATAATCATGAATAACACGGAATCACAATTAGCTTCATTTGAAAATTTGGAATTCAATCAACACCCTCGCTTTGCTGAAGGCACGGCTATTCAAGCGAGACTCAAGTTTGGGTCGAGAGACCAATTTGAGATTTCAGTCGTCCAAAACATTGGAAGTGGCACAGGCTTATATGGTCACGAGGATGACAACACTTACGAAGTCGCAATGTGGTTCGATGGAAGAAACACCATGCTTCCCTTATCTCTTTACGACGATGTTCTCGCAGGACAATCTCCAAGCGACATCACTCGCCTAATGCATCAAGCACATCTCAACGATTTTGCTTGGGTTACCCTTCTTCACTCTTTGCGAGACGAACATCGCAAGGAAATGGAGCTTGACAACTAACCTTAACTCTGTCATTATATATGAATTACTCAACCATAGAAGGTTGCATAAGACAATCAACACAAAACAAAATTATGGATACACAAAACAACCAATATATAGTTCTCAAGAATGGAGAACCAATGAACATCAAAGGAACGCTTGAGCAAATTACTCATCATGTACGCTTGCTAGAGCAAGGACTCAATCGACACCTCCAACACTCACCCTATACTATCGGCAAAGCCGATGCAAACTAATTACAAACAAAAAAAGGTATAACTATGAACGAATTCATAAATGCGGTAGATAAAATTGTAACGGCTCAACTTGGACTAAGCGTCCATGACTTAGAGGACTTTGCTTTTTGCGATTACTATGACGAAACTTTTGACCCCGATGGTTACGACTATCAAAATGCAGTCGAATCCTGTGCGGAAGATTTTCTCGCTGAAGTTGGGAATCTCTTTGTGATGTAGTGATGTGATTAGTCTCTAGGGCGAAATAGGAAGATGCCAAATACCTACCCTAGTTCGCAAGTCCTTAGGCATCAGGGGCTTGCGAAAATCGCCCCGCGATTTTTTTAAAGCGTTTTGTAAGTAATTAGCCTCCAATGCTTTACGAAAGAAAAAAAGTTAGTTTTATGCGTTTTTGGGGTTGACTTAACCCCCTATTTCTGCATAATGGTATATATGAACGCTAAAGAAAGAATGAATGAATGGAAAAAGCTTCCCGCTAACACTATCCCGTGGGAAACTTTCAAACGCCTAGTGTCTCAGTTCGGAATGGACGAAGGCATAAAGAAAGCTCAAAAGATAATTGAAAAAAAGGGTTGACTTCACACGAAAATCTGTCATACTAAAGGGATATTATGATAAAACAAACATTGCTCACATCAGGAAACGCTAAAATTGTCAAGGGCGAAAAACTTGGCTACATTACAAAAGGGCTTCACTTCGCTCCTGCAAACCTTTCGGGGTTTGAGGTTTGCCGTTGGAGAAGCAAGGGTTGCACAATGGCTTGCCTCAACACAGCAGGTCGTGGACAAATGGACTCTATTCAAAATGCTCGCATCGCAAAGACAAAGCTATTCTTCGAGAAGCAGTTTGACTTTCTTGCAAAGCTAACAAAAGAGATTGCTTCCACTATCAAGTCAGCAGCCAAGAAAGAAATGCAAGCAGTTTTTCGTTTGAACCTCACGAGCGACATTGCATGGGAATCTGTTTTCTTTGATGAAGAAAAGCCTCAAAACATTTTCGACAAGTTTCCCGAAACGAAATTTTATGATTACACTAAGTCTTTCGGGCGTATGGCTCAATTCCTCAATGGCGAGTTGCCAAGCAATTACCATTTGACTTTCTCAGCTTCCGAGCATAACCAAAAGCTAGTCGAGATGGTTTTGGAAATGGGGGGTAATGTTGCCGTGGTCTTTCGTGACCAACTGCCTTGTACTTGGAAGGGTTTTGAAGTTGTCAATGGTGATGCAAACGATTTGCGTTTCCTTGACAAGTCGGGCGTGGTCGTTGGGCTTATCGAAAAAGGTCTTGCCAAAAAGGACGAAACAGGATTCGTACAGGAAGGGGTAAATTCATGAGTGACTATTACGAATCAGCAAAAGGAATAATGATAACGAGAGACCGAGCCTTGCAAGAGATTCGGAATCACAATCTAGAAAACTTTGAAGAATTTTTTGAAGACTTAGGAGACAGAGAACATTATGATGCACAATCCGTCTTGATTTGGCTAGGATACTAAATAGCCAGTTTTCAGGACATTCAGCAAATAGGCAAATAGCTAGTCTTGACCTAAGTTACTCAGTAGTAGGCATTTGCGAAAATCGCCCCGCGATTTTTATGCCAATCGCCTAAGCTCTTGATTGAAAAGCTGTTAGGAGGGCCAAACCCATACCATTGCCAAGATAGCAATGACGGGCCAACCCATAACAAAAACTAATTGTGCTAATTCCATATGATTACCTTTCGTTGAAAACTCCTGCGTTTTGCTCTTGGAACTTGAAGTGGCTATCGTGGCAACGAGAGCGAGAACCGCCAAGCTCACGAAAGTTTCGAATCTCACGAGAGACTTCAAAGCGAGCTTGCCAAGCCTTACCCCAAGCGTCAGATTGCTCTTGTAGAGACTTTGAGGAATCCCAAAGGGCGTTGCACTCTCTGTTGAGAGTTTCGAATTTTTTGTTCAATTCTTTTATTTCTAACATAAGTATAATCTAATCTATTTTTTCGTAAATTGCAAGCAAAAAGTGATAAAGTTATTCACATTGCATAGCTTTCATTTCATCTCCAATCTCTTTCATGATTCGGGCTTGCTCGTTTTCTTTGTCGAGCTTTGCCTTTTCATGCTTGAGGTCGAAAAGTTGACCTTTCAGATCTCTAAGAGTTCCGCCAAAAACATCGTTGGCAACTGCGATAGTCATTGCAGTTTCGGGCGTAGCCCTTGCGTTCATGCGATCAAGTGCGTTTTGCATTTCAGCAATTTCAATTTCCTTAAGGCGAATGTGTTCTTCTATTTTCATCAATTTCATATATATAATGTAGCAGAGTTAGTTAGTAATTGCAAGCAAAATCGTATCAAGTTATTCACAATCTTTCTTGTGCTTAACCTTGCGTGAGTATTTGGACTTGTCCTTGTGAGGGCGAGCCTTAGTGAAAACGATTGGGATTCTTACCTTAACTTTCATATATAGAATATAGCATATAAAGTTAGCTTTGTCAAATTCTTTTTTCAATTATTTTGCAATGCAAACCTCTGACTATCAAAGGCTTAGCCGAAATCGGCGGGCGATTTTCGACTCAGAAGTCGTGCTGGGCGTGGTAGCCGTAGTCGATGTCCTCAGACTCCTCGAAGTCGAGGAGGGCAACCCTGTCCTGCAGGTCACCGATTTCGTTGCGAATCGCAACTCGGTCAGCAACCGAAAGGACGCAGTCCTTAAGGGTTTCGTGAAGGATGGAGATTTCTTTGAGCATTTCTGATTTAGTCATACATACAACATACCCAAGAAACAGGCAAAAGTCAAGAAAAACTTTCAACTATTTTATGGACTTATTCTATCAGGAAAAATCGCCCGCCGATTTCGTGCCAAAAACTTTTTTGCTAATTTCATCATTTTTTGCTTGCGTTTACCTTGCTTTCTGTCATTATATAGGGATGAACACAACAAGAAAACCTCTAACCTTAGATTATACAAAATGGACATCCTAACAATTATTGCTCTTACGATCATTCTTTTTCGAGAAATTCAAAATTTTTAGTTGACAGAACTTAAAAACTAGTCTAGTATCATATACAGAATCAAGATTGCTAACCTAAACAAAAATGAACATTGCACAAACTATTGATCCCAAACTCATCGAAAACTCCCTCAACTCTGTTGCAACCAATGGGGTAACGCATCACGGCTACGCTTTTGAAGAGTTTCTTATTCTCGCCCTTGGATTTACCGAGGAAGATGGCACAACCTACCGATCCGTCAAGCAAGGTGGAACTCAACTTCACAACCAAGATTTCGACATTCCTGCCGAGGTTGTCGCTCGCAATCCAATCATTCCCCAAAGTCTCCAAGGGAATTGGTCGGTTAAGGCTTGCGAACATGGCAAGACGATTGGCTTAGGCATGGCAAGCAATCAGTTTGACGCATGGGCTAAGGATGGCATCGTGCAAGCAATCGCATTCTACAAGAAAGAAGGTGATCGCAAGGTGGTAACTCATTTCTCAATCCATCGCATCGAGCCATCCGCAAAGCTATGGGGCAACCTCACAAAGGAAAAGATTGCCGAGATCGACCCAATGGTTCGCAAGGACAAGTCGATCACATGGTCAAAAGAGCAAACCAAAAAGCTCAACAGGTCAGCAAACGGCATGATTGGGTTGCGTAACATTTCAAGAGAAAAGACCAACTCAAGAAACCTTCAATGCTACATGACTTTTTCCAATTATATGCAATTAGTTGCTTGACAAAAACCCTAGAATCTGAGAGAATACAATTATGCAAAACACTACTACATACAACGGATGGAAGAATCACGCCACTTGGAATGTCGCACTTTGGATTGGTGGCGACCAAGGACTCTACGAGTTCGCCAAGGAATGCGAAAGCTACAACGATTTTGTGGAGCAACTCCGTGAGGTTTCGGGTGATAGCTCTATCGGATACCAAACCCCCGACAGGGTAGCTTGGAACGATTCGGGCATTGACATTCCCGAGCTAGACGAGTACATCGCAAACCTCTAACACTCAAAGCCTTACGCGATTGGCACAGAAATCGCGGGGCGATTTTTAATCGATTTTTTTTTGCGCATTTCTTTGCCATTCAAGGGGTTATGCAATATTTTTGCACGAGATTGCATTTTTGGGCATTTTTTCTCCGCGAAGGGTGAAAGTTTTTTTGTTTTTCTATTAGTTGTATATCAAGGACTTATGACAATTTAAGGTAGCTGAATACGAATTTGCTTGCGGTTTTGTCAATTTCTGTCATACTGTATTACATGATTAAGATTAAGAAAGTAACCCCAAAGTTCACGAAAGGCGATGTCCTTATTTCACGAGACAACAAAGTCTTTCAATTCATCGAGGCAGTCGAGCATGACACGCTTGGCACGATTGCCAAAGTTCGCCCTTACAGGACAAACCGAGAAGTCGGTATCCGTTTCGAGGATGTAAAACTTCATCCGTTTTTTTCTTAATTTAGCCCTTGACAGGAACCCCTTTTATCTCTAGTATTACAATCATGACAGAATCACAAAGACTCGAACTCATCGCTAACGCAGTAGCTTCCGCCAACAAGGTCGCTCCACAGTTTCAAGGACTCCTTGACGAGCTAAAGGCTGAAAAGCTCGCTGAGGACTTAGTTCTCGAACATGGTACTCAACACGCCTCGAAGGAGGACATTGAAGAGGAGTTTGTCTCCCTCGATGCAGTCGAGTCCGACAAGGACGACATTGACGAAGATGACGAGAACGTTGTCGATATGGATTTCGTCAGCGAGTCCATGCGTGAAATTTTCAATTCCTAACCACTAACAGAAAGGCAATCATGTATATTCTCAAAAGTATTCTCAACCAAGCGGGCGCCGTTTGGCAAGTCGAATCCATTGCCATGCGCAAGGTAGAGGCCGAAAGGCTTCTCAAGCGTAGGCTTTCAACCAATGACGGTTCTCGCCGTTACGGGTTGTTTCCCGCTTCATAAACCCTTAAGACTTAGCCACTTATGAAAGTGGCACAGAAATCGCGGGGCGATTTTCGCTAACCCCTTGGACATCAGTAAGTTAAGCCCTAAAAAAAGATAACTTTCTTCATTTTTTTTTGCAATAGCCCTTGACAAAAGGGGTTTCCTGTGCTATATTATATACATGATTAAGAATAAAACTAGACTCATCGAGATTCACGAATGGACTTCATTCATCTCTGTCAAGATTCACGAAGATGGAGATTACCCACGGGTTCGCTCCGCAAGTACTCTCAAGTACTTCAACGAGATTCTGAAGGATGAGCTTTCGCACGCCCGTTCTCTTGGTTACGAGCCACAAATCAAACGCTCAGGCGTTGGCAAGTTTGGCGGTATCAAGTACAAAGACTTGCACAAACTAAAAAGTGCTTGACAAAAACCCTCAACTTCTCTATATTACAACCATGAATAGAAAACAAGAATTGCAAAAACTTATCGACGAAAACCTTAGCGAAGCCGAAGCAGGCGACTCAAAAGCAAGGGGCATCGTTATCAACGCACAAGCCGAGCTTGACGATATCGCCAACGAAGAAGGCGAATCCGCTTGGGAACTTTTCGCACAACAACAAAGAAATTTGATTGAATTTAGCTTGACTTTCTGAGCTAAGTTTCATAGAATGCCTTTATATTATGAAAAACATCACACAAGAAATCCAAAGACTAACCTCAACGCTTCAAGCTTTGACTCAGCAAAGAATCCTTGCCATGCAACAAGGTAGGCATTCAGAAGCTCAGCAGATTCAATCTGTGCAAGTTGACATTGACAACAAAATCCAACAACTAGAGAAAAACATATGAAAATTTTTGACAAAATCCGCATAACAGCAGACGAGCTTATCAAGTCTGAAATTCTTGAGGCTGTATCTGAGCAAATCCGAGTTCCCTCTTCAAGCCTTGCAGATTGCAGGGAGTGGTCTAATTGGGACTATTCGGGCATCTATTTCGTGCATAGCAACAAAAGATGTGCAAGAGTTTGGATTGACGAAGAAACCTTCAAAGCAACCCGTTGCGAACTATTATGATGACAGAACTAATTATCGCCTTGGGACTCGCAAGCTCTGCTTGTTGCGTCCTTTTTCTTATTCAAGCCTTTCTTGAGCATAGAGAACTCGAGAAACTCAAAAAAGAATTTGAGGAGCTTGAGGAAATGGAGTTCTAACTACCTGAATCTCAATGCTTTAGGCGATTGGCACAAAAATCGCGGGGCGATTTTGGGTATCTCTTTGATAACCAACGACTTAACCCCGAAAAAAAACAAACTTTTTTCGCAATTTCATCATTTTTTTCTTGCAATTAGCCCAAAACTAGTTTATCATGTAGGCATGAATAAAATTGAAAAGATTGAAAAGCTCCAAAAGGACATTGCCTTTTGGCAAGACAAACTCAACCGCTCACGCAAGGAGTCTCTCCGCTCCATTCGTGCGGTACATCTCAACCACGCACGAAACGAGTTGAAAAAACTTCAAGAAAGTGCTTGACTTTTTCGCAAAACTAGACTAGATTATATACCATGAACACTACTACTAAACTAATCAATTCAAAGTGGGATGCAATCCATTCCGCTCAAACCACTATGGGCAATGTCCGAAACGACTTGTTTGATAATGTCGCCCTTGCCTTGTCTCGCATCGAGGGAAAACTCGCATTTCTCAATTCAGATGATACGCTTGACGGCAAGCCAAGAGTGACTGAGGGTCATTCCCAAGAAGTTGCCAAGCAAGTTCAGCAAGAAGTTGCTGACACTCGCAAGGCATTGGACAAGATTTTTGTTCAACTAACCGATGGTAAGAACTCACTTTTTGACTCCTAAGATTATGCCTTACAAAACACAATCAGAAATCCTTTACAAGTACCCCGATAGCGGTGACGAGTTCGTTACCCATGCAAGTGGTCGTCCCGACATACGAGAGGGTTATGGAATGACTGAAGATGATGCTTGCAGTCGTGAGTGGTTCGAGAAAGGTGGTCGCAACAAGGTTGTCATTCTCAAGTCTGAGCAGATTAGCCAAGACGAGTACAACCAATGGATTGACCATTGCAACATCAAGTATGAACATATCTCTCGCAACCATCGCAATGGGGTAGAGTAAAAAAACCCTTGACATATTCGCCATATTACTACATACTCATATTATGATTACGATAAAAAGACACCCAAACCTAGACAACTGGATAAATGTTCTACGCTTCAACAAAGTTATGGAGCAAACCACTTCAAGAGTCAAAGCGTTGAAACTCGCAAAGACTTTTTCCAAAAAGTTCAACGAGCCAATGGTGGACGCTGACAAGGGAGAGATTCATTTGCGTCATGGGTAACCTACAAAAACATCTCGAAAAAAACAATCCTTTCGTGATTACATCCATTGACAGAAGGACAATTATTTTGCGTAAGGATTCGGAACATTACACACCAAAGAAAAACGACAGAATCTTGTCTATTGATTGCGTACTCGCAAACTCGGACAGGTTGAGAGAGATACAAGAAGGGATTTTTGAGTTGCTATGAGTTGGGATATTTTACTTTTCTTGCCGTGGGTTGCCGTGTTTTGGGTTATGTTTGTTGACCTGTTCAGCATGGACTCAGATTGGTAAGTTGTTGCGATTCAGTCACTTGCAGAAGTGGCACAGAAATCGCGGGCCGATTTTCGGCATCCCCTTGATAGTCAATGAGTTAAGCCTGAAAAAAAGATAACTTTTTTCGTTTTTTTGTGTTTTAGGGGTTGACTTTCGGGGATTTTCTGTCATACTGCAATGTATGATAAACATTAGCATATTCGCCATCGTTTCCTTTTTCGCTTGGTCTGAGCAAGCCCAAACCTCCGAGGAGTTGCCATCCCTAGAGGCAAGCCCTTTCGCTTCTGATTTCGGCACAAGTGCCGAGCATAGAGCAAACATGGAGTGGCACGCTTCACACATCGCCAAACTACAAGAAGAAAAAAAGTAAAAAAACTTCATTTAGTCCTTGACTTTTACGGATAATTCCATTATATTTTACATATGATTAAGATTGAAAAGAACGAAAACTTCAAGCAATTCCTTAACATCTTCGTTGGAGGTTTCCTTGTTGACCAAGTAAAAAGCCGAGCAGAAGCTCTCAAGATTGCAAACAAGCTTTGCAAGTCAAGAAACGAAAAGGGATTTTCCTTTCTTGGTTTTCCAATGGAAAAGGGCGAAAAGTAAAAAAACCCTTGACAAAAACCCTTTTATCTGATTGAATACTATTATGACAGAATCACAAAGACTAGAACTAATTGCCAACATGGTAGCTAACGCAAAGCAACACAAGATTGCTCCCGAGTTTCAAGGACTCTTTGAGGAACTCAAAGCTGACAAACTTGCCGAGGATTTAGTCCTTGAGCATGGAACTCAGCACGCCTCCAAGGAGGACATTGAGGACGAGTTCGTTTCTCTCGATGCGGTTGAGTCCGAAAAGGACGAGGACGACTTCGATAACGACGAGAACCTCGTTGACATGGTCACCATCAGCGGTGAGATGGCAGAGATTTTCAACTCCTAACACTAACACACTATGACAAAACAACACTTCACCGCAGTAGCGGAAACTCTCAACCTCTCTTTTCGTAATGCTCCGAGCGAGCAAGCCGAAAACATCTTAACAACGCTTGCCTGCAACTTGGCAGACCAATTCGAGGCAGTAAACCCTCGATTCAATCGGTCAAAGTTTTTGGCGGTTGCGTTAGCCTAGAAACACCCCCCCGTTTTTCTCAAAAAACCCGAGGCGAAGGGCGGGGAAATCGGGCGGGGGTGGTATTTTTCAATATAGAATTGAATTTTGTAATTTATAATAATTGCTTGAACGAAAAAAAAATCGGACCTTACTCGATTTTAAGTAATTTCCTTTTTTTTGCTTTCTTTGGCACGGTAACAGTTAATATACCATCTTGAACCTTAGCAGATGCAGAGTCAGGGTCAACATCACTATATACCGCGAATTCTCTTTTAATCTCTGAATTCATTCTATCGTTAATCTTTTTTGATCCTTCTATAATTACTCTATCATTTAGTACTTCAACTTTGATATCTTTCTTGCTCAATCCAGGAACAGTAGCAGTAATTACATACTCCCCATCTTTTTCCTCTACATCTGTCTTAAACTTATAGGAACTCATTGCGGAATCCACAATTGAATTAGAGTCAAGATTAAAAAAATCGGACAGCAAGGAGCTTCCGAAACCATAATAATTGTTAAGTGAATTTTTCATATATTCATATTTGCAATATACGTGCCAATTTAAATTGGCTTAAAATAGACAAGATTTAATAATATTTGCGCCAAACCGTCACAGTGTAGAGACACATTGCGACGCAGCAAATTAAACCTAGATAAAAAAGCTTCAATTATTATTATAAACAATGAATTTAGCATTTATAGGAATAGGCAAATTGGGAATATGCATATCTGCATTATTTTCTAAAAATGGATACCTCATATCTGCTTACGATAAATCTGTAAATTCTTCATCTGATCTGCTCTCTGACTCAAGATTAAGAGAACCAGGATTAAATATAATTAAAAATAATATTAAAAAATTTAAAATTAAAAAAAGCTTAGGCTCTGCGATAGGTTCCGCCGAAACAGTTTTTGTTTGCATAAACACTCCGTCATTAAGCTGCGGAAAATATGACACAAGCGGTTTATTTGAAATTTGCCAAAAAATAAAAGAAAAAAATATAAAAAACAAGACACTGGTGATTGTTTGTACGACGAATCCAGGAGATTGTGAGAAAATGCAAGATATACTGCGAGAAAATATGATCAACGTTGTATATACTCCCGAATTTATTGCGCAGGGCTCAATCATCGAGGATTTATCTAACCCAGATATGGCTATATATGGCGGAGAAGAGGATGCCTGTAGGAAAATTGCAGAAATTTACAGAAAAACTTTCAATAAAAAAGTTACAGAGTTTTATATGTCTCACACTTCTGCAGAGATAGCAAAAATTGCAATTAATTCCTTTCTGACTATAAAAATTTCTTTTGCCAATTCAATCGGGCAAATCATGCATAAATCTGATCAAACCCAAGAGATAAAAAAAGTTCTTACCGCAATAGGTTCGGATTCTAGGATTGGGCAAAAGTTTCTTAATTTTGGTTTTGGTTTTGGAGGGCCTTGCTTGCCTAGAGATAATGTCGCATTATACGAGCACGCTAAAAGCAAAGGGGTTAACTTTAATTTAGGTATTGCCGCGGATGAGCTAAATAAGATTCATGAAGATTTTTTGGTAGAAATGCTTGTTAGTCAAAACAAAAAAAATCTGCCATTTTATTTTCAGACAATTTTTTACAAAAAAGGAACTAAAATATCTTCGCCCAGCCAGAGGAAAAATATATGCGTTCAGCTTCTGGATAAAGGTTATGACGTTATTGTGAAGGAGTGGACTGATGATCCTGAGATTACCAATAGAGTTGCTTTTGGTGTTCCGACTATGGAGGTATTTAATGTTGCGTTCTGATATAATTTATTACTATATAGGAGAGCTTGGAACTTTAAACATAAGCTTTCTCGGTTATCTCGATCAAGAATTTAAGAAATTTCCAGAAAAAAAAATAAAAATAATAACTTACTCGGGATTTGGAGAGCTGCTGGAATTTATCTTCAGCAAGAATATCGAAGCAATATGCCCACCTGCTTTGGAAGAGTATAAAGCTCACGCGTTCAAACATAAGCTAAATATAAATGAGTCTCGAATACCCGAATTGGCTGGCGCTATAAACCTATATGAGGCCTTCTCTGATGAAATCAAATTGACTGACAACTTTAAGCGTGTTGTTAATCGGTATCCTCCCAGAATAAGTTCACCTTTATCTGGATCAGGCTTAGATAATGGAAACATAATTAATATTCAGTCAAGGGTCGGAAAAAAAGTAGGTGCAGACAGAAATATTAAAAAAAACATGCTCTTTGAGATAGTTAATTTATGCCTACAGGAGTCAAGTGCTCAAGTTGTTGTTCATGGGTTATGCGACAAGAGGATTCGTAGAATTGATCCTAATAGAGTTTCTTTTTGCACTAGTTTGGTCGATGGAATATCTTATATGCATAAGTCAAAACTTACAATATGCGCACATTCTGGATTTACTGCTTTTGCTTTAAATTGCGCAAGCAATGTTGCAGTTTTAATTCCAGGAGAATTTCCAAAGTCTAGCAGGGACGTAATCCTCTCTAATGTATTTCAGACTTACACCGAGACAATTTATTATAAAAAAAAGACACAAGCTTTTGATAGAGAAAAACTAAAAATCACAATTTCTAGAGCGTTTAATGAAAATTCACTGTGAAATATCAATCGGGGAGCTTTTTGATAAAGTTTCAATTTTAAACGTTAAGTCAAAAATGATTAATGATAATAGATTAAAAGATGTAAAACTTGAACAGCAACTTTTAGCCATTAAGATGGATAGTATTAATTGTGCTGAGAAAGAATTTTTCTTGCAAAAGTTGAATCATATACATGAGAAAATGTGGAGAATAAATGATTTAAAAAGAGAAAAGGCTATGAGGGGCGAGCTTGACGAAGAATTTATTAAAATTTCAGTAGAAGAGGATGTCTACAATGATCAGAGGTTTGAAATTAAAAGAGAGATTAATGAGTTTTATAAATCTGAAATATTTGAACAAAAGGGTTATGATAAATACAAATGAAAAAAGTAATAGTCACTACCACAATTAACCCACCTTCTAAGGCGCTAATGGCATTTGCAAAGATGCCCGATTGGAAGATGATTGTTGTTGGAGATAAAAAAACCCCTCATGATGCTTATAGGGCTATTGAAGATATAATATATCTTGACCCAGATGCTCAGCAGACAAAGTATCCAAGCTTAAGCTCTATGCTTGGCTGGAACACTATACAGAGAAGAAATATTGGATTCATTGAAGCCTACAGAATGGGTTGTGAAATTATGGCGACAGTTGATGACGATAACTACCCATACGAAGATTGGGGGAAGAACTTGATTGTTGGCAAAACTTTGGATATTGATTTTTTTAAAACAGAGAATATTTCGTTTGACCCATTTTCCGTAACCAATAACTCTCATCTGTGGCACAGGGGATTTCCTGTAGAATTAATAAAATTAAGAAAAAACAACAAATATTGCGGAAAGAAAAAAATTAAAATTTTAGTACAATCCGACTTAGAAGATGGGGATCCAGATGTTGATGCTATATGTAGAATCTATGAATCAAGACCTATAGTTAAATTTAATAATATAGAGCCTTTTTCTTCTGACAAGATTGCGCCTTTCAATAGTCAGAACACATTTTTGCACAGAGAGTGCATACCTTATTATTCAATGATACATCTTGAGGAAAAGTATGACAGCAGAATGGACGACATCTGGGGAAGCTTTTTGCTCCAACATTTTTTATCTGAAAAAATGCCCTTCGTTGCATTTACGAAACCATCTGTATATCAAGATAGAAATGATCATAATTTTGTTACGGACATGGAAAGGGAGATTACTGGGTACAGGCTGAATAGTAAACTATTAAGCGATATAAGCAATTATAAAAAAATAATTCCACGCGAATCAATTCGCTGTATTGACGAATATGAAAGATCATTTAGGGCCAATAAGATTTAAGGTAGATCTTTATGAGTATGTTTACTTTAGTAACCCAAAGGTATGCTCTACAACAATCCTTTGCGCAATGAAAGAGGCGGGGCATATATCTGGCAGTCAGATACACGGCAAGCACGCCGAGAAGGCTTATGCCTTCTTGCCTCAAGACGAATGCTCTAGTTATTTTAAATTCGGCTTCGTCAGAAATCCTTGGGGAAGAGTCGCTTCTCTTTTTTTAGATAAAAAAACCTTAAAGAGGCGTCAGGATGAGTACGGAAACTTTTTAAGAAAAATTCCAAGGAAGAATTTTGATGCTTTTTTGAAATATATTGAAAACATTGATTTAGTGAGCGCAGATTGGCACCTGAGGCCTCAACTGATTAATTTAAATAACTTAAAAGGTCTAAATTTTGTAGGAAGGTTTGAGAATTTTACTAAAGACTGCAGTTTTATTGGCGAGCGAATAGGAATATGCCCAAGCTTGTTTAAATGGAAAAATAAATCCAAACAAGGATCGTATGACTATAGAGACTTGTACTCGCAAAAGCAAAAAGAGATTGTAGCAAAATTATACAAGGAGGATATTGAGGTATTTGATTATGAATTCTAGAGAAGTTAAAATTTTAAAAAATAATTGCCACTATAGGATCGGAGACTTGGTACTTAGGGACGGACTTAGGTGGAAAAAAGATAGGCGTGCGATTATGTCAGATAGTATTTATAAAAAATCAATACTTGGCGAATACTTATCTAAGCTAAAGGGCAAAGCAAACTTTAAGCTATTAGCTAAAATTTGCGAAAGTAGACGTTCAGGGGGTGTTCCTGATAATCAATTACTTATTCATATAAGGGCTGGAGATATAGCCTTAGAGCCTAAAAGGCATGAATCTTGTTTTATGTTTAATCTTGAAAAACTTATTGAATCTATAGAGAAGAAAACAACAAAAGAAATTAAAAAAATTAAAATTATCACCGCCTTGCATTACGGTTCAAATGAAGATAATGGGGCCTATTTTTTTTCCAATAAAAGCTACAAAAGAAATATCGAGACGCTTGATTCTATTGTTAGTCTGATTCAGTCAAAACTTAAAATCTCAGCAGGAATTGATGAAGCAGGCTTAGAGGGGGTTGAGTTAATAGATGATCATTTTTTGAAATTAACTGGTGCCAAGAATGTATTGATAGACCATGGAAGCTTCGGGAAAGTAGTAAAGCAAGTAAGGAAGGTGGCAAGATGAAGATTTTAGTTTCGGGAGCAGGAGGCTTTATCGGCGGTTTTTTAGTAAAATCTTTAATTGATTGCGGTCACGAGGTTATTGCTGTAGATATTAAAAATAAATCAAACTGGCTTCAGATTTTTAACGCCGCAAAAAATATTCAGGCAGATATGCGTTTAAGAGAAAACTGGATAAAAGCGTCAAAAAATATAGATCGCATATATAACCTTGCGTGCAATATGGGGGGAATGGGTTTTATTCAGAATAACCACGCCTTATGTATGGAGAGTGTTTTAACTCAGGCTCATGCATTAATTGCCGCTAGGGAGAATGGCGTTAGAGAAATTCTTTATAGCTCTTCGGCTTGTGTGTATCCTATTGGACTTCAAGATGTTGTGAAAGATAGTTTAGATCAAGGCCTTAAAGAATCAGATGCAATTCCAGCGAACCCTGAAGATGGTTATGGTTGGGAGAAACTATTCAGTGAGATTATGACAGGGTATTTCTCTCGAGACTTTGGAATTAATTCAAGAATATGCAGATATCATAATGTCTATGGCCCGTTTGGGACATGGAAAGGGGGAAGGGAGAAGGCTCCCGCAGCAATTTGCCGAAAAGTTATAGAAGCAAAAATAAACGGGGGCAATGAAATCAAAATTTGGGGAGACGGCGAACAAACAAGATCGTTCATGTATATAGATGACTGTATAACTGGAATGGATTTAATTTGGTCAAAGGGTGATTCTGAACCCTTAAATCTCGGTAGCAACGAAATGGTTTCTATCAATCAGTTGGTTGATATAGTTGAAGATATTGCTCAAGTTAAGTTAAAGAGAATTTATAATACAGATGCTCCTGTAGGCGTTAGAGGTAGAAATAGTAACAACGATTTAATTAAGGCTAAAATAGGATGGAGTCCTTCTATTAAACTAGAAGAGGGCATAGAAAAGACATATAAATGGATATATGAACAATTCCCAAAATAAAAAACAAGGGTTCCTGTACGCCGCAATGGGAAAAAAATGTCTTAGTGAGTTTTTACTTTCACTTAAAACCCTAAAAGAACAAATGCCTGATTCCAGCGTTTCGCTCGTTACGGATGTAGATATCGATCTAGAAGGGGTTCACGTAATTAAGTTAGAGCCTCCAAAGTTTGGAAGCGGAAGTATGAGGGGTTTTATTTATAAAACTCTAGCTGTTAAATTAAGCCCATATAAGAAAACTGTTTTTTTAGACTGCGACACTTACATTTTAAAGCCATTATTTTTTATGTTTGATTTGGTTGAAAGTTTTGATATCTGTGCTGCATTAAGCCCTTATGACAGTGTTTGGCCAAAGCTTGGGAATAAAAAGCTTTTTGGCTTCACTCCTGTGAATTCTGGCGTATTATGTTTTTCTGATCAACCCAAGTCGAGTGAGATTATAAATAAATGGTCAGAAGTTTTAATTTCAAAAGTTAAGTCTTCATCGGTAAGAAAAGGGGAAGGAGACCAGACTTCATTGAACGAGGCAATTCTTTTAAATAAAGGAGGTTTGTGCGTATTGCCGAATAATTTTAATTTAAGGATCTTCAACGGAAAAAACCGTAAGCTTGCTCCTGCCGTAGTAGAGGGAGAGGTATATATAGTTCATACTCACAAAAAAATTGAATGTCACCTGTCAGACATAAACAGTACTAAAAAAATAAGGGCAATTTATATTAAGCAGGGTAGACCTGTGATGATAGTGTATTAATTATATAATGAAATCAAAAGCTCCATGTATTTACGTATGCAACCCAAAGAAATATATCTATATTAAAAATCCAAAAGCTGCGTGCTCTTCGGTTTTGCAGGTTATATATGATTGGGGTTATGGTCCAGTAAGACGCCATCCTCTTCATCGCAAGGGTAATGGTGAGATATATAGGAGAATTAAAGAAGATTTTAAGCCCGATTACTTTAAGTTTTCTTTTGTGAGAAATCCGTGGAGCAGGTTTGTTTCTCTTTTTCAGGACAAGACCAAGAATACCATCGGAACAAAATGGGCGATGAAAAGATGGAAAGGATACAAAAATCATACTTTTGAGGAGTTTGCAAAAGCAATGCTTGAAAGAGGTGTAAATAATATAGATAGACATTCTCGCCTACAATACTTAAATTTAAATAGAGGAGAGTACATAGATTTTTATGGCAAAGTTGAGAACTTTGAGGAGGATATGAATTATGTTGCCAGTAAAATAGGTCTAGAGATCCAAAATATTCCCTGGAAAAATAAGGCTGTCAAGAAAGACTATAGAGAATACTATAACAATGAAACAATAAAGATTGTTGAAGAAATATATCAAAAAGACATAGAAGCCTTCGGATATACTTTTGATGGTCAAAAATGATTTGAAAAGGGGTTTTTAAATATTATCATTAGGTATGGAAGATTCTGAGAGGCAGCATGTATGTATAGTTGGTAATTCGGCGTCAATTAGAGGTAGGGGCCTTGGCGCAAAGATCGACGAGTTCGAGAATGTATGCAGGATTAACGATTGGGTTGTCAATGGATACCAGAAAGACGTTGGCACAAAAATTACTCATTGGGTTTCGGGAGTAGGCAAACAAATACCCTCTTGGAGTAAAGGCAGATCGTTAAAGGGCAAATATACCATTATTCTTTGGCCTCACCAAATGTTTAGCAACTGGTCGTCTTATGCAGAGAAGCAACACAATACTGACGGATCTCTTTTCCAAGCAGGCCCATATATAAAGAAAGAAATACTAGGTAGACTAGGATACAAATTAAGTGAATACTCTATATGGAAAGATAATGATACATCTGATATATATGATACAAGAGAGAATATAACATTTGTTCCTCATTACATATGTAAGAAAATCGCGGAAAATACTGTTGCGTACCCGACAACGGGACTCGCAACAATTGCTTATTTTAAATTTGTATTGAAGTATAATGTCTATACTATTGGCTTTGACTTCTTTCTAGAAAATAAAGACCATTACTGGGATAACAACAATGGAAATCCCTTAAAGATAGAGTTTCATGATCTGGAGAAAGAAAAAGCTGTTTATGACCGAATGCTTGAAGAAGGCTTAATTAAAGAGCTTTGATATGGCTTCTTTTAATTCTTTTGTTTCTTCTACGGTCAATTTAACACTTCCATTATAATCATCTGATATTGTGATATGATCACCTTTATCACTATTATGATGTGTTATTTTTGGACAGCATCTTCCTCTTCCACATAATATAATTGTTTTTGAATTTTCGTTGTGTTCGATTTTCATAATAAATAAAGATTTACAAGGAGTTGCAAGTTTTCACTTGCTGCTCCTTTTTTTCTTTTTGGCCTTGTATACTTTTATGTAGTCATAAGCTGCTTGATAAACTCTTTCTGACCTGCCTTTTTTTATCATATCGTAGGGTGTTTGGTTGTCAAGCTTAGTGTTCGGGGTACCCAGCCAAGTCACTGCCTCATATGGGGGCAGATTCTTTGACAGCATTTCCATAGTGTTGAAGTCTTTGCGGTTCATTATCTTATAGTATAATTCCTCACCCACTAGTCTACACTTTTTTTTATGTGTATATAGTGTTATGGGACCAGTTTTAAATACAATAATAGGTGCAGGAATAAAGTTGGGAGCTAACCTTATCAACTATTGGTTAGAGCAAAAACGTGCTGACCAAATGATCTTGGCAGCGAGAGACACTGAAATGCTTAAGGCATTAATAGAAAACCAATCCAAGCAGGCATTGGACCCGTTCGTCAAAGTTACTAGGAGAATACTTTTTCTGACAATTACTTTTACAATGTGCTTTCTGATGATATATTACGCAATGAACCCTAGTATCAGCTATGATTTAATCGTACCTAAGGGAGATGGGGCTAGAACAGGATTCTTCAGTTGGGTTTTTGGAGCAAAAGATTGGGAGATGGTGAAAATGACAGGGGGCCTAATGCTAGCATCTTTTATGGATTTATGTTTTATGATAATAGGTTTTTACGCTATCCCTAGCAGATCAAGATGAAAAAGCTTTTAATATTATTATTATTGTTTACCTTTGGAGGTTGCATGTCAAGCTCTCTATTTAATAAAAAGAATACTTCTAATCCGATTGTTATTCAGAAAGAAGATATCGAATTTGAAGATATTGATCTAAATGAAGATGGCGATATATCTAGGCAAGAAGTTAAGGTTTTTAATAAATCAAACAAAACGCAATCCGCTGCATACGAAACCTCTGCCCCAATCTGGGTTACAGTAGGTATCATATCTTTAACATTGGTTATGTGTCTCGTGTCAGCTTTAATAAAATGTAATAAAAGTGAGTAAGTTACTAGAGGGAATCATTGCAATAGAAGGCTTGGTCGTTGCCTTTCTTACTATAATCACTACTTTTGGAGGATTATGGCTTAAGAAAAGGTGGTTTGCTAAATCTGACCAACATAATCTTGAGAAAATCTCATCGAAAAATTCAGAGGTGATTAAACTGCTAAAAGGTCTACTTGGTGATTTTGAGGCAGATAGGGCTTACGTTTTTGAGTTTCATAACGGTGATTATTTTTTGTCTGGCATGCCTATGCAGAAATTCACCTGCACCTATGAGGTTGTTGCTGATGGCGTTAGTGCGGAATGTCATAATCCTGGAGAATATAGAATGTCAAATTATAATGACTACATTAGCGCAATAATTCACGATAGAGATTATTTTATTAAAAGCGTTTCTTCCATGAATGAAGATGCTTTGTTGAAGTCTTTGCTTACAAAAAAAGGAGTTAAGAGTCTTTATAATATACCTATCAGAACTTTTTCTGGCAAAACTGTCGGATTTATAGGTGTTGATTTTGTGAAAAACGAAAAAGTGTTAGACGATTGCCAGGTTAACCTCTTGAGGTCTTCCGCAAAACTGATTACAGGGTATATTGCTCATTAGAAACTTTAGTTATTTGTTTTATAATAATATTATGGCGTTTACTTACTGTTCTTCATGTGGCACAAAAATCGAATTCTCTTCACAAAAGCCTAACTTTTGCTCAAGCTGTGGCGAGCCATTAAGTGGTTCCGTTGCAAACGGTAGCTCTAAAACGCCCTCAAAACAACAACCTGAGCCAAGCCATGAGGCGAACTACAAAAACATGACAGGCCTTGATTATGAGTTCATAAGAGGCAATTCTCACGAAATTACAATCGGCAACACTGTTGGCGGGCCTACCATGGGGAGCCTTTCCCGCAGAAAATACCAAAGCAAAACAGGAGACGTCATTAAGGATATCGCCAAGGACTGCGGCTCAAGCAAAACCAAGGATATCGACGACGTTGAAAAAGGCTAAATATGAAGATCATCACGATTTAGTAATCGAAGAGATCAATAAAAGGCGGGGAAAATGGTTCTTGACCTCCGTCACCTGGATGGATTTTGATGATGTAAAGCAGATGATATCCGCCCACATACATGCTAAATGGAGTCAGTATGATCCTGAAAAGCCATTAAAGCCTTGGGTTAATAAAATTATTACCAATCAAATGAAAAATATATTGCGTAATAATTACTCTAATTTCGTCAGACCCTGCTTAAGTTGCCCTTTTAACTTAAACATGGACGCTGCAGATGGAAAAGGAGATTGCTCTTTTACAAAAAATGGAGAACAGGATGCTTCTTGCCCCTTGTTTGCAAAATGGGAAAGAACTAAAAAGTCTGCTTACGATATCAAGATGGCGGTTTCAATAGATGGTACATCTCACGAAGCTCATTCTATAACAAAAAAAGAGTATGACATAATTTCTGCCGAAGAACGTTTGCATGCCGAAATGAAATTGCAATTGGGAGAGAGGCAATATAAGGTTTATGACCTTCTGTATGTGCAGCATAAAGATGAAGCTGAGGTCGCCAAAGAAATGGGTTACAAAACCTCTGAGTCTGGCAGAAAAGCTGGATATAAGCAAATTAAAAATCTAAAAAAACAATTTAAAGAAAAAGCCAAGAAAATTATGGCAACAAAAGATATATTTATAGATGAAACAAGGTATTGAGTTGAGTGAGGATCAAAAAAGTTTCATTGACCAAAATTATGAAACTATAACCGACCTAATAGAGATGACCCGTGCTGTATTTATGGATGAGTCTCTAGACGGAAGAACAAAAGAGGGTAGGGCCGTTAGGGCTTATTTAGTGGAAAAAGGGGTGAAGTTTAGCACCACAAAAGCAAAACCTGCAAAAGAAGTTGCGCTGAATAACGAACAAAAGGAATTTATCAAGCAATACTCTGCAGACGGAATGAACGCTTTTCAGATTGCAAAAATTATTTTTACCAAAGAAGGTATTACTCCTTTAAGTAAGGAAACTATGGTTGTTACTGAATATATAAGAGATGAAATGCCAGAAAGCCTTTCTGTTGAAGATTCCGCTAGGGGGCTGGAGTATTGTCCTCCTGCGTCCAAACTAGCAACCATGAAGAAAATTAACGAAGCTGCTAGGGTTAACTTAACTGAATCTAAACTTACTCGAACGGAGGAGATGTGCATTGAGTCTACTATGAATATTTTAAATTCGCCTAGATTTATGCATCAAATGAATAGTTATACAGATATGAATGATAGAAAGCTATTTGAGGCAGAAATGGTGCGCTCCACTTGGGATAAGTATGACTTAACTACAGACGAAATAAACCTATACGTTAATGTATGCATGGATTACATAAATTTAAAGCAGATAGAAAAACAAAAATTAAAATTAAATGAAATGTTTGATGATGCTGAGGAAGGTAATGATTTTACCATAAGGCTCACTGAAATTTTAAAAACAAAAAGTGAAGAATACAATCAATGTGTGGGTAGAATAGATAGGGTTATCACAAAGCTTCAAGGCGACAGGTCAAAAAGGCTGAACTCAAAACAAAGTCAAACTGCAAGCGTCCTGTCTCTTGTTAACCTTTTTCAAGAAGAGGAGGAGAGGGCTATCATGGTTAAAATGGCAGAAATGCAGAATTCTCTAATTGAGGAAGAGGCCGATAGAATGGAAAGCATGCCATCGTGGAAGGCAAGGATACTTGGAATATCTAGAGATGAAGCGATATGAGAACCCTATACCTTTTGTTTACCACATAAAAGAGGTATGCAAAATAATTGATGGCGATACTGTGGATTTGCTTCTAGACCTTGGTTTTGGAATATTCACCAAAAAGAGGGTTAGATTATGGGGTATAGATACTCCCGAAATAAGAACAAGAGATTTAGAGGAAAAACGTAGGGGTTACGCTGCAAAAGAAAGGTTAAATCAACTTATGGCCGAAGCAAGCGAGGGGTCTCTTATGCTCCATTCAAATGGAATAGGTAAATATGGAAGAGTTTTAGGTACAATATATAATAAGAAATTAAACCTAAATATGAAAATGGTTTCAGAAGGACACGCAAAAAATTATGAATGAGCCAACATTTAAGTGCAAAGAATGCGGGGAAACTTTTAAAAGCGAAAGGTCTCTCCATGCCCATCTGAAAAAGCACAACTTAACTGTTGCGGAATATTATACAAAATTTTACCCAAGAATAAATATTCTTACTGGAAAACCTTTGCCTTTCAAAAATAAAGCAGACTACTTTAGTAAGGATTTTACATCGAGATCTCAAATGATTAAGTGGCTAAAGAAGGAGGGTAGTTCTAAAACAGTAAAGGAATACATTGTCAAAAAACTAAAAGAAAGAATAGAACTAAAGAGCATGAAGAAGGCTCCTTGCAGTATAGATCTTGATTTATCCGAAATGCCCCCTCTTGATTTCTACAGGAGTACGTTTGGTAGTTACGGAAAGGTGTGCTCTGCTTTAGGTCTTCCCCCAACTTATCCCGATCCTATTGTTGCTAATTTTTTTGATGAAAATTCTTCGTATAAAGATATGAAAATATTTATAGATACAAGAGAGCAGAAGCCGTTGAAGTTTCCGAGTTCTGAGTCTCTGAAGTTGGATTTTGGAGATTACACTACAGGCGGAGATGATTATTCCTATACATATGTAGATAGAAAGAGTGAGTCCGATTTTAAGTCAACGCTTTCTGTGGGGTATGATAGGTTTAAGAAAGAGTTAGAGAGAGCAAGAGAGTTTAATAGTTTTTTGTATGTTCTTGTTGAAAGCGATGTTGAAAAAATAAAAAAGAATAACTTGTTCGCTCCGCACAAAGTAAATCTTCCGTATATATTTCATAACACCAAGTCTTTAGTTAGAGAGTATTCCGATGTATGCCAATTTTTATTTTCTGGAGGAAGAAAGGCTTCAGAGTATTTGATTCCTAGGCTGCTTAAATTTGGCAAGAGGCTATGGACCTGTGATCTTCAATATTATATTGACAAGAGAATAGAGGAGAAAAGCAGGTCATGAGCTGGGAAGTTGGTAATCAAATTCCAAGAAAATCTTTCAAGGATATAAATCAAGAGATTCTTGGCACGAAGGGTTATATTGATGAAAAAGAGGCTAAAATTTTACTGTACAAGTTTCTACGTAATAACATTACTTTCGCAACAGATTTACTTGCAGGCATAAAACTTTTTCCGTTTCAGCACATGGCTGTTAAGTCAATGTTTCAAACAGATTATTTTTTAGGCGTTTGGAGTAGAGGTATGTCAAAGTCTTGGACGACAGGAGTATTTGCCTTTATGGACGCAATACTTAACCAAGGCGTACAAATAGGAATTTTGTCTAAATCTTTTAGGCAGGCAAAAATGATTTTTAAAAAAATAGAAGATATTGCAAACAAGCCTGAAGCGGCGCTTCTTTCCCAATGCATTACTAAAACATCAAAAACAAATGATCAATGGACTCTGCAAATTGGAGATAGTCAAATTCACGCCCTACCTCTAGGTGACGGTGAAAAGCTTAGAGGATTTAGGTTTCACAGGATAATTATTGATGAGTTTTTGCTTATGCCTGAGAGGATTTATAATGAGGTTATAATACCATTCCTTTCTGTGGTAGAGAACCCTACCCAGAGAGAAGATCTTTATAATTTAGAAACTAAATTGATTGAAAAAGGAGAAATGCGTGAAGAAGATAGGTACGTGTGGCCAAACAATAAATTAATTATGCTTTCATCTGCCTCTTATAAATTTGAATATATGTACAAAGTCTATGAGCAGTTTGATAATTTAATCATGCAAGGAAATAAATCTCCTACTGAGGCAAATAGAGTTGTTATGCATTTTAGTTATGACTGCGCCCCTCAGCAGCTTTACGATCAAAACCTCATCGATCAAGCTAAAGCTTCAATGAGTCAATCTCAGTTCGATAGGGAATTCGGTGCAGTATTTACGGACGATAGTTCTGGATACTTTAAGACCTCAAAAATGGCTGAATGCACCGTGCAAGAAGGTCAGGCTCCAAGCGTAGAAATATCTGGAGACCCTAACTCGAAATACTTGCTGGCTTTCGACCCTAGCTGGGCAGAAAGTGAAAGTAGTGATGATTTTGCCATACAAGTGTTTAAGCTTAATGATGAAACTAAGCAAGGCGTTTTAGTTCATAGTTATGCTTTGGCAGGAACGCCAATGAGAAAACATATAACTTATATGCATTATATCCTTACTCATTTTAATATAGTTGCTATAGTTGGAGATTATAATGGTGGAGTTCAATTTCTGAGCGCAGCGAATGAGAGCGCCTTGTTTAAAAAAAGCAAAATTAAAATAGATACTATTGATTCAAATTTTGACGATATAGAAAATTACCACAAAGCATTGATTGATGCAAAAAGCCAATACAATCTGGACTCAAAAAGAATATGCGTTTTAAGGAAACCTACTAGCGCATGGATCAGGAGGGCAAACGAACTCCTGCAATCTAATTTTGACCACAAGAGGGTTTGGTTCGCCTCAAAGGCTATAGATGAATTTTATTCAGCTCAAATTAAAAAGAGTGTACCAATTAAAGATTTAAAGTTTTCGAATATTATTGACAAAGAAAAACAAGGAAACAAGGCAAAGATTATCGACTTTGTTGAACATCAAGAGGATATGATTCAATTAACTAAAACAGAGTGTTCGTTAATTCAAATTACCACCTCGCCTCAAGGAACGCAGACATTTGACTTGCCTCCAACATTAAAGAGGCAGACTGGACCAGAGAAGGCAAGGAAGGATAGTTATTCTGCTTTGGTTTTGGGCAATTGGATGGTTAAGACTTATTATGACATGATGGATGCAAAAAGAGATAATGTTGCCACCTTTACCCCAATGTTTATTCGTTAATTGAAAAAAAACTTAAGTCCCATATTATCTTTATGGGTTTATATTACGAGTGTGGGGCAGGGCTTGTACCTGCGTATTTTGCAAGAGCTGATTTTGGCATGGATGCTTACATTTTTTCATCTGGACCATCTTTGTCTAAGCTCGACCTTTCCGTTTTTGAAAATAAGCCAATATATAAGGTTGGAATAAATACGACCTATCCAAAAATAAAACCTGATATGTGGATTGGTATGGATTATCCAAAGTGTTTTAATTCAAATTTATGGAATGAGCCAATACCTAAAATTCTTCGACATTCATACAATCGGCATTCTGTTGGAGATAAGCCAGTCAGAGACTTTCCTATGGTTTATTTTGCTGACGTTGAAGAGGTGGAAAAAGCCTACGAACAGACATTCATGAGGAGGTCTCACAAAACAAAATTTATATGGACAAATAACACATTTACTACAACCTTACATATATTGATATGGATGGGCTTTAAAAGGATTCATCTACTTGGTTCTGATTTTGGCTCAACAGGAGAGGATTATTTTGATGACTCAACTGACGCAAGACCATTTAACCATGACAAAACTTCCTCATCGGGATCCATATCAGAAAAACAGCAAAAGTTAAATAAGAGACTTTACCTTCAACAAATAAAATATTTAAAAAACTTTAACGCAGAATGCGAGAAGAGGAATATAGAGCTTATATCTTGCTCTTATCATTCTCCAGTAAATGTTTTCCTTAAGTATTTAGACCCAAAGGTTGCAGTAGGGCAGTCAGAAGAAAGAGCAAAGTAAAAGTTAACTTTTAACTTTTGTTGGACTTTAATTTTTTTAGGTGTATTATTAATTATGCCAAGGAAATATACAAAAACATCAGAGTATTGGGATAAGTTTAAGAAGCCACCTAATAACAATATGAACGAGTTGTTTGCACAGGGGGCAACTTCTGAGCCCAAGTTTTGTGGAAGCAATTACTACACTCAGGCGGATTATGCCAGAGTTGGGCCAAAGTCTGGAGAAAGCGGAGTTTCAAGATCCAATAAAATATTCAAGAGCACAAAAGGTAGTAGGTATGCGAATATACAAGAAGGTTTATTGCCGTTTGAACATAATGCCAGTGGAATTTCTGTAAGAGAATCAATTGAGCTTTGCCAAAAGGCTTATTGTAATGTTGCAATATTTAGGAATGCTATAGATATTATGGCAGAATTTGCTAATTCTCCAATTCACCTTGAGGGGGGTACTGGTCCAGCGAAAGAGTTTGTTTCAAAATGGCTAGAGAGAATAAAAGCTTGGTCTTTAAAGGATCAATATTTCAGGGAATACTATAGGAGTGGTAATGTATTCTTTTATAGAATTGATGGAAAATTTGATAAGGATGATTTTAAGAAAATATCTTCAATTTATGGCTCCGAAGGGCAGATTCCTTTAGGGAAAATCCCCATAAGATACATTCTTCTTAATCCGTATGATATCGTCGCCACAAGAACTACAGCGTTTGATGAGGGAGACTACAAGAAAGTGTTGTCAGAATATGAATTGGATAGACTGCGCAACCCTCAAACTAAAGAAGATAAAGAGCTTTTTGATAGTTTGCCAGCAAAAACAAAAAAAGAAATTAAGAACAAAGGCTTTTCTCAGGAAGGAGTTGATATGGTCCTTGACCCAGAAAAACTTTCTTATAGCTTTTACAAAAAACAAGACTATGAGCCCTTTGCGATACCTTTTGGTTTCGCCGTGTTAGACGACATAAACTGGAAGCTTGAGCTTAAAAAGATTGACCAAGCAATAAGTAGAACAGTTGAGA